GGGGGGACCATGGACGGCATAGAAGACCGTCTCGGTCGTGGTCACCTGGCGCTCGGTGAGCACAAACCAGGTGTCGCCGGTGACCTCGTACAAGATCTGAGCAGTCCGTAGGGCCTGGTTGGCTGACTTGCCGAAGTCGAAGCGCCGGGTGATGTCTGCGACATGACGCGCGTCGGCCACGATGAAGGTGCGCTCGGATGCGGACTCAGATGCGGACTCGGAATCAGAAGCACTCTGGTAGTCGACCATCGGCTGGTTCACCTGGAGGTGGGGATGCCTCCTCCTGAGGTCGACGGCCAGCTTGGTGGCTTCGAACATCTCGCCAGAAGAAGCGATGATCTTGACTCTGATGGTCATGGCTTGGTCACCGTCCCGTCCCGATCGACGGTGAGATGGAGCTGCCGTTGCCCATCCGTTTCAGGTCTCTGGCGTTGGTGATGATAGAGGAGGTGAGCGAGCCAGATCCGAGCTGCTTCATTGTGTGTCTCCTTGCGTGTGTGCTACAGGGCGAAAAGTCTTGGTGATCAGTCTTGTTCAGACTACCACGAGCTCGTCGCTATAGGGTGATTATGAACGTGGCGATTCGTCCCAGCACCAACGGAAATTCGGCCCGCACTGCATACGGGTGCCGTCGTCCTCGACGATGTAGGTCGGCAGCGGCGGGGGCGGGGTGGGCAGTCCCGGATCGATCGGCGGCAGGCTCAGCACCAGGGCCACCAGCGCCATCATTTTCGCGCCTCGATCTTCTCGCGCAGTCGGAGCATCAGCCCGTCCAGTGCCATGACCACCGACTCGAACTCGACAGCGAGACCCTTGAACATCTCGCGGTCCTCGGCAGGAACGTCCCACTCGTCGAGGAACTCATCGAGATCATCGGGCAACGGCAGGCAGTCGGTCAGGTCACTGTCGGCGTCACGAGCAGCATCCAGCGCGTCCTGCAGCAGACGGTTGGTATCACTCATCGGTCCATCACCCGACCCACAGCAACAGACACCGCGATGATGATGGCGATGCCAGCAAACGCAATGATCGTAGCCTTGTCCATCAGATAACCCCCTCCTTGAGGATGTACTTGTCTCGGGACGTCGGGCCCCAGGAGCCCGCGACCACCGGTGCGATGGTGCCCAAGCGATCCAGCAAGCCGTCCAGCGTCAGATGCATGTCGTCGTCGTCATAGACCGGCTTGGCGTCCATCAGGACCTGAGTCTGCTTGGTCCGGGCGCCCAGGCCGATCTGGACAGGCGGCTGGATCTCAGAGACCACCAGACCGGTGTCGGTGAGATAGCGCTCGCACACCTGGAAGTCACGGCCCCGCCACTTGTCCCGGTCCAGGTGGGTAACCACCAGGCCGTCGAGCTGGCCGCAGACGCTCGCAGCGTAGCGCAGCGCCACCAGGTCCAGGTGACCCTGACGGAACTTGCCCTGCCACATGCCCTCGTGGTTGTGCGGCTCGTCGAAGTCCAGCTCGGGGTCCTCGGTGACGAACGGACCGTTGCCGTGACGCGTGGCGTAGGACCGGACCACACCCAGATTGATCGGCGCGACCTGAGACCGGGCTGCTGTCGTCAGGGCCAGCGCGTTCTGCGGGGTGGTCGTCGACCAGGTGGTGTACGGGTGAAAGCCCGCCCACTCGTCGAGCAACACACCCTGGGCCCCCTCGAAGATCACTGTGTGACCTCCCCGGAGGTATCGACCGAGCCAGGTGTCGCCGTCGTCGACGATGCCCACCCGTTTGGTCCAGGCGTAGTACCGCTCGGCCAGGTGGGACGACAGGAAGCGGTCTTCGAGCACGGTCCGGTCGATGAAGCTGTCGTCGTCCTCCCTGCGACCCGCCACATCGGCAGCGTTCAGCAAATAATGACGCAGCTGTTCCAGCGAAGTCCTGAGGGAGAGGTCGCGCAGGTGGCCGACCCGGATGGTGAGATTGGGCATTGCCAGGTGCTGACGCACGGCCTCGCCGATGCCCTTGCCACACGAGCCGCCTCGGGCGTAGGCCTTCAGTCGCTGCAGTGCGACGTGATACGGCGTGACCACCTTGGCCTGGGCATCGACGAACATCATGCTCAGCGCGTCGGTGGTTTCGAGCTGGCTCACCTCGTCGAGATGCTTGGCCTCTTCGATCATGTCGAGCGGGTTGACCATCACGTACCGACTGAGGAAGGTCACCGCCCCGTGCAGGAAGGCCGAGCCGAACTGGCTGAACTCGTGGTGAGTGCCGTCGTCCAGCACCACGTTGTGTCCGGCCTGAGAGCCACCGTTGTGGCGGACGACCAGGGTGGAGGGGTCCCCACCGCAGAGCCAGTCCACGGTGGTGCCCTTGCCCGCGTCGCCGTACCCGAGGTCGGTGACGATGTAGGCCTTCTTCTTGATCACTCCTCGGTGACCTTCCCGAACCGGTTCTTGACCACCCGACCGTCCTCGATGAGAGAACTCCCCTTGTCATCGTCATCGTCACCGCTATCGTTGCGCAGGTCGGCCAGCGCCGCCAGATCCAACAGGTCATGCGCCATTGCACGCGCCTGGTCGGGATTCATGAGGTATGTGGTGTCGACAGTGACGCCCCACGCCCCCTTGCCTGGGGTGTAGGTCGACGTCCTCTGCAGGCCGTACTGAGGAACCACGCCCGCCCAGTCGGAGCTCATAGCCGGTCGGTCCCGGTCGAGTCGTCCAGGCCCAGGCTGCCGTCGGTCTTGGCGACCGCACCCCCGGAGCCTCCGGGGCCGACCAGCGCCAGCGTCTTGGACGCGCTGCGGATGGCCGTGGTGTCGAATCCGGCGTCGTGCAGCTCGTCCTCGACCTCGTCGAGATCCAGCCCGCCCTCGCGCAGCAGCAGCAGGCCCGCGATGAACTCGCAGACGTTGTTGGGATCCTCCAGCGTCACCGCCTGCTCGTTGAGTAGCTTGCGCCACGATGGCAGCACCTGCCCCTCCGAGTAGCTGCCCTGCTTCTGAAACAGGAAGAACGGCTCGTACTGCTCCTTGAGCTCTTCGAAGACCTGGGTAGTGAGCACGTCGGCTTCGATGTCGACGCCGATGTGGGCGCGCACCTGGGAGGCCTTCACCCGGTCGTAGGGCTTCTCGTCACCGATGAAGATGGCATAGCCCTTGCGCCCCTGCTTGTGCCACGGCTCCAGGTAGGTGTGCCGGGCCAGGAAGTAGGCCGCGAGCTCGTAGGTCTCGTGTGCCTGCCCGCCCCCGAAGCCTTCGAGGTACATGGCCTCGATCATGGCGTCGATGCGGTTGTCGGACTCGAACTGGCCGACCTGCAGCGGCACCCGGTCGCTGTTGGCATCACCGGTGGCCGCGATGAGAATCTGCGGGTCCTCGATCAGGCCCTTGCGCTGCAGCAGGCCGAACAACTGCGGCAGCTTGGCGTGCACGGCCACGGCGGCGGTGTAGTTGGACCCGGTGACATCGAGCACGATGGCGATCGGCGTCGGGTTGGGGTGCTCGTCGCTGATCACCACCTCGCGCATCACCTTGCCCGCGAACGGCGAGGCATCACCGGCCTTGACCTTGGGGTCGAGCAGACTGTTGGCCTTGGCCGAGGTCTGGCCCGACCGGATCTGGTCGGTGTAGTCGAAGGTCGACTTGCCCGCTGCGGCCTTGGCCGTGAGGTGCGAGGTGTACGTGTAGCTGTCCCATGCTCCTGAACCCATGACGTTCTCCTTTGCTGTGTGTTTGCTGTTTGGCACTACGCCTGAGGCAGAACGAGTTCTGCGAATTTGCGGGGATGGAAAGGAGAGCCGAGACCCTCCAGCAGCTCGTCAAACTCCTTGAGCAGCGCCCATGCGTTCTGTGGACGCGAGCGCGGACTCTCCATCGTCACCCCGTTGGGAAAGGCCCATGCGTTCTGCGAACGCGAGCGTGGACTCTCCAGCGTCACCCCGTTGAGAAAGGCCCGGAAGGCTGGACGGATGCGGGTGCCCATCAGCCAGCGAATGAGGAACGCGGCCATGTAAAGGTCGGTGGCCGGGGTGGCTGGGCCCTTGGCGAGCACCTCGGCAGGATAGAAGTCCCGATACATCGGCACCACCGCCTTGATGTGGGTTTTCGACTCGGAGTCGATAACCACAGAGTAGCACCAGTCGATGAGCACCACAGCATGGTCCTGAGGCTCGATGAGGATGTTGTCCGGCGTAATGGCGCCGTGCACCAGACCCCGATCATGGGCATAGCCCAGGGCCATCAGCAGGCGCCGGAAGATCCAGACCGCATGTACTGGCTCTACGCCTGCACAGAAGATCTTCTTGAGCGTGGCCAGCGAGCGGTAGTGCTCGAAGTACGGCGTCACGTTGGCCCGGCGGCGCCCCTCCGAGTGCAGGAAAGTGTCTTCCAGCTTGGGGAAGTGACGAGTGAGCACATACGCATTGCCCTCTTCCGGCGGCGTGTGCAGCATTTTGAGCGCCTTGGCCTCCTGGGCCATCAGATCGTTGTCCTTGGCGCTCTTGGCCACCTTGAGCATGCTGGTGAAGGCGTGTGTGTGCTGCTTGGTAGTGGACATGGCCCGGAAGTAGACCGCCATCTCGTCCTCGCCACACGGTGCGGTAACCATGTGCAGGCCGTCGCGACTGGCGATGCTGGCCAGGATCTCCGGCTCGCCATACCGGCCCTCGTCACGCATCCTCTCGGCAGTCACCTTGAACTCGTTGAGCCGATGGAAGGCTCTGGTGCCCTTAGCGTGCTGGCCGTGCGGGACACGGTCGGGATGCACAGCAGAAGCCAGCGAGCGGTACACATGGCCAATGACATCGACGTCGGGAAACAGGTCGGTGTAGATCTTGGCCTCGGTGATCAGCTTGACTGCCTCGCGGAACGTCGTCATTGTGTGTCCGATCCTTCTGCTGCTAGATCCATACGCCTGGCATGCACGTTGCGGGTCCCCTCATAGTCGACCAGCTTGCGTCCGCTGGGTCTGGCCACACAGTCCTCTCCAGCCTTGACCCTGCAGTAGGGGCAGGGGTATCGCAGGGCCTGGACCTCCATCAGGGTGTAGTTCGGGTTGAACGCACGGTCACCAAGATCGACCGGCTCCGTACGCGGCTCCTCCGACGACTCCGGTGGCGCAGGGGGTTCCGGACGCAGATCCTCGGCGGTAGCCACTTTCATGGGCACCAGGATCAGCTCGCCATGATTCTGGGAGTAGTGCGGCTTGGAGATCCGATAGTGGGTAGGCCTGAGTGCGCCGGGATACAGATTCGGCAGCATGACACGACCCTCTTCATCGACCTCGACGAGCCACTCGCCCTTCCACCGATCAGCCATCAGACCCTCACTCCTGCCACGGTGTTGATGACGTGGGTGCGCAGCTGGCGAATAGTGGCGAACTCGTTGCCGTCGGGGAAGTCGGTGACCCAGCCCTTGGGCACGAACCACGTCTCAGGATCCTCGACGCTCGAATAGGTGTCGACCGGGCCGAACTGATAAAGGAAGGCCGGACCGTCGGGCTCGTGCTGCACCAGCGCGGTGTGCGATCGCATACTGTGGGCGAGAAGTCTCATTGCAGGACGTCCTTCTGGTTGTGGGTGAGTGCGTGACTATAGCTTGACTGTAGCAGTATTCTACCTGCTGCGCACACGGTTCGCAGCAACGGCGTACCGTGCAGCAGCGTCGTGGTCCCAGCCCGGGATGACCTCGATCTCCGGGATCTGCTCCTCTTCCCAGAGCTTGATCACGTTCGGGTTGTCGTCACAGGCAGCGACCACGGTGTAACGCTCGCGGATCTCAGCCAGGATGTCCCGCTTGACCTCGATGTCCTTGCGGTTGTCGTCGTCGCCGCGCATAAAGATCGGCAGCACCACCGGGAAGTGATGCACCACCTCGCGATCGAGGAAGTTCAGCGTGACCCGCTCCCACATCTTCTTGCGTGCGGTCACCACCAGGATCAGATTGCCCTTGCGATGGTGACGCTTGCCGAACGCGATGGCCTGCTTGTTGGCCGGGACGAACTCCGAGGCCGCATGGAAGGCGTGGAAGTCCTTCTTGGTCTGAATGCCGTCGACCAGGTGCCGGATCGTCGACACGTCGGCCAGGGTGCCGTCCATGTCCATGATCGCGGCGTTGGGTCGGGCGCGCATCTTCATGCGGGTGAGGTCCTTTCGTCTGCAGTGAGGCTACAGGTTGATCGTGGTGTCTTCCTCGGGCTTTTTCGTGATCTCCTCGTAGCGCTTGTGGGCGTCGGCGACGGCGATCTGGCGGGCCCGACGGGCGTACTCGGGCCAGGAGGCCTCTGCCTCCGCGTTGGCCTGGGCTGTGGCCAGTCCGGCGCACCAGACCGCATCGAAGAGCTGGCCGACCGTCTCGGCGCCAGCGAAGACGTTGGAATCGTCGCTCACGGGGTGTCCTTTCCAGACAGGGTTCGCATGATCCTGCCGACCATGCAGTCGAGGCTCTCGGAGCCGTCGGTGAAGATGTCGAGCTCGTCGCACATGCGTCGCACGCGAGTGCGCAAGTCACGCACCTGGGTGCTGACCAGGTTGACCTCCTCCGGCGTACGAGCCGCATCCAGGCGCTTGCCCAGACACACGACCTCCTTGCGCAGTTGGTCCACCCGCCGGTAGTAGAAGTCGGCGATCATTTGCCCAGCGGGTCCATGCTGTTGAACTGACGCGGCATCCGCATCGGCGCCTCATCGTCCTCGTAGTCCGGCTGGCTCGGATGGATGCCCAGCATCATCAGCAGCTCGGGGATCTCCGAGCGATCCAGACCGCTGCGGGCCACGTAGTCGGCGACCGCGATCGAGGCCTTGCGCTTAGCGCTGGGCTCGGTGGGCACGATCTCCCCGATCTGACTCGCGCTGGTCTCGAAGTCCTTGGCGCTGTGAAACGCTCGTTGCTTCTTGGCCGCACGCACCTCGTCGGTGGTCATGCGGCGCGGGGCTGTGGCCGTCATCCGCCGAACGGGGTGTTGGTGAGGATGGCGTGGAGCACGATGACGATCACGGCAGCACCGAAGGCGATGGCCAGGGTGAGCGACCAGCCGGGGCTGCGGGGCGGTTCGTTCTGGTGGTGGTTCATAGCGGCTCCTATGTGTGCGTGAGTGCTGTTGCACTGAGCCAGAACTATAACAGGGCTACAGGGTATTCCCGGTCACTGGAAACGCCCGCGTGTCCGGCCCGGCGGCGCCCCGTATCCCATGTTCCGCTGCGCCCGGCTGAGCTTGTTGCGCTCCAGAGTGGCGCGGTTCTGCGCGGCCCGCTCGGCCTTGCGCTCCTCACGCGCGGCCTGGTCGGCGAAGTAGCGCGACATCGGGTCCATGGTGGCCGTTGCGGCGCGATGCTCGACCTGGTTGGCCTGGAAGATCGAGTGCCGCTCCATCTCGCGCCCACTCTTGAGCCCGGCGGCGTTGGTCGATCCGCCACTCATCTTGCTGAGGCTGGCGTACCAGCGGTCCAGCGAGGCGTGCAGCAGGTCGGTGACCACCACCATCACACAGTCGGCGAGGTCCTTAGTCTGCACCGGGCCGATGTCCTGCTTGTCGACCTTGATCTTGGAGCCGGAGACCTTCTCCTGGAGGAACTTCAGCTCCAGCTCCAGCAGCGACTGGCCGTCCTCGGCGAAGTCGTCCTTCCAACTGTGCACCCAGCCCAGGTTCAACGCGCTCTTGAACTTCTCGAACCTGTCCTGGTTCTGCTGCTCGGTGAACGTCTGCTGCAGGATGCGGATGTTGCTGAACTTGCGCTTCTGGTGGCTGATCAGGCCCGCCGAGTTGAACTGGTCGTAGCTCATCTTCTCGATGGTGGGGAACCGGGTCAGGTAGTTGTCCAGCTCCTCGGTGACCTGCACGTAGTCCAGGGTGTGGTCGGGAAAGTCCTCGGGCTTCCACACCTTGAGCACGTCGATGATCACGTGCGGCCAGACATACCCGTGCTCATCAGGCGGAGCGTCTTCGAGGTGGGCGATGCAGAAGCCGAAGTTGGCGTTGGTGCGCGAGGGGTCGGCGTGCGCGCGGTAGAGCATCGAGAGCTTGCCCCGGTCCTGCGGGAACAGCGGATCGCGCCAGCTCGGCGGCAGGAACATCTGGTCGACCTTGTTCTCGTCGAGGTAGGCGTCCTGGACCGTGGCGAACTGGCCACCACGCTCGACCTTGAACTTGTCGGGGTTGCGCAGACGGCGGCGCTCTTGCACCCGCTCGTCCGGGGTGCCCTTGGGGTCGGGCTTGTACTGGATCGGCCCCGGCCAGTGCGGGAAGGTGCGCCTCTTGCCCGGCAGCATCGGGATCTGATGGCTCTTGTCGTAGTCCTTATAGAGCTCCCAGCTGGGCAGCTGCACGATGAGGAACGTTGGCTCGGCCACGGTGGCGGAAGCCTCTTCCTCGTCGATGTCCTGGCTGGCTGCGCGCTCGGCAAAGCTGGTGGTCTCCAGCTTGCCCTCACGGGCGTTGTACTCCGGCAGGGTGACCGAGCCCTGCTGGTAGAGCTCGTAGAACTTGCCGATCTTCGAGTTGTGGGTCAAAAGACCCTCGGCCACCAGAGTCTTGGTGGAAGTCTCTAGCGCGACAACGGGACCGTCCTCTACCGGCGTGACCGACACGACGCGATCGATGCCCTTGTCCCGGCCCACCGAAATGCGCCCCCCGTAGAACTTCTCGGGAAACTTCTCCAGCAACCGGACAGGACGGATCGTGCCGAGGAATCGCAGGACCTCGGGGAATCCTCCCGCGATCCGGTAGTGGCCCAGCTTTCCTGCCTGATGCGGATAGGAGGCCAAGTCATAGCCCCGATCACGAATCAGCTTCTCAACCGTGTCCGCTACCGCACCATGGTTCTGGGCGTACCCCAACGAAGACACACCGGTGGAACACCCGGTCTGTCCAGACAGATGTCCTTCGCCATCCATGAACCCGGCCAGATATCCGGCTTCGCGCGACTCGTCCGTCTCCCAGGGATCAACGCCCATGGTCTTGATCTCGTCGCCCGGACGCAGCTCATCGGTGCGCCACCACCGCAGAATGGGAGTGAGCGCGCCTGAACCACGATTCTTTCCACGACCCTTGGCCGCAGGCTTGCGACTCAGCCACGTGTGCGCACCCGTAGAAACGATCCTCTTGCCCGACTCGGTGACGATCTCGTACCGAGGAGCTTGGATCTCCTGGGCGGACAGGACAATGGATTGCCGCCACGCCCGATAGCTCCCCTTGCCGCCAGGGATGTGCTCGTCGAAGCCGACGAGACGATCCCCGGCCCGCACACTGCCGACGGGCACCCATCGCAGGTCCTCGGTGAGCACCCGAGTGTCGGGAGCCAAGCAGTAGGGGCTCGATGCCAGGTAAGTCATGGCGTCCTTGCCGAACTGATCGAGCGCAGGCTGGAAGGCGTCGTAGATCTCTTCACCGGTCTTTGCTGATCCAGTGCCGGTGAGCATGTGCGCGTACTCGTCGTAGCAGTTCACAAAGCCAGTGCCTCCACGGCCCGAGGTGCTGGTGGCGGTTGCGGCCTTGCAGACGATCGAGGCGATCTCGCGGTCGGAGTCCACCCCAGAGAGCTTGTTCTCGATGATGGTCTGCTCGTCACCGGGCGTGCGGATGAAGAACTCGGTGATCTTGTCACCGACGATGTGCTCGCGCAGGTACTTGCAGTCCATCACCGTGTTGCGGATGTCCTTGAACTGGCGAGTGACCGACAGGTTCAGACTCGGCGCGACGACCTGGATTTCCGCCACCTGGCCGGGCACCTGGTTGTAGTGCTGCTGCCACGAGCCCAGGCTGTACAGGTAGGCGATGCGCTCGGTGGTGACGATGCCGCCCATGATGCCCTTGGACGCACGGCGTCCCAATACCATCTGGATATGGGGGAAGTGGGTATATCCCAGCGACTTGAGCAGCTTGACCCGGTCCATGATGTCGGGCTGCACGCCTATCGGCTGGGCCCGGTTCTTGAAGCCGTCGGCCCACTCCCCGATGACCGTGAGGTCGTAGTCGGTCATGGTCTCGGTTTCGAGGTAGATGAGCTTGAGCAGCGTCATCTGCCTCGGGTAAAGCATCCGGCCACAGAAGCTCGGGTGCACGACGAAGTCGACAATCGAGTCCCAGGGGCGACCGTTGCGCACAGCTTCGCGGAAGCTGTCGAGCGGTCGAAAATTGGGGAGATTGTCGTCGTCACGCTTGAGGGCCATGCTCAGCTCCGCAGGTAGTCGACCGCCGCACCGATGTGGTAGTTCGTGTGCGGACGGGTGCCCTTGACGAAGAACAGACCCGCGTCCATAAAGGCCTGGAAGGCAGCGATGGCGTTGGGCACCGGCGCCTCGGCGATCTCCAGGAACTGACGCAGCAGGCTGTCCGGGCCGGACAGGATGTTGGTGCCCCGCACGATCTGCCAGATGGCCACCTTGTCCTCGCGGCTCTCGCCGGGCCGGGTGGCGGTGTACAGATCGCCCTGGTGGGCGTAGTTGCGCCACCAGTCCGGCGTGTCGGTCATCAGGCGCCCGGTGATACCGGCGCTGTCGGCAGCGGCCAGCGGCGCCCCGGCGTCGGGGTAGGCCTTGCCCTGTTCACGGTTCGGGTTGCCCCACGCGACTGCCTTGAGCACGTGATCCTTGGCCCAGCCCACGATCGGGCCGCTGGTGCGGATGTCGTCCTCCCAGACCTCGCTGGTGACAATGGCGCCCTGGCTGTATCCGGCCAGCACCATGCCGTTGCGCTCGACCTGCTTACGCAGCTCGAAGCCCGGCTCCATACGGTTGATCTGAGCCCGCAGCTCGGCCTTGCCCGCCTCGATCGAAGGACCCATGGGAAATGGCGCCGCCGGGTAGCCCACCGGCTGCCAGCGGTAGAGATCCTCGACCTGGCGCGCGGTCTCGGCGTCGGGACCGACCCACCAGGGCACACCGGTGCCGCACACGGTGAATAGCACCGGGCGGTTGTCCGGGCCTGCCGGGCGCTCCAGGTAGCCCATGACGTACTTGGTCTCGGCGTTGATGATGCCGGGGGTGTACTTGCCGGTGGCCAGCTTGCCGTCCTGGTTGTACCGGCCCTGCATCTCGGCGACGACCGCCGTCATCTGCTCGTCGTAGTGCGGAGTGTCCGCAAGGTGTCCGGCATAGCTGCGGAACTTCTTCCGCATGAACTCCTTGATCTTGCGGATCTCTTCGGACGAGTCACCCAAGCCCAGGCCCACGTACTCGCCGGTGACCGGTGGGACCCTCATCGCTTCAACACGGAGTTGACGATGTCCTGCACGGCAGTGCGCGAGGTGAGGTCCGGCAGGTGCTCCAGGGCGTCACTGATGCGCTGCTGGGCGATGTCGATGCCCGTGTTCACCGGTGCGGGCAGCGGCACTCCGGCCTTCTGCGCCTCGTCGATGATGTCGTTGATCACGTTGGTGCCACCCTTGACCGCGCCCTTGACGGCTTGCTCCGGAGTGATGGCGTTGGGGACCTTGAAGACCACACCGGCGACTACACCGGCAGCGACCAGGGAGCCCAGGATGGCGATGATGTTCGCCGGGACGACGTTGGTGAAGTTGGCGTCGGCCAGCAACACAGCGGCCATGCCGCCCAGCGCGGCGACAAAGGCCGCGACCGCCTTGGCGATCTCGGCGGGTGAGTACTTCATCGGTTCTTCTCCTGCCAGGCCTTGAGGACCTCTTCGGGGATCTTCTGCAGCACCATGAGCGCGTGCTCCTTTGCCCAGGTGTCGTTGGGGTCGGCGCCCTGGCCAGCGGCCACCCGCGCGATGCGCCCGATGGCGTCGCTGTCGTGGTACTGGATGGCCAGCCGGTCGACGAGCTCTTGATGAGCCATGGCGTCGACGTTGAGGACGAATCCGGCCCGAGTGTCGATCAGGCCCTCACCTGGAGTGCGGTAGATCGAACGCGAGGCGAACTTCTTCGACTCCTCGTTGTAGATGAAGTCCAGCTTCTCCTGGTTGGTAGGCATGGCGAGTAGCTCCAATACTGGGTCGGTCGAGGTGCCAAGTTCGCCCATCACACGGGCCACGTCGGCGCGGAAGGTGTTCATGTCGATGCCGCCGGGGTCCCACTTGCCCTGCGCGGTACCGGCCCACTCCTTATGGCCGATCACCCGGCTGGAATCCCGACCGAGTTTGCGCAAAATGGCGGCAACGCCACGGACATAGGCGTTGTACTGCACATCGCTCCAGGCATCGCGTTTGCCAGGAGGAGAGCCGCCCCCGTCATTGGCTGCTTCGATGCCGATGGTGAGCCGGTTGGCGTCGTTGGTCGGCAGGCCGGGATAGCTGCCCTGCCCGGCGTGCCAGGCGATACCGACCCCACACAGGGTGTACTCGCCGTTACGGCCCAGATAGAGCTGGCTGGCCAGGCCCAGACTGGGGTGCTGAGCGATGCCCTTGGGTGTCTCGCCGAAGCTGCCGGTGTGGTGAGCCACCACGCCCCAGATCTCGCCGAAGTCGCCGTGGCCCCGGTTGTAGGCGCCGTCGTAGACGTGGCAAACCAGGCCTGCGGCTTCGAGGACCTCCTTGAGCCAGACGGGGTCGCCGCGCCAGTTCGGGTCCGGGGCGGTGATCGGCGGCGGAGTAGGAGCACCGCCGACCACTCGGTCCTTGAGCCGGTCATAGATCTGCCGGGCCTCGGCCATACGTTTGTCGTAGCGATCCGGAAAGGCGGACTGCTGGACCATCTGGCCCCAGGTACCGGGAGAGACCCGATCGGTGTTGTAGTCGGCGCCGCCGACGCGCTGGCGATACAGGCTGTTGTAGAACATCGCCGCGCTGCGCGCGACGTCCATGCGATCGGCGACCGTGCCCCACCAGGGAGCGCGCTGCTGGAAGACGCCGACGCTGTTGGCGTCGCTGCCGACCGCGTCGTGCGGGAAATTGAGGCTCTCCGGGTCCGACCGATTGGCGTACATCTTGAGGTTGGTCTCGACCAGGGCGACGGCGAGCGCGATGACAATGCCCTTCTCGCTGATCACCGGGTGATCAAGCTGGCCTTCTCCAGACCGCGAACGTCGCCCCTCGGCGATGATGCCGATGGCGATGCCGTCCTGTGTGTATGCGGGCACTTTGCCTCCTCACCTATTCGAGGAGGTCAGCGCTCACCTCACAGGGCGGTGCGCATCAAGAACAGCGAGGCGGTGTAGATCAGGCCGGTGGCGATCGAGGACTGCCCGCCGCCGTCGTCGTAGAGCCACATGTTGACCAGCAGGTTGGTCGTCGCCGCCCAGGCGTCCTGATTGCCGTCCTGGCCCTCACCGTTGGCCGCGACCGGGGTGACGTGGATCATCTGGAAGTCGTTGTAGAACGAGTCGCCGTAGCCCAGCGCGATCAGCGTCTGGCTGGCGTAGGTGGTCTGGGTGGAGTTGCCCGCGCGGATCTCCACCACCGGCCTGCCGCCCACGCTCTGCACCGAGCACTGCGCGAAGGCCATCAGCTGGCAGGTGATCGGCAGCGCCCCGACATTCCACTGGGCGATCTTGAGCGGCGTGACACCGGTGGTGCCAGCAAAGTTGACGTCGTTGGGGCCGATCGGGCCGCGCGCCATGCCTAGACCCAGGATCGGCACCTGAGCATTGGGCACCTTGGTGGTGGCGTCGAGGCTGGCCACACCGTTGGCCGCGCCCTTGGCCGAGTTCGGCACCAGCAAGGCGTCACGGCTGGTGTAGTAGTCCGACGTGGCGTACTGGCTGTCCTGGGTGTCGGTGTAGACCTTGGTGGCCTTGGCCGCGCTCAGGGTGGCGACCCGGGTGTCGACGTAGCCACGCGAGACCCCGCCGGTGAGCACCGTCTCGACGTCCTTGCGTGTCTCGACGTCCGCCGAGGCCGAGGGAGTCTTGCCGATGTACAGAAGTCCGGCCACAGCAAACTCCTCTCAGGTGATGGCGGGATAGCAGATCGCGTAGAACCGCAGGCCCGTCGGGTTGAAGGTGAAGGTGGTGCCACTCCACAGGCCGATCCACAGGCCCAGGTCCAACGAACCGTAGATCGCAGGCCTGGTGGTCGGGTTGACCTCGGGGTCAGCAAACGGCAGCGCGGTGAACATACTGTAGGTCTTGCGCGACCCGCAGATGGCCCAGGCGTACTTGGTGTTCTCGCCATCGAGCACGGTGAGCTGGCCGTAGTTGTTGGTGCCCATGTGCCGCAGCGGGTTGGCAGCCGCACTGGCCGCTGCTCCCTGAATGGTGGCGAAGACCAGCGGGATATAGGGGAAGCCCGGGTCCGGGATGGTCATCGAGGCGACCTGGAACTCCTTGGCGTTGACCGTGGTGACCACGCGGTTACCGGTCAGCAGCACCGTGTCGACGTTCTTGAAGAAGACCTTGCGCTCGGTCTGCAGGGTGGGCAGCATCTCGCCGGGGACGTAGCCGTCCTCGTCGATCGGCGCCACGCCATTGGCCACGGCGCGCTGGGACACCGGCAGGTATCCGGCATCGGCGGCGTCCACCGCCGCCTTGGAGGCCCGCAGCGCGTCCTGAGCAGCGACGTAGGCCGGGGTGACCAGGGTGGCGCCCACCTCAGCAACCTTGCTGTTGATGTAGTCGGCGTCCACACGGATCGTGTTGTACCGAGTGGTCACGTACTTCTTGTGGGTGACCGAGAAGTCGGCATCGGGCGCGCGGCCCACGTACTTCAGCGTTGACACGTTCTGCTCCTCACGCGGGAATGGCCAGGGCCCACAGGCGAGGCCGGTAGGGGAACGCGGTCACGGTGGCAGCTGCGCCACTACGTGCCAGGCGTACGTACATCGTGGTGGGCCCGGTGCGCACGCTCAGGCTGCCCACGTTGATCGGACTGACCTGCACGTGGCCGGAGTTGGGCACGCCGTCGCTGGCGTAGATTGAGGTGATCCGGAAGGGTTCGATCTGCGGGACCCACTGAGCAGCATGCATGCCGAAGCCCCAGCCCTTGTTGGTGTTCCCGATCGCAGTCACGCCCGCTTCGTCGCGGACCTCCTTGAGCAGTACGCCGTTGCGGTAGAGCCGGAACAGACGCTGGTCGTCGGAGGCATAGTCTCCGGCGTAGGCCACCCAGGGGATGTTGACGGCCACCTGGGTATTGGTGACAGTGCCGATCTGGGTCTCGGCGCCGTTGTCGACGTAGATCAGCCGGACCTGAGCGTTGCCACCAGAACTGGCACTGGTGCCATTGGTGATCTCCCAGGCCACCCACTGGGTGCGGGTTGGGTTCATCCGCATGTAGATCCGGGTCTTAGGCACCCGGTCGCTGATGATGTTGGAGCCGACATCGGTGCCCGCATTGACCACGATCCGCTGCCAGATGGTGGCGGTGGTGGCGGTGTCAGGATCGACCCGACGGGCCATGATGGCAGAGGGCTGCGTGGCTCCACGCACCCAGTAGGCCTCGTTGTTGATGATGCCGATGGTGCCACCGGAGGCGTCGCCCTCCATGCGGGTCAGTTCCCACCCGGTGCCGATGGTGGTTGTCGAGTTGGCCCGGTCGAAGTTGTCACCGATGGTGGAGGACTCGTAGGCGTCGGCCAGCCCGAGGCCGCGCGCGACGATCTCGCCGGTGGTCTCGTCTCCGGCCCGCACGGTGATCACCGGCCACTCGGTGTCGAGATTGCTACGCGCATCGATCTGAGCGAAGACCACAGGTCGATACGGGTACCCCGGGTCGGTGATGACCGAGGTGAACAGGGTGGCCTCGGTGTTGTTCACCTGGATCGGCGAGCCGAAGTAGCTGTTGGGCACCCAGGGTCCGCGCGTCCACCGCTGGGTGGTCGGAGCGTCGATGAAGCTGGCCGGAATCCGGCCCATGGCATCCAGCGGGGCGATGCCGTTGGGCACCCCACGCTGAGCCAGCCTGAGCCGCAGGTCGTCAGCGTCAGTGATGTACTGCGGAGTGGCCAGCAGCGCGTCACCGTCGTCGACCAAGACCTTCGAGGCGTAGCTGTTGAGCCCGTTGTTGATGGTCTGGTCGATGGCCTCAGTGGACAGGTCGGCGTTCTTGACCCCGGCGACATAGCCACGGTTGGCCAGGTCGGGGTCTTCGGCGACGGCCTTGCCGACGTACTTGAGGGTGGCCATCAGCCTGGCATCCTTTCGGTGTTATCCCAACACCACGCGCTACCCAACAACAGTAACCCTGTACTGACCCGAGGCCGGTGCGGACTCGAACTCCACCGAGATGGTGTTGACGCCGGTCGGGCGCCAGCCCACCAGGACCGCGTCACCCGAGGCCTTGTCACGGAAGCTGGCATGCACGTCGAGGGTGTTGAGGCCGTGGGTGATGGTCGCGACCGTCGATCCGGCGGGCACGTCGGCAGCGTACTTGCGCGCGGCCACGTTGGGGTCGAGCTGCAGACCGCCGGAGACCACCTGCACACCGCCACCGGAGACCACAGCGGCGCGGAAGTCGTTACCCACACGGCTCACGCCCAGGCTGGCGGTGAAGTTGGGCACCGCACCGGCGGTGAGGATCTTCGACCAGTTGTTGGCGTTGGTGCCCACCACACCGGAGTTGTTGGTCTGCTGCCAGATGCTGTTGGCGTTGTTGGCGCCGCTGGTCACCACGACGACGGTGCCCTTGAGGAAGTAGCTGCCCGCTGCCATGTCGGTCACGCGCGACCACGAGCCCGAGGCGACCTGCCACAGGCCGTTGGCCACCGAGGACGACTGAGCGGTCAGCAGGACGATCGAGCCGACCGGGGTGAGCACGCCGTCGATGGATTGCTGGCCCGAGGTGGATGCGACCGCCGAGGTGGCCACCAGGTCGGCACGCTGCTTGAAGACCGTGGACTCCGAGAGCAGGTTCTGCACGTCTGCCGGGCTGGCCTTGCCCGCCAGGCCGGTGGTGTAGGTGCTGGTGTCCACCTTGCCGTTGAGCGCGGTGACCAGGCCGGTGATGTCGGACATCGGGATCGACGCCGCCGAGGACCGGGCACCGACGTCGGCTGCCGAGAGGACCACGGTGCCGGTCTTACCGTTGACGGTTTGCACGGTGTCGTCCGGCGCGACCAGCGGCACCCAGTTGCCGAAGACGCTCGGGTCGTCGGCGTTGAGGATGTAGGAGCCCTTGTCGTCGGTGGCAGTGATGACCGCGATGTCGCCGCGCTGCACCTGTCCGGTGGTCAGCGCGAGCATGGCGCCCCGGTTGGCCACGGTGTATGTCGTGGTCAGGGCCACCGAGGGGATCTGGCTGGTCGGAATCTTGCCCGCGATCAGGTCGGCCTTCTGGCTCAGCGCCGTGTCCAGACCGGTGACCTTGCTGGTGGCGATGTCGGGCACCTGCGAGGAGACCAGCTTGCCGCCGGACAGGTCGGCCTTGCCCGCAAGCGTGGGGTTCAGGTCGGTGATCTTGGACATGGCCAGCGACGGGATCTGGGCGGTCGGCACGGTGCCGCTGACCAGATCGGCCTTGCCGGTCTCCACGGCGCCGACGCGCGAGGTGAGCGCGGTGACGTCGGACTTGTCGGCCTTGTCAGCGACGGTGGACGCCAGCGAGCTCAGCGCCGATGCGTCGGCCTTGCCGCCGACGATGCCGCTCAGGGTGTCCAGCGCGGACTGATCGGCCTTGCTGCTCACGGCGGTGTTGGTGGCGTTGAGCGCCGAGGTGTCGGCCTTGGTGGCCACCGTCGCGGCCAGCGAAGACAGTGCCGAGGTCGAGGCCTTGCCGTCGACCGCCAGGCTGAGCGCGGTCAGGTCACCGCTGTCGGCCTTGGTGGCGACGAGGTCGGACAGGTCGCTCACGGACTGCGCTGTGGCGTACGCGGGATCTTCCGGGGCGCTCTCGTTGCGCGCGACGAACTTGAGGTGGCCGTTGGGGGTCAGGTAGGGCCAGACGGCCTCGCCGGGGTCCACGCCCGCCGGGTCGTAGTAGTAGACGCTGCCGTCGAAGCCGAACGGGCTGCGCAGGATGATCTCGTCGGTGGCGGTGTCCAGCGGGCTGATCGGCTCGGTGTTGTGCCACCAGACCGTCTTGCCGGACGCTCCGGCACCCGGGCCTCCGCTGCCGCCGCCGAGCTCCAGGTCCTCGACGCGGCCCTCCAGGCTGGCGATGCGCGAGGTCCGGTTGGCCAGCAGCGCGGTCAGACCGTCGATTTCGTCCTGGTCGTGGGTGTGGACCTCCGGGGCGGCACCGATGTCCTCCGGCGCCAGCGGATCGTCACCGGCGGACGCATGACTCGCGGCGTGCGCGGTAGGGATGCGGGCATTGGTCACCGAGGGATCGTCGGCGTCGAGCTTGCCGTCCAGGGCCTCGGTCAGGCCACCGACATCGTCGATGTCCAGCTCGCCGCCGGAGCCCACGTTGAGGACGGTGCCATCCTTCTTGGTGATCAGGTTCGACTCGTTGACGAACACCACGTCGGTAGGCAGGTCGGCGCGCAGGATAAGACCGCCCGGACCCTTCTTGACGTAGGAGGCGTCGCTCTCGATGGCCGTCACCCGACCACCGAGCGAGGTGAGTGCAGAGCTGTCGGCCTTGGCGGACAGCGAGGAGATGAGCCCGGTGATGTCGGACATCGAGATCGGGGTGTCGGCGTCACGGGCGCCCACGTCGGCAGCGGACAGCACCACGGCGCCGTCCTGACCGTTGACGCTGAACACGCTCGCCGCAATGGTGAACTGCAGCCAGTTGTCGATGTTGCTCGGCGGCAGCGCGTTGAGGAACCACACCCCGTCGGGACGCACGGCGAAGTCGCCCGGCTGCACCTGAGTGGCGGTCAGCGAGAGCATCGCGGCCTCGGACTCGACCGGGACCGCGCGCCCGAGCGCGACGTCGGGCAGTTGGCTGGAGGGGATCTTGCCGCCCACCAGGTCGGCCTTGCTGGCGAACTGGCCGTTGTAGGTGTCCAGCAAGTCGTTGAGATAGGCGATCTGCTCGTTGGTGGCCTGCTGGAGCAGGGTCAGCGTGTGGTTGGTCTGCGCGACCGCCGCGATGCGCTGCGCCTTCTCGGTGGTGTCGGCGTTCTGGAGCTGGCCGACCTCCTGCATGAGCCGGTTGGCCGTGGTGGTGTAGATCTGTGCGACCTGGTCCTGGACGAATCCCAGCAGGAAGTTGCGCAGGCTCTGGTCGGCCTGCTGCCGGTTGACGATCTCGGCGTCAAGCTCGCCCTTGGTGGCCCCGTCGGTATCGCTGCCCACGACATTGCCGTCGGCGTCGACCACCTGACCGGAGCTGTTGAGCGCGGCCACGCCGCCAGCACGACCACGGTCGGTCCACTGGACGTAGGTCTCCCCGCCGATGATGTTGCCCAGATCCTTGAGGTCGTCATAGTCGACGTCGAAGTCGGGCATGACAAAGTCAGCGGAGGTCTGACGACCCATGTAGCCCTTGCGCCATGCGATTCGGTAGGTAACCCGCTGGGTGAGGTCTGGATGGTCGGTGGGCACCAGGTTGAACACGACCGTGTTCTTTTCGTTGGTGAGCAGGACCTCTTCCGGCCACGGCCCGCCGACCAGTGTCGCGTTGTTGTTGGGAGCGTTGGGTTCGGTCAGCGGAACGACCACAACCTCCATGATGTCGGGTTTCCCGGCAGTGACCGACCGCTCAAAGTTGACCCGAAGAGCCCTCGTTTGCACCCGTCACTCCTCTACCGGCAGCAGTTCTCATCTATTCGTGCTGCTCCGGGAGTGTCGGACAGGTCAGTGCACCGGGTTGGGGATCTGCCGGGCGGAGGCTTCCCAGCACTGCCGGGACCCGAAGACCCAGGCCTTGCGCGGCTCCTTGGCGCCGTCGCGCTTGCCGGTCTCCCCGGGGTATCCGCTGGTGCGCTCCACGATGGTGGTGGGCAGCCGGTGCTCATGGTTGACGATGCTGGGATTGGTGTAGGCCACCGGGATCTCCCGCAGACGAGCCCAGGTCCCGATCGACTCGTCGACCGGCAGCTCGCGATCGCGCTGGGCGAGCATGTCGAAGATCAACTCGGTTCGAATGGCCACGGCCACATGGTGCAGCAGGGTGGACCCGAGCAGAAAGTGCTCTCGGCTGCTAATCACCTGCATGATGGACGGCTGCCAGTGCGGCGGTCGGGATCGGCCCAGGTACAGGCTGACGATCGGACTCGGCGCCACCTTGAGCACGGCATCGAGCTGGTCGCGGAAGTTCGAGACCGGAATCGCGTCGTCTTCCAGCACCACCGACCAGGTGCCGCCGGACTCGTCGAGCCAGCGCCAGGCAACGTCATGATTGTTACCGGGCCCGAGGGAGCCATTGTCGATGGCGACGAACTCGGCCCGCACGGCCTGCGCGAGATTCTCGGCGCGCTTCTGTCGGCCCTGACAGGCCACCACGGCAATGTTGATCAAGAAGTCTCCTTCGAGGGCCGGGTCCAGCGCCACAACCCCAGTGCATGCACCGAGCCATAGGCCAGCACCGAGAACAGGAAGCCGTACTGATGGGTGACGACGGCATAGACGGCCCAGAGGACCTGGGCGACCAGGCCGAGCGCGAATCCCCACCAGAGCTTGCGTGTGGTCAGATAGATACCGGTCACGCCCACAGCGGTAAGCAGATAAGACCACCACCAGTCGATCACTTCTTCACCAGCTCTCTCATCAGCTTCGGATTGCCCCAGCACATCTGGTACAGCTCGTTCCGCCAGTAGTTCGGGTTCAGCTTGGACCAGTCACGACCCACGCCCTCGACCTCGTGACTGAAGCTGTACACCTGACCAGGCAGCCGGATCACCTTGGCCAGGGTGTCGGCAACCGCGACGAACGCGTTGTCCTCGAAGCCCCAACACCGCTCGAATTTCTCGTCCATCCCACCGAGATCCCAGTAGGTCTGACTGTGGGTGACGATGACCCCGCCGACACTGTTCTCCTTGTTCCAGATCGGGGTGGCCACCGCGCCGAAGTCGGTCTCGATCAGCGTGTCGTCGCTGACGTCCTCGGCCCGCCCGGCCCACTGACTGCTGATGTATCGATAGTCGGTGAACGGGTAGATGACATGGCCGGGCTCGGAGGCGATCTTGATGGCCTTCCGGATCACATCGCGCTGCGGGATGGTGTCGGCGTCGCAGACGACCACCACGCCCGGGCCCAGCTCGGACTGCTCCACCAGACGCACCGCGTTGTTGCGGGCTTCCGAGAGGCTGAACGGCAGGTCTGGATTGCTGTCGGCGACGAAGACGTCGAAGCCCCAGGCTTTCCACCACCGCCGGACCAGATCGAAGGCCTGCTCACGGCCCGGCCCAGGACGATAGGGGATGGCCACGGCGCCGAAGTCCTCGATCCGTCTAGTACCCATGGCCAACCCGCTCTCCGTCGTGATGTACCAGCACCTCGTCGCCCCAGAAGGCGAACAGAGCCTTGTCGTCCTCGCGCAGGTAGCGAGTCTTCTCGTCCTCGCTGCCGCCGCACTGCGGCCAGGGCCAGCGGTAGGCCATCGGCGCCCAGACCGCCGGGTTGCAGCTGAACGTCATGGTGTGGATGTACAGGGCGATCGGCACGAGCGCGTCCGGCACCAGGCGAGTCGAATAGGTGTCGTTCTTCCGGTCGGCCAGGGCCTGCATCATGGACCCGGCCTCGATCTCGTTGGGGAACCAGGGCTGACGCGGCAGCACGATCTGGGCCAGCTGAGGACGGCGCTGCAGCTCGGCACGGATGAGATCCAGCGCGACCCGACGGACCGCGACGAAGTCCTCCTCCCAGAACATCACGTAGTCGTCCTCGAACGTCCGCATGAGCTTGCAGACCCGGTCCATGGCCTTGGTGTAGCCCTGCCGGTCGCGCCCGAGGCCGACGACGTTGCCGAAGGTCTCCAGCCACCCCCGGAAGTCGTCGTCGGCGCTGTCGTCGACGAACCAGAACTCCAGGGGCTCGGTGTCGGACAGATGGTCGATGATCGAGCTCAGACAGCGATCGATCATGGCCTTGTCGGCCCGGTAGGTGCCGATGATGATCTTCATGAGGTGATCTCCACGTCGATGTCGACACCTGCCCCTCGCGCGATCAAGGAGACCAGGCAGTAGACCGCCAGCACTCCGCCTACGGCGTCGAGGCCAATGGCCAGGGCCCACCAGAGGTAGTAGGCCGCACTGGTTCCGCCATCACTGATCGCCTGCGCGCTGGTCAGCCCCGCACCGAGGAAAAGCGTGAGCACCCCGGCGACGAGCCCGGCCAGCAGCCAGGTTCCACTGTTGGTTGGAAGCGTCACCACTGGGACCCAGGAGGCGACGGTGATGACGAGAAAGACTAGGAGCCCCATGGCACAAACCTCGGTTCTTGTTCGACCCAGTACCGATAGAAGTCACGATTACGGGCGTACCACTCGCGACGTTCGGCACCGGTGAGGGTGGACAGCGAGCCCGCCTCATCCTCACGATGCTCGTCGGTGGCGTAGATACCCCGTTGATCGGTCAGGCTCAGAAAGGGCTCCGGCGTCAGACCGAAGCGATGAATGCGGTAACTGTGCTCCAGGTGCTCGAAGCCCCACCTGCCGAACTGCACACGCATCCCTCCGGCGGTCTCCAGGGCCTTGCGGGTGTAGTAGAGCAGGCAGCCGTTGGAGGTGTTCCAGCTGGTGATGCCGTGGTCGTCGGCGAGCGGCCAGAGGTCGCGGTAGTCGTCCCAGCACGGCAGCCAGTTCCACGACAGGTGCTCGTAGCCGGACTCGGTGTACTGGCGCCACCAGTCCTTCTCGACCGGCCAGGTGTCGTCGTCGAACAGGAAGACATGGTCGACCTCGGAGGCCATGAGCAGCTCGATGCACTTGTTCTTGACCCGAGCGACGCCGACGTTCTGCTCGAACCGGTAGGCCTGCCCCGGCGCCTTGAACGGGTGGTACGGCGCCGGATCGCTGGCGTCGTCGACGACCACGAGCACCCGGTCGTCAGGGGTGTGACACTCGATGTTGTAGACGCACTGGTGCAGCATGCCGACCCGGTTGTGCGTGGTTACGCCGATGCCGATGCGTTCAGTCATCGACCCACCACTCATCACGGTCCCAGTCGTCGACCTCCTCGGTGGGATCGATCATTGCTGGACATGCCTCTCGCAGAACCAGTTCAGCACCCCGTTGCGGATCTCCAGCTTGCTGGCCGGATCCTCACACCCGTTGTGAGCACAGGTGGCGGTGTGCTGGTGACGTTCGGAGTAGCGACTCATCCCTTGAACCACCCGGTCACCCAGCGCTTGATGGCGACCCCGCCGAGGTAGTCCATGCCCTGGACCTGGTGGACCTCGGAGGTCAGTCCCAGGTCGTGGGCCACATGGTGGGCCAGGGTTGCGGCAGCCTCGGGGTCGAGCAGGCTGTGCTTGCCGATGATCGCAGTGATGCGGTCTGCCAGAGCGGGATCGACGTTGCCCATCAGATAAGTCCCTCCCACCGATGTGCCGAGGACGCCTGTTGGAGCGGGCCCACGCTGCCGCAGTCACCGAAGAGGAAGGGGCGGTGACGCCAGGTCACGAACTCGTCGGGCAGCAGCGACAGCCTTCCGGACTCAGAGGCGATGCGTTTCATCGACGCCTCGACCGTCTTCTCGACCGTCTTCTCGTTGAATGCGTAAAGCCTGCCGTCCATGTTGAACACGGACCAACCGTCGTTGAGATCCACCATCAGTGGCCACTCCGGGACCACCTTGACCTGATGAGCCATCGCCAGTTCCCACTGCAGAGTGGGCGCGAAAACGTCGTCGGCGTACGGCTCGGCGCCCAAGGCCAGCATGTTCATCTGCTCGGGAGTAAGCAGACAGACGCCACGAAATAGCGCCACTACGCTTGCGCCTCCTTGACCCGGCGCCAGAACCATTCGAGATTGCGGAAGCCCATGCTGGCCAGCGCGGAGGTGGAGACCTCCTCGTCGGTGACGGTCTGCAACGCGGCCTTGAGATCCAGCAGGGGACTGTCGACGCGAAGTACCGGCTTGGAAGGCGGATACTCCTTGCCCTTGTAAGTGAACGTGAGAGTGGTCGGCGCGAAAAGCGGAACCGCCGGATCGCCCCACCGGCTGTTCAGGCCGAGAGCCTGCAATTCCTCACGGACCACAACCCCACCGTTCTTGAGCTTGAGGGAGAGCAGGTCACGCAGGGCGCGCAGCGTCGCCTTGTTGCTCTCGACCCAGTCCTTGCGCTCCTGGACCCGGAAGGCCTTCTCGGCCTCGACCCATTCTTCGGCACGCCGCTCAGCGTCAGCCTCGATGGTCTCGATCAGGTCCAGCATCTTCTGCCTGTTGAGCTTCACAAACGTGTTCCTTCTGTGGGTGTGTTGTGGATGTTCTTTGATCCTACTACAGGCTGATTTCGTCAGCACGCATTAGCGCGTCTTCGATATTGGCGTACGAGCCGACCAGGGTGGTGAAAGTCGGGCCGTCGACGTAGACCCGCAGCACGACGAACCGGCCAGAGGTGCTTTCGGGCACGATGTGGGCGTAGAGGAAGTTGTCCATCTGCCGGACGGCGACGAACTGATCGCCGGTGCGACGCCATTCCCACGGCGCGGGCAAGACTGGGTGAACTGTGGTGGTCATGGTGCTCCTTGAGTGTGTGAGTGCGTGTCTACCCTGCAACAGCGTCGAGGCTCGAATCGTTACCCGGACGTGTCGAGACGTGGACAGTCTTGATGTCGGACTCGCGGATGATCTTGCGGCGCCGATCGGCCACCACACGCGAGTCGGGGCCTTCTACGGTCAATAGCAAGGTGCCGTCCTTGCTGTGCTCGGCGTAGAGGAAGGCGTACTTGCCCGCAATGAGACCGGGCTTGCGCCGGACGCTGAGCAGCGTGCCCTTGGAGAGCAGCATGTCGCGGTTGCCACGACGGACCATCACGTGGTGAAGGAACTCGGGCTTGTAGTCGGTCTTGAAGGCGCGTTTCTGATTCATGCGACCGTCCCTTGGAGGTGTGTGGGTGAGCTGAGTGTAGGGCCAACTCGGCCCGAAACGTGGTAAGGACCCCGCCTGTGGCTCACTCACTCACAAACCACAGGGCGGGGTCCTGTCCGGCCTCTCGCACGCAGGTCTGCCACCGGACCAGTCAGCCTTGGTGGAAGCGGGCGGACGGTGTATCGCTTCGAACTGGCGGGCATTGGGCCCGGGGTACAGATCGAAAGGTGTCCGCCCCTCGTGGGCAGCCTTACGGGAGAGAGGGGGCGCGATCAGACCCGAGAACCCGCTTGACGTGCTCGTGAGAGACCGGAGCCTCCGAGGGAGGTGCTAGGGAACCTACCTCGGAGGCAGCCGGTGTTAGATGCGACCCGCCGAGTGATCGGTGAGAAGCTGCGGAACGGTCGAGTCGAAGCCCGAGACGTCCAGCATGCCCGGGTCGTCCGGGTTGCACAGGCTGGTGCCGGTGGCCGTCATGGACACGATCTCGACCCGAGCATCGATACCCGAGGACTGGCGGTACTGTTCCAGCGCCTGGTCGACGTGGATGTTGCCCGCCCAGGTCTCGTTGTCGGTGTAGATCTGGAAGGTGTCGAACTCGGCCTTGGTCTCCTTGGCCCAGACCAACGGCAACGCGCAGTCGGTCCCGCCGAACGGCAGATTACTGATCGCCCGCAGGTTGTCGTCCAGACGGCGCCGAGGGCTGAGGTCCAGCTTGCTCAACCCGCCGGAACGCCATCCTCGGTTGCGGAACGCGCCCGAGGACCACCCGCCCGAGGTGAATCCGACGATCTCGGTGTCCGGCTCGGTGGCCGCGATGACCATGGCCAGCGCGCCCGAGGCCTCACGGCACGAGATCGGCAGACCCGAGACCCGCGACGTCATCGACCCCGATACGTCCAGGGCCAGCAGCGTGCGCTTGTTGGCAGGCTCGACCGCGCCGAACGCAGCGTAGAACGCAGCGTCGAGTGCGTCGGTGATCTTGCGATCCGGCGTCCAGGTGCTCGACCCCCGCTCCGAGCAGCCCTGCGCGTAGGTCCGCTGGGCCACCAGCACGTTGATCGGGTGCACGCGGGCCTTCTTGAGCCGCTCGGCGTCCGTCAGCTGCTCGACGATGACACGCCCGGTGGCACCGGTCGTCAGCCCGATCCGGGTCAGACGCGGCAGCTGGCGCATGAGCGCCGTCTGCGGCACCCCCTGAGAAAGCAGGGCCTCCCAGACCAGAAACTGGTTGAGGAACTGGTCCGGGACCATCTCCCAGGTGATGCCGCGCCCGGCCTCGATGAGGCGCACGACGGCGCCCACCGAGTCGGCTGCCTGCAGCGCCTCAAAGGCGCCGACGATCGCGGGCAGCTCGGCCTCGATCCGGTTGCCCATGATGTCCAGGCCTTCGCGACGGCCCACCGCCCAGTTGAACAGCGCGGCATGCTCGCCAGTCACCCCGTCAATGTGACGGTGCGCCTTGCGCAGCACGTCGGCGTGCGTCCAGCCCTCACGCTGGCGGTACTTGACCATCTGGTAAGCAGCACGGTCGACCGGCTTGTCCGCGTACCACCGAAGCACGGCCTTCTGCAGACCCTTGCCCCAGCCACGGAACTGCTGGGCGTAGTTGAGGAACTCGAACAGGTGCGTCGCCGTGCGTGCGACCTGCGGCAGCGCGGCCAGCGCAGCAGCACGAGTGACGTCGTCACCGTGCGATGCGGCCAGGGCCAGCGCGAACAGCGCCTGCTTGTTCTTCGGCGCGCGGCCCGCCGTGGAGATCTCGACGATCTGGCTGACCGTGTACAGACCCTTGTCGGCGACCATACGCAGGACGACCTCGGCGTTGTCCTTGGTCAGGTCCCGAGCGTTGGTGTAGTAGGTGCCGCCGTCGGTGCCCAGGGTCAGGAACCGATGCAGGCGCAGCTCATCGCCGGTGCGGTAGGCGAAGCCTCCGGCAGCGTTGCGGACCTGATCGGGGATGCGTGGCTGCGACTGCGGAGTGCGACGTGTGGAAAAGGTGCTCAGAACGTCCGACATGGGCGTTCCTCCGTTCGTGCAGTGGGTGAGTTATTCGGTTGTGAACATGGAAAGAGACGGAGACATGGTGATGGCTGCCGACATTTTCAAGTGACAGTTGATAACCGACGAGCCTTCGGCCTCCGTCTCTCCCGCGTTCGGTTCGTGGGAAAGGGTGGGGAGGCAGACATGGTGGTGTCCACCGGCGTTTAAGCGCTCTACCACTGAGCTACAGGCGTCCGGGCATACCGGTAACCACCTGACGGGATTCGAACCCGCGACCTCTCTCTTGCAATGAGGTAACCGACAAACTCTCGGCCTGCCTCCCCGACCACTTTTCAGTTATAAGACCGCAGACATGTGGGTTGCACCGGGACTGTTTTGATCCCATATCAGAGGTAACCGATGCGAATCGGCCTGCGGTTTGTCTGATGTCGACTATACATGTTCTATAGGTCGACTACAACCCCTTTGTTCCACCGCCCTTCAGGGCAGTAGAGGGACGTTACTCGCCCGGGGCCGGGGTGTCCATATCTTTTTCGGAGACCGCACGCCGCCAGTCGGCATTGGGGTCCTCGCGCAGGCGGTCCAGGACCTCCTGGTGGGCCTCCTCGTCGCTGGGCAGTGGGACGTCCTCGGTGATGTTGCCCTGCTGGTTCCAGACCTGCCTGAGCCGACGCGGCGGATGGCCCTCGAAGGCGGCATCGTAGAAGACCGAGTCCTCCACGCGGTCGGGCCGACGTTCTTCGTCGGTCAGCTCCGGGGGAGCAACGTGTTCAAGCTGCGCGCCGGGTGACGACGGCAAAGGCTGGGACGCGCCGTCCACGTGGTCGCTCATGGGTCTCCTCGGTGTGGGTGTTCTGCGCCTGTTCTAGGCCTCGTCTGTAGGCTACTACAAGCTCACGACGATGCTTCTCGTCCAGACGTTGCGCTCGACGGTGTCCGAATCCCCACATGGCCACACCGGCGTGGACGACGACAAAGATCAGTGCTGCATAGAGCAGATAGTCGTCGCCATTGCGCCAGATCGAGGTAACCAGCAGGAAGGCCAGAACCACCGCCCCCACACCGTTCCACCAGTACTCTTTTGCCAGCTCGCGAGCCTCTTGGGCCAGTTCGACCATCGTCATCTCGGCGTACTCCCGTCGGGTCAGTCGATGTCCTCAGACATTCTTACCCCTCGGAGATCAAGATCCACCCTGGTGAGATCAGTCGAACAAGATCCAGCCGATGAGCCGATCGTGAATCCGCTGTTGCAGCCGGGCCCGCAGGCGAGCGATCGGGGTGCGGGCCTTGTCCAGGCGACGCTGCAGGGCCTGCTCGCGAAGTTGGCTAGCGAAATGCTGCGGGGTCCTGGAACGCAGGGGGTCGGCGTTCAGCAGGACACTGGCCTCGGAGTCCATATCGCCCGCCTTCGAGTCGCACAGACGCCCGTTGAGGGGATGACCGCCGACGTGCGCAAAGAACTCCTGCACCGACGTCTGTGGCAAGAACGTCGGAGAGAGAATCTCTTCCGGATTGATGCGCGGAGTGCTGTTGACCATGGGAACTGTCCCCTCGTTGTGGAGACAGGACTTCCCCATCTCCCCTGATTTGAACGTTACCAAGCCAAGATGATGGCCGGGAAGTCCTGCTCACAACTCTGCTCGTCGAGGCAGAGCCGCAGCTGCTGGCGCATCTTCCACCGAGTTCGGGCCGGAAGGGCCTTGGCGGCAGGCGTCCAGGTGTACTCGCCGTACAGGAAGTCAGAGTGCGCTTCGCTGCGCTTGGTGTACGGCGTGAGGACGTGACAGGACCGCAGGCAGGAGTGCTGCGCCTTCATCTCGACCGCGTCCTTGATGCTGGCCGCGACGAGCAGTTTCGGGCGCATCACTCACCTGGCTGCACCAGAGAGGTCCCGACGGTGACCTTCGTCGAGGTCGGGATGTCGCCGTGTTGAGCCGTGTAGGCGGTCAGATCCGAGAGCTTCTCGAAGTGCAGCCAGCCCGCGCGCTGCTCGACCACCGGCGGCTTGGGCGCCTCTGCCGGAGGCGGGGTCGGCGCGACCGGGTTGCCCTTGCGGGCCCGGGCCTCGTGGAAGTCGCGCGGCGTGCCACCGGCGGACTCCATCTCGTTGAGGCAGGTCTTATGGCACAGGAACATGCCACCGTTCTTGCTGATGTAGAAATCACGCTGCTCGACCGGCGGGGTGTCGATGTTGATCGTGTTCGAGCACAGGAAGCACTTGTCACCGAAGTCCAGCGGACTGGTGGCGGTGACCGGCGCGCTGCCTGCCGAGTAGGCGTGAGCGGTGGGCTTGCCGGGGGTGGTCACAGGATGTCCTTCTTCCGCGAGTCGTCACGCATCAGGCCCGTGTTCGGGTCGACGTATCCGGCCTTGCCGTCGGCCTCGCCGGTCACCACCTCGTGACGGAAGCGATCGTGGTCGATCTCGCCGATCTTGTCGGTGCGGCCCACCACGATCAGGCGAGGCTTCCAGTACAGGTTGAGGTCATTGGGGTCGTCGGCGACGTCAGGACTCATGTCGACGACTTCGCCGGTCGTCTTGTCGACGTCCTTCCAGGTCCACTGAACCTCGACGACCAGACCGATCTCGGCACACCGTTCTCTGGCCTGAGCCTCGAACTGACGCTTCATCATGTCCTCGGTGAACAGGATGGAGGTCGGCTTCCAGGCCAGCGACTGCATGAGTTGGTGACGAATCGAGTTGAGCGCGTTCTTCTCGGTCGGATAAAGGTCCTTGATCTCGGACACGAACGTGTCAGTCATGAAGACGGCTCCTGGTTCTGCAGCAGTTCTACATGCAGACTACAGGACGAATTACACGCGTGAGGTTAAAACACTGGCTGGGGTGGCAGGATTCGAACCTGCAGGGGCGGATTAACAGTCCGCTCGTTTGCCTGATTAACGGACACCCCAATGTGGTGGCTGCTCGCTTAGGATTCGAACCTAAAATGACGGAGTCAGAGTCCGTAGTGTTGCCAGTTACACCAACGAGCATCGAGTAGCAGTAGACCCAGAGGACTACTGCTGTCGATTCTGCTGCGAGCTGGTGCGCATGCAGACGACTGTAGCAAACGCAAGAGCCCCGGTCCAGACATTTGAACCGGGGCTCTTGTATGTCACTCGCGCTCGTGGCGCTGGGCAGCCCTGTACTCGTAGACGTCCAGGATGACCTTGCGCGGGACCCCGAATTTGCGAGCCAGCCGGACCGACATGGTCTCCTTGGTCCGAGCGGTCAAGCCGCGCAATCCTCGGTACGGCTCGATGGCCTTCTCGATCTCTCGATAGATCTGGGTCTGCTGCAGGCCGGACAAGTGATGGAACCGACGGGCCCGCAGGGCAGTCTTGGTCATCACGGTAGCAACCTCTCGCAGGTTCCGCAGCGGTGGGTGACAGCCTCGGTCTCGAAGGCCAACTGTCCGCCGAGCTGCTGAAGCTTGAGCACGGTCTCAGGCTTGATGCCCTCCTCGTGCGCCATCGAGGTGAACACGTTGAGGATGTCGTAGAGGCTGGCGCCCTCGGGCAGGATCTCGATGCGGTCGAGGATCTTGTTGAGGACCCGGGCCGGGATCTTGTGCTCCTGGCCGAGCTGGCGCGCGAAGGCCTCCTTGGACCCCGGCGGATACTGGGTGGCCAGCGCGGCGTAGGCCTCCAGCTTGGAGTCCAGCTCGGCGACGACCTTGCGCATCGCGATCTCCATCTCGGCGATGATGTCGTCGACCGTCTTGCCCTTGAGCGCGATCTGCCCCTGCTTCTCCGGGCTGGTGGCGCCGTTGGAGCACCAGAGCCGGTGCAGATAGGTCTGAATCACCGGGTCCTCGGGCTCGATCGGATTGGCTGTGAAGCGCAGTCCGCCGTGGGTGATGTCGCCGACGGTCGCGTGATGGACCGGGTTGCGGTCCTCCAGCTCCTCCCAGGGCGCCACCTCGATCGTCTTCGGGGTGAGGATGTCGACCTGAAACCGGTTGTCGTTGTGGATCAGGCTGACCACCTCGTAGCTCGGGTCGAGCACGGTGGCGATGGTGTCGACCACCCGGGTCAGCGGGACCACGAGCATGTTGGGCCGGTGGATGCTGACGAAGGTGTCGTTGATCGTCTCGATGACCGAGTTCTTGCCCGCGTTCTGCCGGAGCCAGAAGTTGATGTTGTAGGCCTTGGCGACCGGCGGGCACTTGTCCAGGTAGGCCTTGGGGATGCCCAGGTGCTTGGCCAGGCCGCGCTCGACCCGCTCGTCGAGGGGAAACGAACGGTCCTGGTCGGTGATGGTGAGCTGGCGCGACTCCTCGTCGACCTTGAGGTCGCCCAGGGAGATCTCGATGGACTCCTCGGTGGTGCCGCTCAGACGGTCTTGGACTTCAGCAATGGTGGAGGCCAACAGATGCTCCTAGAGGGTGTGGGTGTGATTGTGGTTGGACTGTAACATCACTTTACACCGAAATGATACCCCACTCAGTGAGAATGGCTTCGTTGTCGTCAATGTCGACCAGGGAGGAAGTGACATAGGCGAATCCGGTGCTGGCGCCCTCGGCCAGGGCCTCACGGGCCACCGGCAGGTGCGGGTGCAGGTAGGCTGCTCCGCCCATGTAGGCGTCGACGTCGCCGAGCGGGATCGCATCGGCGCCCGAATAGATGCCCTTGACCGGACGCCACTCGGCGTCGACCGGACGCTTGGTGTAGAGCTGAGCGGTCCACAGACCGCCCTCTTCCAGGGTGGTCATCAGGTAGAACCGGTCGCGGAACTTGGCCACGCTGCACGGGCCGTCGACTCCGAAGTCACCCATCGCGGCACTCTCGTCGAGATCGGCAGACCAACCGCGACCGGTGTCGGCCTCCCACGGGTTGACCGGGTCGTTGAGCACCCCAATCCGGCCCCAGTGCTTGCGGACCCGTGTCAGATGGCCGTCCTCGTTCTCTCCGAACACCCAGACATGAGTGCCGTTGGGCTCGGCGTACACCCCGAGAGCGCTGCCGAGAGGAGGAGGCACCGGCTCCTCGCCCTGCAGCAGCAGGACTCCGCTACGGGCTACCCGCCAGTGCTGAATCCATGGCTCGCCGTCGCGGTGGCCGACGGTGAACAGGTAGTTGTCCAGGCTGTGCGCGGCGTCGAGGGTGGTCAGGCCGGGGAGCGGGAACGGACCTTCAGTGACACCGGTGGCCGGATCTACGACGATGTAGGCCGGTGTGGTGTAGGCGTTGTAGTCGCTGAACAGCGCTGGCCCGTCGTTATAGACAGACGTAGCGGCATCCCAGTACTCCCGGTAGAGCACCAGGTAGCGGCCATCGTGACGCCGATGCACCCAGACGGGCACTCCAGCGGCGAAGGTTGTCGGGTTGTAGACGACACCCTGACGTGGAGCGGCAATGGTGCGGGTGGCGGTGACCACGGAAACGCCGGAGAGCTCCACGGCGGTGCTGGTGATTTGTTCAGTTGCCTCAGTGGCCACAAGGGTCATCCTTCGATCGAGTCGCCGTCATCGGCGGTGAAGATGGGTGCGGCGACCTCGTCGCTCTCCTGGTCGAAGAAGTCGTCGTCATCGTCGGAAACAGCCTCGGAAACAACCTCGGCATCGACGATCATCGGGGTGCCGTCGTCCTCGTCGGCACGGTTGTGCACCTCGCCGGTGAGCTCGTCGATGCGGTCCAGGATGGCCTTGACGTACTCCTCGGGCAGGACGTCGCGGACCGCGCGCTGCAGCAGCGAGACCTCGCGGCGCATGTTGGCGATCTGTGCCTCGGCCTGGCCCTCCTTGACCATGGACTCCAGCTTGATCTGGGCCTGCAGGCCGTCCGTGTAGGGGATGACGGTGTTCTCGTCGACGGCGTTCTCGAAACCCTTATGGGCGACCACCTCCAGGAAGCCCATCGCGGTCAGCAGCGTCCCGGAGGCGTCGGCATGCTCTTCGACGGCCTGGGCCTTACGGCGCTCCAGGATGCGCCGATACGCGGCCTGAGCGGACGCCTGGACGTTGAAGTGGCGCTGTTTGTGGTTGCGCAGCGAGTCGCGGGTAATCCGGTTGTTCTTGGACCGCTTCTCGTTGATGTCGGCGATGCACTCCAGGATCTCGGAGTCGCGCAGGCCGTAGCCGAGCAGAGTGTTGACCCGAGACTTGCTGTCCGGGTGCTGGCAGATCCGGCAGCGGTGGTTGTTGAGCTGAGGCTCCACCTGGTCGCGGATGACCGCGACCTCCTGCCGGACATCGGCCTCTACCTGCTGCGCAGTGACGCCCCGGACTCGTCGTGCGTTGGGCGGGGCTGTCATCGACTACCACTCCTCTGTAGATTTCCTGCAGGGCCTGCTTCCTGCGTTCATGTTATAGGACCGGCGGTAGAGGCCCTGTCGGATGGCGGGGTCGGGGAAGCCGTTTTCGTTGAGAACCTCACGCTGCTGACGCAGGGCCAACTGCTCGTTGGTGAGGTAGTCCTTCTTCTCCGACAGGGCGGTCACCCCGCGTCGGCTCTCGCGCAACAGTGCGTCAGCCAGTTCTTCCAAGTCGCTCTTCACCCCGGTATAGAGGCCTCCGAGCAGTGATTGCTGTTCCAACCTGGCTGTGAAGCCAGCATCGTCCAACACAGACATCGAAACGCTCTTCTCGCGTCATGATGCCGACTTGTGGCTAGTGACAACTGACTACTGCGCAAGGGGTTCGCCGGTCTCGGGATCGAGCCCGGCCTGCTCGCGGAGCTGACGGATCTCGTCCTCGATCTCCTTGAGCCGCTGCGCAGCCAACTGACGACTCTTGAGCTTCCGAGCGGCCAGGTGTCGGGCCTTGCGCTGTTCGGGAGTCTCATTCGCGAACTGTTCGCGTTCACGCTTGCGCTGCTCCTTGCGGCGCTTGCGCTCCTCGACCTGCGCGGGGTCCTGATACCACGGATTCCGCAGGAAGGACACTGCCTTGACCTGCGCCGGGGTGATCTCGACACCGTGCTCGGTGATGTATCGAGCCAAGGACTCGTGGTCCTCGGACCAAGTCGTCCAGTCCCAGTTGCGGGGTCCCGACTGTGGGGCCTTCGCGGACTGTTCGACAGCATTCTCCGGCACTTCCGGAGTATCCACCGTGGTCACGTCTTCCTTCTTCCTTGTGGGTGAGCGACGCTTTTTCCGAGCGACTTCGGGGTCCCATGTCCCGGCCTGTTTGGCGTCATAGGCCGCGATCATCTTCTTGAGACCTTCATCACTGTACTGCTGGACGATCGTGGAGTGCCGAGAATGAGGCATCATCATCTGCGCTGCCACGCTCTCGGGATAACCCTTGAGACAGATTAGCTCAAAAGCCTCCCGTTGACGTGGAGGCAGCGTGTTGATGCCGACCATCAGGTCGTAGTAGTAGACGACTTCCCCGCCGTCGACGGTGATGAACGGCTCCATACCGTTGTCTTCCTGCTGCGCCCGCCAGTCCTCCATGTTCTGGTAGACGCGCTTCATCACCTGCATCCGGCGCTTGGAGGTCTGATACGGACCGTCCTTGTCCGGGTCCCAACTAGGAAGAGCTCTTCCCATCGTCAATCCTCCAGTAACGGATGCGCTCCAGCAGCCTGGAGAACTCCTTCACCTCGGCAAGGAAGACGTTGGCCTGACTCCAGGCGTACCAGCAGAAGTATGCGTGGTACTTGTCCTCCCGTGACTTGAGGGAGGCGTGTGCGTTGCGGTCGCCGATCGTCCCTTCGAGAAGTTCGGCGTAGTGATCTTGGTACGAGTCGTCTGCGATGTGCTTGGCAAACACAGCCTCGGCGAGCAGGGCGTTGACCCGAGGAGACAGGTCGCTTTTGAGTCTGGCGATGTCGAGGAGCGTCTTTTCGATGTCTTGTCCGGTTATCTGACTGAGATCTTCGATGATTTTCCCGTTTTGGTCCCGCTTCCAGATGACTCTACGCTGGTCATCGAGCAAACGGACGCCCGTGTCGGGATTTATTTCGGCGATTCGCATCTGGGCATAGAAGTCGTCCATGATCCGCCTCGCTTCGGCGTACATCCGAGTGAGCATCCGGTCGACCCCGGTGCGCATCTGCTCCATCACCATCTGATCGCTTGCGCGCCACTTGAACTCGATCTTGGAGAAGATCGACTTGCGGTTGTCACGCACGAGGGGTGACTCGGCGTCCACGAACGGCTCGCCGGACTCCTCGATCATCCGGAGGTGTTCGCTCTGCAGCTTCGCCGCCACCGCCTTGGCCAGATCTCCGTCATGCAACTCGGTCATCGTCTGTCACTCCCACGTGAATGAAAACCCCTGGCGTCTCGCCAATCTCGGCGATGCGCTTAGTGGCCCGGATCTCCACGATCCGGCTGTCCTCGGTGTACACGGTGCCCTTAAGGGCGTCGCCGATCGCACGGATCAGCTTGTCCAGGTCGGGCTTTTTGACCGCAGGTGGTGTCCTGCGGGTCTTGGGCGTGCCGGACGGGCGCTTCATGACGAAGTCACAGTGGAGGTAGATCGCGTCGTCGCAGATCTGCTGACCGCGCTCCTGCATGGCCTTCTGAGCGAACACCTTGACGTCGGCCCGCCAGGGGCGCAGCGTCTTGCTATTCTGCTCGACGGTGTTGACGCCGACGACCTTCCCGGCCTTGTTGCGGATCGTGTAGGAGTTCTTGGACCCCTGGGGTGCTGCCAGGCCTGGCACGAAAAAGTCGATCTCCATCAGCTGGCCTCCACCTTGTCCTTGAGCCAGCACTGGTACCGGGCCGGGCACGCGTCCATCTCCTTTGACTGCGGCATGCAGCAGTACTCGGGCACCTTGTTGAGCGCGATGCACTCGCGCACGTAGTCGAACTTCTGGAAGATCTGGGTGAGCAGCTGGTCGTTGCGCGGCACCCGGTACTCGCGCATCCGGAACGGGTAGCCGGACTCGACCACCAGCAGGATGCCCAGCGGGTGACCGGTGCCGTGCAGGCCCAGCGAGAGCTGCGCGTCCCAGATCGGCTTGATGGAGTCCTGGAAGTCGAACGACCGGCTGTTCTGGGTGTTGTGCGTCGGCACAAACCCCTCTCCGGCCACGTACAGAGACGACTCATGCGCCACGGTGATGCACCGCACCGGCACCGTCTCCACCGGCTCCACCGCCACAATCGCGTTGAGTCGGAGGTTCTGCACCGAAGTCTTGGTGGCCTGTTCCCACCCGTCCCTCTTACGAGGCATGTCGAAGGGTGACTCGCCCCATCCTGTGTGGAACCGAACCACATACACCAGCCCGCAATCGCGCCCGTTCAGCCGAGCCATGTGAGAGCCGAACCCGGCGCGGTACCCCAGCGAGCGGACCAGTTGCAGCACCTGTCTCATGAGTCGCTCGTTCTTCATAGAGATCGTCACCTGTCGATCAGAGACGGTGCCGTCAGAGTCCATGAGTCCCGCCAACAGCTGGCGACGCTGGGCGACCGAGGCCGTCAAGTATCGGTCGGGGATGTGCTTGTTCTTCAGCAGGCCTAGCTCCGAGAAGACCGCACGCATCCCGTGCACGTACACCGAAGCGGCGCGGCTGCCGTACCGATTGACCCGATGCGAGAGCCCCAGCCCCTCCACTCGGGAGATCAGATAGTCCAGATCTTGACTGCCGGAGCAGATAGACACCATGGAGGCGTCGCCGTCGCCCAACCACGCACCCAACAGCCACGGATCGACCGGCAGATCCGCCTCGGGTGTCTGCAATGGCTCAGTAACCGGGACGCGGAAGCGGTACCGACCGCCCCACGGAGCATCAGCAATCTCCTGGGTGGTCATCACTCGGTCTCGACCACCGTTGTTACGGTCATTGACCTGCCACAGGTGCTCAGCGTCAGTGACCACTTCCTGGCCGTCACGGAATCTCACTTTGAAGCAGGGACGGTTCAGATTGATCGGATGGGCCTTGATCACCTTGGTCGGCTGACCGTCCGGGGCGTACACCTCGTCACCGTCCTGAAGAGCGCCCATGGTCGACCACCCATTGGTGGTCAAAATGGGAGTCGAGCAGGCGAGACTCTTCAGTTCGACGGGAATCACCTGACCGTTGGGGTGATGGACGATGAAGTCCACCCGGCCCCGGACGTGGTGGGTCCGGTCGACATACTCGACCTCGCAGTCATCGGGCCCCTTGATCAGCCCGGCCATCTGGAACTGGGTCTGCACCACCGCGTGGATCGCGCTGCCCATCGTCAGCGTCATCTCCTGAGTGATCGTCCGGTCCTCCTGGACGATCTTGTCCCGGGTTTCGGGATGAAAGTGGTAGTAGAGCTGCCGGGCGGGCATGAGCGCGTGGGTGGACGGATGGAAGTACCCGTCACCCTTGCCGTAGTAGGGACTCGAGTCGACCTTGATCGTGTACTCGTCCGGCCACTCCTGGCTGAGCAGCGCATTGCGGAAGTACGGAATCAGCAGGTCGCGCTCGGCCAGGCTGCGGAAGATACTCTTGCGTCCCTCTTTACCCACGCCAGTCCGTCCTCAGCTCGCGGGGCTGGATGTGGCAGGTCTCCCCGCGATGCTGGTCTTCGTAGTTCGCCTTGAACACCTTGGCGTCACGCTCGTTGACGAAGACCTCCAGCACAGCGGTATGGGAGGTGGTGACGTAGACCCTCACAGGATGCGTCCCTCTCGCTCGTGCTCCTCCAGCGTCCGGAAGGCCTCGACCAGGGCCAGGTAGTCCTGGTAGGGCACCACGGCCAGGTCCAGGGGCGCGTTGGCCGTCGGCGACCAGATCCGCACCGGTAGGACGAACCGCTTGCCCTGAGCCAGGGCCCGGTCGATCCACTGCCCCAGCAGCTTGCCGTTGAGACTGAAGCCGGACCGCTCGGTGAACTTGGCGTCGGCCTGGATCGCGTAGTCGGTCTCGTGGTGGTGGCGCCGGTCGGTGCCGTCGCCGGGGTCGTGGGCCTTGGAGCCGGAGCCGACCGTCGGCGAGAGGTTGAGGTCAGAGTTGACCTCGGCCTCCCAGTAGTCCCAGGTGCGCAGCTTCATCAGTCCTCCATGTCCTGCGGAACGGTGTCGTCGAGCGGTGCGACCTCGGCCAGCAGGCTGGAGTCAGTCTTGAGCACCGCGAGGGTCTCGCTGACGATCGTGTTGCGCAGCGCCTCGTCGTCGCCGATAGCCTTGGACAGGCTGGTCATGCCCTTGACGGTGCCGTTCTCCAGCGCCGGATGGTCGTAATAACTCACCCGCTGCTTGATCACGCCGGTCAGAATGGCCAGCCGGACGATCTCGTCGAGGGTGTCGATACCGAATCCGTACTCCTCGGTGGGGACGTGATACATCCACCACCAAGCCGAGCGGCCCGGGGCGGCGAGCTGGTTCTTGACGATCTGGGCGTGGATCTTGCGGCCCACCACCATCTTCTCGCCGTTGACCACAGTCTCGACCTTGTCCTGGGTGGAGGCCTTCAGCCGGATACGCAGGATGCAGGCGTGTTTCCAGCCGTTGCCGCCGGGCGTCATGTACCGGCGGAAGCCTTCCATGTCGACGCGCTCCTGGTTGGTGCCCACGGTCAGGCACCGGTACTTGGCCGAGAAATTCGACGCCAGCCGGGCGAACTTGGTGATGGCGTTGGCATTGCCACCCACCTGGACCTTTTCGGCCTCCTTCTCGATGCCTGCACGTACCGCCGCGCCGCCGATCGAGTCGAACAGGGCAAAGCAGATCTGGCCGGACCCGACGAGGTCGGAGTACATGTTGGTGGCCTGCTCGACGTGGTCGGGCTGGGCGTAGATGACCCGGTCGTCCCAGAGCTCTTCGCCGACCAGCTGCACAGCCCAGTCCTTGGTCATCTTGTGCTCCAGATCCAGCACCAGCGCGAACCGCTCGGGCTGGGCCAGCAGGAACTGCTGCATGGCCAGCAGGGAGAGCGTGGTCTTGCCGGTGCCCTCGGTGCCGCCGATCTCAATGACCCGGTCACTGGGCAGCCCACCGACGCCGATGGCGAAGTCCAGGGCCAAGGTGCCCGAGCGCACCGGCGGGTAGGTGACCATGTCCTTGGCCATCATCACGGCGTTCTCGCCGTACTTGTTCTGGACGTCACTGAGCAGCTTGGCCAGTTGAGGATTGTTCGTCACGTCAGTTCCCTGTCTGTCTTCTCGACCCACTTGCCGTCTTCCCGGACCTCGGTCTTGAGGTTGACCGGCCACATCTCGCGCTCGACCTGCGCCTTGATCAGGTCGTCGTTGGCCACCTGCCGCTTGAGCCACAGCTGGAACTTGGATGACTCGGCCATCCGGCGGAACGCGGTCTTCTTGTTCTGGAGCTGACTGCGCTCCTCCTGGCTCTCGCCGACGGCGCCGGATGGCGGGTGCACGATGCGCACGGCAGTGTCCCTGGTATTCCGGTTCTGTCCCCCGTTGCCGTGCCCCCGCTTTGTCTCGACAACGCAATCCGCAAGAGTCACCGACAGCACCTTCTCCCGCGTACCGCGCGAGGATCTCTCGCGCCCACCTGACTTGAGCGCGTCGCTTCGATCAGACAATGGTGTCCAGCCTCTCTACCGTGCTCAGCGAGGCGCCGCCGCCGCCGAGCTTGATCACCTCGCAGACCACCGGCATGCCGACCTTGAGCAGTGGCTGGCAACGGGCCCAGGCGTCGGCGAACGCGAGGATCTCAAAGTCCTCCTCGTTCCAGTGCACGGCCAGGAAGGCCATCTGCTTGCCGTTCTTCTGCCGGTGGGTCCGGGCCTTGACGAGCTTGCCGCCGACGCAGAACCGGTCACCGGGCTCGAAGTCGTCGTAGTCCATCGGGTGCCGGATGCACTCGCCGTCGATCATGCGGGCGTACTTGGCCATCGGGTCGTAGCTGACGAAGGTGCCCAGCATCTCGACCTCCAGGTCGTGGATGAACTGGGGGTCCTCGAAGTTGTAGACCGGGTAGTCTTCGGGCTTGACGCGGCGCTTGGCGGCGATCTCGGCCACCTGCTCGTCCAGGCTCATCTTGGCCCACTTGACCGGGGCGGACAGGCCGCGACGGTGTCGGTAAACCTTCTCCAGCATCACCTGGCGGTGCTCGCCGGTGAAGTCGAAGGCGCCCACCTTGATCAGCGCGTCCACCACGCCCTTCTTGGCCCCGCCGCTCTTGGAAGCCCGTGCCAGGAAGTCGTCGAGATCTTTGAACGGACGATTGGCCAGGATGTCGGGCATAGCCGCGTCGCCGATGCCAGAGATGTCGGTCAGGCCGAACCGGATGCCCTCGTCGGTGAGGGTGAACCCGGCACCGGACTGGTTGACGTCCGGCGGCAGCACCGCGCGCTTGCGCTGACGGCACTCACGCAGGAACCGGATGGTCTTGTCGGTGTGGATCACCAGGCAGCCGGTGATGAACTCGTCGAAGTAGTAGTGCTTGACCCAGGCCTCCTGGCAGGGCTGCAGCGCGTAGCCGACACCGTGACTCTTGTTAAAGGCGTAGGCACCGGCGGCTTTCAGCGACTGCCAGATCCGATCGGCCACCTTGCGGGTGCCGCCCTGGTTGACGAACTCCGGGTTGGCCATGCAGCCGTCGAGAAACTTGGGCTCCAGCTCGTTGATGATCTCCATCTTCTTCTTGCCGATGCCCTTACGCAGCCGCTCGGCCTCGCCCGGGGTGAACCCGGCCAGCTCCTTGGCGGTGCGGATCAGCTGCTCCTGGTAGACCAGGATGCCGTAGGTGTTCATCGAGCTCGACGGACCGGTGATGGACTCCATAAGCGGATGGTCGTAGGTGACCTGCTCGCGCCCGTGGCGGCGCTCGATGTACTTGTCGAGCAGGCCGGGCACCCGGGTCACACCGGGGCGGTTGATCGAGGCGAGGTCGGCCATGTCGACGACCGAGCGCGGCCTGAACCGCATGGCCAGCTTGGTGCCCGCCGGGGTGTTCACCTGGAACAGGCCTGCGGTCTGGCCCCGGTCGATCTGGTCGTAGATGGCCGGGTCGTTGAGGTAGCGCTCCTCGTTGAGGGTGATCACCTTCTCGGCGCCCTCGGGGATGCCGAAGCCAAAGCCGTCGTAGTCGATCCACACCCCGTGCCGCTCGTAGATCAGGTCGCGTGCGATGTCAAGAACGTCGAGGCCCTTGTTGGCCAGCAGGTCGTCCTTGACCCCGCCGAGCTCTTCGAGCTCGTACATGTCGAACTGGGTCGCGCGGATGTCGGCGCCACCCTTGCGCCGGGTCGGGATCAGGCCCGGGAAGACCGGGTCGGTGTTGACCAGCACGCCCGCCGGGTGCACGCCCACCCCGCGCACCATGTTCACCATCTGCTCCATGAGGTTGAACAGGTCGGGGTACTTCTTGGCGTACGGGGCCAGCTCGCCGCCGATCTCCTGGAGCACCTCGCCCCAAGTCGGCGGGTCCTCGTCCTCGGGCAGTTCCATGCCCTCTTCGAAGGGGGCGATCTGGTCGACCTGCTCGACGAGGTCGATCATCTTCTTCATCTCGCCGAACGGGATGCCCTGGGCACGGCAGAGGTCCTGGAGCATCTGCCGGGGCCGCGAGTGGGTCCGGGTGCCGATCGAGACCACGTTGTTGTCGCCGTAGCGCTTGCCCAGGTACTGCTTGACCAGGCCCTTCTTCGACTTCTGGAAGTCGACGTCGATGTCGGGGAAGTCGGGGCGGTCCGGGTTGATAAAGCGCTCGAACATCAGGTCGTACTTGATCGGGTCGATCGAGGTGATGCCCATGACGTAGGTGACCAGCGAGCCACCGGCGGAGCCACGGCCCGGGCCGCACAGGCAGGGCTTGGGCTTGGGGTCGCCGGTGATGGCCTGGTGATAGGTGCCGTTGCGCGCGGCCAGCACGTAGTCGGCGACCACGTTGAAATAGCCCGCCATGTTCTTGTCGATGATCAGCTTGGCCTCGTACTCCAGCCGCTGCCGGTAGACGTCCTCGGGCAGGCCCTTGTCGACGACGAACCGCTTGAAGCCCTCCTCGATCGCGCGCCGGAAGGCCGCAGCGTCCTCGGCGTCGGTGGCGTGCAGCCGGGGCATGGCCAGCAGTTTGCCGTCAATCTCGGCGTTGCACTGGTCGGCGATCCAGCCGCTGTTGCGCATGGCCTCTTCGATGACGCTGGTGCCGACGCCGTGCAGACCCATGTAGTGGCGGATCTCGTCGGCGTTCATCATCCAGTCCGCCGCGTGGCCGCGCTCCTCGTGCTGGTCCTTCTTCCAGGACCCGGTGGACATGTCCCAGATCGCGCGGTGCTCCTGCCACTGGCGCTCATGGGCATAGTGAGCGTCGTTGACCACGACCAGCGGCACGCCCATCTCCTTGGCCAGCCGGACCTTGGCCAGGTTGATCTTGGACATCCTGGCGTTGAGCGCCTGCTGCTCAGGGCTGACCGGGTTGATGAACTGCCAGGTGTGCAGCTCGGAGTAGAAGTGATCGCCGAAGATGTGCAGGAGCACACCCCACTCCTGGCGGGCCAGGTCCTCCTGGTCGTTGACCACGTAGTCGGCGAACCGGGTCAGCATGCAGCCGTCAGAGGCCCACAGACCATCGCGGTACTGCATGAGCAGTCCAGGGTCCAGCTGCGGCTTCTTGTAGAACTGCTCGGGCTCGTAGGCCAGCGAGGACAGCGCCCACAGGTTGCGCAGCCCGGTGTTGTTCTCGGCCAGCAGCACGATGTGGCTGGAGTCGCTGGCGCCGGTCTTGCGCTCCCGGCTGTCGGCGATATTGAGCATCCACCGCTGCTCGGCACCCAGCACCGGCTTGACGCCTGCGGCCTGGCAGGCCTTCTGGAACCGGAAGTGCCCGCCGACGTCGTCGTGGTCGGTGATGGCGACAGACTCATCGCCGCACTCCTTGGCCCGCGCGGCCATCTCCTCGGGCCTCGATCGCCCGTCGAGGATCGAGGTCTCTCCGTGGTTGTGCAGTGCTGCCTTACCGCTGCTCATGGATCTCCTTGTGGGTGAGTGAGTGGTGTGGAAGGTGCTGGAAGTCCGCTCATGGATGTCCAGCACCCACCGCACCCCCGGCGCCATCCCCATTGCGCCGGAAGTCGGCCCTGTACCCGATACCCGCAGGCTCGGGGTCCCTGATGGGGTGTCGGCAGCCGAAGCCGCCTACCAGGGTTGAGGGTCTTTAGGTGTAGGACTCCAGCCGGGCGCGCAGCGAGGAGATGTCGCCGCCGCTGGTGGCCGGTGCCGGGGTGGGCGGTCCGGCCTGAGCCTCATCGGGACCGGTGCTCCATGGCGGACCATCGTTGTTGCTGGTCGCCGTGGGCAGGTCGCGCCGTGCTGCCGCGTCCTCGCGGGGCACGGCGAGCAGGTTGCGGGCCCGCTCCTCCGAGGCGTTGCTGACTGCCCACTCCCACAGCGTGGTCGGGCAGTAGAGGAAGCGCTCGGGGTCGTCCTCTTTGATCGGCTGGCCGTTCATATCCTTGCCGGTGCCGTAGCCGTAACGCTCGTGCAGCGCCTTGTAGCTGGACCCGTCCATCCGCCAGTCGGGGTCCTCACCCTTGGGAGTGAGGATGTACTGGGTGGCCAGGCCAGAGCCCTGCCGGGTGATCTTGTAGTCGCGATCGCACAGGGTGCCGTACTCCCCGGCATAGCCGACCGGCTGGCCCCAGAATGTCTTGGCAGGCTCCTGAATGAGGATGAACCGGCGCCCCTGGTAGGTCTTGCCGTCCACCTCGACGTCGACCAGCTTGTCCTGGTACTTGAACCGAGGGCGCTCGCCCGGCGGGGTCTCCAGGGCGACCTCTTCGCGCTCGACGACGATGGCCATCGTGCGCTCCTTGGCCTTGGCCGGAACGAGAGCTTTGGTCTTGTAGTCCTCGGTCATGCCGCCGTAGAGCTGGACCCAGTCCTGGCCCTTCCAGTCGGGGTCCTCGGCGTGCAGGCTGGGGGCGCAGACGAAGCTGGCAACCTTGCCCCGGTTGTCCTTGACGTACTGATAGACGTCGCAGGTGATGATGTCTTCGGGATCGGTGAGGAAGCGGACGATGATCGAATCGCCGTCGTCCATCTTGAAGTAGTCGAGCCTGGCGCCGAAGCTCTTGGGGGTGTTCGCGTTCGTGACGGCGCGCTTCATCGCGCCAAAACCAGTTGCCATGTGTATCTGTTTCTTCCCGTTTTTTCCTGTTGTGGATTGTCTTGCTACAGAAGGGCTTTAGCCCTTCTGTAGGGACACTACACCATCAGGCGGGAATATTGGAGCTTATGAATGACAAGCGTGTCATTGGATCGTTGCGCCCCGGCATAAAGCCCGCGACGTGGGTGAACAGCGAGTAGGCCAGCGACTGCGAGGGCTCCCAGGAACGCGGGATCACCATCATGCAGGCGTCGTGGTGGTACTCGGCAGGGCCGTCGGTCATGAGGACCTTGATCACCCGCCGGTAGTTGACAAGGGGAGCGGCCTCGACCAGAAAGTGATACCACAGCTGGGCCTTGAGCCCGTCCGCGCGCCAGGGGTCGCGATGGCTGTTGATGGCGAAGTAGTCGTAGCGCGTCCCCGCGTTGTGGGCCCCGTACGGGTTGGCTTTGACCGGCTTGAGGACCCGCTGGAGCTCGACCTCGTCGAGGGTCTGCAGATCGTCGAGCTTGCTCAGCTCGGCAGCAAACACCGCGTCCATCAGCCTCATGCCCTTGGGGGTGCGGTTGTACTTGTCCCGGGCCAGCGGGTCCAGTAGCACCGAGGCGATGTTGCGCACCCGGTTGAGCTTGTCCACGTCAGGTTCTATGCCCGTGTCCGGGTGATAAGTGCGATAGAGGTGCCGAACCCTGAATCGAATTTGATCCATGCTCGCCCAGGGGTTGACGCCGATTTCGGCGTAGTACCCGTGCGGGTCGGCGGTGTTAGGCGGGATGAGCGCCAGCTCGGTATTGCACGAGGGATATCCGATGCCACGGGAGCCCGGAGCCTTCCGGCTGTCGAAGAGGCCTGAGTCGTCAGAAGACGCGCTTGTCCTCAGGGACAGGGTTGCCATCGGCTTGGGCCTCTCTCTTGGTGACGGCGGTCTGCACCAGCGCTTCGGTGAGCGCCTGGGAGGCCTCCTGTTGGGCGTCCAGCTGGCCCGAGAGGGCATCAGCAAGGGAGTTCTTGGGCTTGAGCACCAGACGACCGTCGGGGTGATGTGTGGCCTTCTCGCCGGTCGGCAATGTCCGCGTCGTGGGTCGGTTGTTGCCCATGGCTCACATCTTCCACTCGATCATCTTGAGCATGGCCGGTGTGGCCTGCTCGACCTTCTCCTCTATCAAGTCTGCCGCGTCATAGTCACCCATGTCCATCTTGTGGTCGGGTGTCACTACAGAAACAGCAGTCCTGTTGGCCAGACCCCGGACCATCTTGCGCTCCATGAACCGGCCCGCGTCGTCGTCGTCGGCCCAGACGGTGACATGGTCAAACCCGGCCAGCATGTTGATCTGGTGCTGGCTTACCTTGGCTCCGAAAGTCGCCACGACAGGACGGGAAACTCCGAGAGCAGTGGCCTTGATGACCGAAAACGGGGATTCGACCACCACAACTTCTCGACCGACACGATCCAATCGTCCCTCTCCGTCTGGGACATAGAACACTGAAGACTTAGGGAATCCGGGGCTGGACTTGTATTTCGGGAAACCACCATCCCAGGTGCCAGGCCACAGTCCAGGACGATCGGGAACAGCTCGCGCTTGCCACCCAACCAGCTCACCGCCCCAGAAAACCGGAATTGTGATCCGATTAAGGTCTTCGCGCCATCCAAGGCGCAGGCGCTTCGCAGTGTCGGGATCGATGCCTCGCTCGGCCAGGTAGGGGTGTACGAACTGCCAAGGCTTGAGGATCGTGGACGCATAGAACGGTAGGTCGGCGTTGCCCTGGCCCCGAGGGGCAGCAGTGAACAGCCGATCGAGTTCGGCCAGGAACGCGTCCTGATCGACCGTGCTGCCTTCCAGAAAGTCCCGGACGATCGGCAGAATGCCATTGAAGTCCTCCTCGTCTTCCATCTTGGCGATGAAGTCGAACATGTCGCCGCCCCAGAACGCCCAGCAGACGTACTTCTTGCGGTCGACGTTGACCGACGCCGAGGGGTTGGCGTCACCGTTGTTGTGATGGCGCTCCACGCGATCCACCAGGCAGCTGTGGACGATCTCGGTGGTGCCCTCCTTGCCGGGCTCCTCGCGGTCGTTCTCGACCCCGTAGTGGTCCAGGACCGCGCGCACGTTGAGACGACGCAGGTAGTCGTCGTAGACCATGCGCTCCTGGATGAAGCCGAAACCGCGCTTCATGAGACCTTCACCCGGCCCTCCTGCCACAGGGTCACCCGGTAGGTCTCGCGGCAGGCGTCGACCTCCAGGACGGCGTCGAAGGTGTCCGGCTGACCGACGACCTCATGGACCTCCACGATCTGATGCAGCGGCAGATGGCCCCAGTAGGCCACCGGCTTGGCCCGCCAGGCCCAGGCGGTCGCGTCGACCTCGGAGCGCTTCACGACGGCGCCTCGGTGTATTCCTCCAGGACCCGGATCTCGGTCCGCTCGGTCAGGTGCCAGTTGAGCAGCCAGCTCTTGCGGTCGCCGCGACGGCTGCCCATGATGTCCAGGCCCATCATGTTCGAGTTGCGCATGTCCTGGTTCTGCCACAGGCCCAGGGCGATGTCGACGGTCTGCTCGATCATCGAGCTGTTGGCGAAGTTGTTCAGCGCGCCGCGCCCGTCGTTGTTCATCACCGCACGGTTGAGCTGGATGGCCAGAAAGGTCGGCAGCTCGCCGACGCTGGACCGGCTGGTCTCTTCCTTGATGTCGTAGGCCAGTTCGCCGTGCTTCATCCGCAGGGCCGAGTCGCCGGTGTAGCTCTTCTCGGCGTCGACCCAGGACAGCTGGTCGATGAGCACGAAGTCGGCGCCGAGCTGACGGGCCTGGGTGAACATCGTCTTGACCGTGCGGTCGCCGCGCTGGGGCCGGACCAGCGGGGCTACGGCAGTGCGCTCCAGCAGGTCCTGTGCGTTGGTGAGCTGGGCCATCTCGTCGAAGCTGAGCTCGCGGCGCATGAACTTATTGAAGCTGACCCCGGAGTACATGCAGTCGATGCGGTCCTCCATCTCCTTGCGGTCCATCTCCAGGGTGAACATCACCGGACGGGCGCCGCGCCGCAGCGCCTCGCAGTAGGCCTTGGCCAGCATCCACGACTTGCCCACCTTGGTGTAGGCGGCGATCGCGGCCAGCTCGCCGGGCCGGATGCCCCGGGTGTGCTCGTCGAGCTCTTCGAGCCCGAAGCCCATCCCCATGGCCAGCGCGTTCTCCCGGTCGCGGGTGTAGCGCTGACGACGCTCCTCCTTGTTGGTGGCCATGTCGCTGAAGGTGGTCGCGGGCCGGACGATCTCGGTGGCCTCGTAGGCCTCGCGCCACATCAGACCTAGCGCCTCGTACGGATCGCGGTCCATGGCCTTGGCCGCTTCGCGCGCGATGAACTGGACCTTGTTGCGGACGAATCGCTTGCGCAGCCAGTCACAGCACCACTGGGTCTCGACGTCGACCTCGCGGTCCAGGGTGACCAGCGGGTACTCGGTCTCGACCACCTGAAAAGTCGGTGCGGCCTGCATCTGCGAGTTCAGCCAGTAGTCCATCATGAAGATGAACACGACCTGATTCATCGGGTCCTCGAAGACCTCCGGCCTGACGCCGTTGTCGAAGACGCGCTTGATCTGGTCCAGCTCGGTCATTCGCGACAGCAGCTGGATCTCCACATCAGACAATCGGGCGCACCCAGCCTTTCATGATCTCGTCGAGCTCGCGGTCGTTGGCCCGGGGCCGGAAGTCCTCGCCCTCGAAGACTTCTTCGAGACTCTTCTCCCGGATCAGGCTGAGGATGGCCCCGCCGTAGCCCTCGTGCAGCTCGTCAGCGGCCAGGTTGGTGGTGATCAAGGTCGGGCGCCCGTGGGTCACCCGCTCGCGCAGGATGGCGTCGAAGGTGGTCTCGGCCAGCGCCAGCCGGGTCCCACGCAACTCCTTGCCGACGTCGTCGAGCAGCAGGAACTGGCTGTCGAGGAACTTACGCTGAAACCACGCCTTCTCGTCCTTGTCGCGCCAGGTCGAGGTGTACATCTCGATGGTCTGGGCGAAGGTGGTGGCAAAGCAGGTCTGGCCTCGCTTGATCAGCTCCTTGAGCACCAGGTTGGCGATCATCGTCTTGCCGGTGCCGAAGGTGCCGGAGAAGTACAGGCCCATGCCACGCTGCAGGAAGGCCTCATGCCGGTCGAGGTACTTCTCCACGCCCTGCAGGATGCCCTTGGGCCCGTGGTAGTCGTCCCAGTCCAGCCGCATGTAGGTCGCCCCGATACCTGCCGCCAGGTAGTTCTTGCCCAGCCGGTGCTGAGTCGGGCAGTCGCAGGCGGTCTTGGCGCCGCCGCGCGCGATGTAGGTCCCGCGCCTGTTGCAGGTCGGGCACCACTCGGTGGCGGGCCGGGAGTAGTTCGGCTCACTCCGGCACACCCGCTGGTAGTCGTCGTCGCTCAGGACGCGCAGCTTCACAGTTTCTCGCTCTCCCACGGCCCGAGCCGATAGTTGTCGGTGTTCTGCGACTTCATCCGATACCGGCCCGGCTCGGGCGGGCAGTTGAAGGCGAACTTCTGGGCGAGCACCGCCGCCAGCGGGCAGTCGAACAGCCCGCCGTCAATGCGCTCGCGCAGCGGATGCTGCAGGGTCCAGATACCACCCTCCTTGACCTCCAGAACGTGGTGGATCTCCGGGTCGGAAAGCATCTTGGCGACAGCCTCGGGGTCGGGGCAATCCGGATAGAAGCATCGGAGTTCCGAATCCTCCCGGACAGCTGAAGTCCTGACTCCGAGCGACTTTCGTCCGCAGGCCGGGCAATATCCGTCCACCGGCAGTCGGCCCGGCATTAGAGATCCGACAATCTCTTGGCCCCCACGGTCTGACGCGGGGCAATTTTCTTGGCCTGCCGGGCTAGCTCCTCGGTGGACTCCATGAGCATGAGGTCGGTGAACCACTTGCGGGCCTTGATGAAGTCGAAGTAGCCGACCGTCTGGCCCCGGAACTTGCCCTTGTGCCTGTAGAAGGTCCACTTGACGATCTGTCCGGCCTTCTCCGGGCCGTAGGTCTTCTGCAGGCCCCGGAAGATCGAGCGCTCCTTGAGGCCCTCGACGGGCAAGTCCAGCCCGAACGCGCCGTGGTAGGTCTTGATGTAGGACACCAGCTGCTCGGGACTCATCTCCTGGCAGCGGACACCCATGTCTTCCTCGATGGGATCAGGGTCGACAAACGCCATATGTGTGTGCTCCTGTGTGAATGATTCTGTAGGCCCATCATAGCCTACAACGTTGCGTTTTGAAGCTTAGTCGACGTCTTCGGCAGGCATCAGCCGCCGGGGTGCGGACGAGGACTGGGTACGTCCCCGGCTGCCGTTGAGGTAGGCGTCGCACTGAGCACGCAGGGCATGACTATAGCTGCGGATCTTGGTCCGATGCTCATGCTCCAGATCGGTGATCTTGCGTCCGGTCTCGGTGATCTTGCGGATCGGCCAGAACAGCAGCACCGACATCGGCTCCTCGGCGGAATTGCGCGGGGTGGTCGACATCTGGATGCACTTGTCGTCGAAGCCGGTGATGAAGCCGGTGACGGTGTCGCCGTCCATCTCCTTGATCGTGAACTCGACCTCGCGATGGATACGACGGACGAGGTACCGCTGCATGATCTGGTCGTTCTTCAGGCCGATATCGATGTCGCCTGGACGGGGCATGTACGGTTCCTCTGTCAACGGATGAGCGGGTGCTGTCATCTCTTCGTGTGCCTCCTCCCGCACTTCACGTTGGCAGTCCCTGTCACGAGTCGGTGGTCTTCCACCCTTCCAGGGTCTCGGCGATCAACTCGACCCCTCGGGCGAGCTCGCGCTCGCTGGCGATGAGTGTCGGGGTGACCACTACGGTGGAGCCTACTGGCGGAGCGGTCAGAAGCCCGTGTTGACGCGTGGACACTTCGAACTTTCTGGCGAGTTGCGGCGATCGGAAGTCCAGGGTGTGGTAGAGCCCAGACCCGGCGGTGTCGGCCAGATAGTCGCCGAACCGGTCCACCAGGGCCCGCAGGCGCTCGCCGAAAGTCACCCCCTCCTCACGCACGTGCTCCAGCAGTTCGGGATTGATCGCGGCCAGGGTGGCTGCGCCGGTGGCGCAGGCGAGCGGGGCTCCGGCCATCGGTCCGACGAAGGCATCGTCGAGCAGCTCGGCAGGACCGATGACTCCGCCGAGAGTCAGCCCGCCGCCCGCTGGACCGCCGAAGATGATTGCGTCCGGGGTGAAGCCGTAGGCCTGATGTCCCCAGATCCGGCCCAGCCGACCGAAGCCGGTGGCGCTCTCGTCGGCAACGACCGTGCGTCCGCTCTTGGTGGCGCGGTCGACCTCGTCGAGCACCACCTCGGGGGCGACCAGTCGCCCCTCACGATCGATCAGGCTTACCAGAGACCAGTTGGGGAACTGCGTGAAGGCCACCGCCCCGGCGTCGCGACCGCCCTCGGCGTAGAGCACCCGCAGGCTGTCGGCGTCGGGGCGCTCCAGACTGTCGATGAGCTTGCGGGCGTACTCGACCGGCCAGCGGGCCACGTGGCCGGACGCCGGGCCGGTGCGCACGTAGTAGTCCAGATGCTCGCGGATCGCGGTGAGGACCCACGGGTGGTTGTGCCCGATCGGTGCCTGCAGCGCGGTGAAGTCCAGCAGCTGGGTGTTGTACTGGTCGAAGACGTAGTGCAGGTCCGCGCGCTGGATGGCGATCGGGTCGTCGGGCACTCCGGCAATGACCTTGCGGTGGTCGGTGAGCAGGGGCTCGACAGCCTCGTCGATGGCCCTACGCAGCGCGTCGTTGAGCGGCGTCATGCTGAATGATCTCCCAGAGTTCGTCGACGGCCCGGTCGCGGTCGATGTGAAGGTATTCCACCTTCTGGTCCGGTTGAACCCCACAGAAGCGTTGCACATGACCGGCGATCAGGAGGTCAATGGCCCGCTGGTAGTCCCGGTCGTCGAGCCGGTCGGCGTCGGCGGTCAGGAAGTCCGGGTGCGGCGGCTTGTAGGCGATGACGTCCCAGAACCGATCGGCATAGGCCAGCTCGCGGGTGATGGCGACGACTTGCCGCAGCAGCTGGACCTCCCGGGGCTCGACGAGGACGTCGGCGCCGGACGGGGCCACCTGGGCCAGGAGGTCCTCGGCGTAGGCCAGCGGGTCCAGGCTGCAGCGGTCGCCGATGAGCAGACCGACCTGGACGTCGAGCGTCGGCGCCGTGTCGTATCGCATCTGGAGCACCAGATCGCGCTCGGCCTCGCGGGCCCGGCGCTGAAACTCGGTGATCAGCCGGACCTGGAACTCCCAGTCCCCGTCGCGGTTGTTGCCCAGGTCGAACAACTTCTTGAGGTAGCGGGTCGGGCTGTGGAAGGTCGCGACCGTCATCCCGGCAGCACGGGCTCGTTCGGCGATCCGCTCGGCGATGTAGGTCTTGCCAGAGCCGTGGGTCCCGGTCAGGGCGTACTTGAGGATGGTCACGGGACGTCTTTCTCCTCGGTCCGAGGGTCTCGGGTCAAGGTCATTCGTCCTCGTCCTTCTTGGGTGCCGCAGTGTGCTTGCGCAGGCGCCAGGTCTTGGTGCGCTTGTCGAAGAAGGCCTCTTCGGGCCGGACCCACTTGTGCCGGTTGCGCCCGAGGTAGACGTACTTCCAGCCCTCCCGGGCCCGCCATTCCACGCCGAGCTCGGTGTAACGGATGCGCCGCATGATGGTGCGCAGCTCATCGGGGTCGATGTTGCCGCGCCGGTAGCACGACTGCAGGATGGCCCGCAGGATCGGCATGGTGAACCGGCGGTGGCCGGTCTCGGGATCGCCGACGCGCTCGGGCACGATCGGCGAACCGTCCGGCCAGGTGAAGATGTGCTCGCCGGTCTTCTCGTCCGGCTTGAGTCCCCAGTAGATCCACTGACTGGTGCGGTCGAAGTACTCGGCAGCCTCGGTGGTCGAGACCACCGGCTCCACCCCGGCCATCGCCATCAGCTCGGCGTCGGAGGCGCGGTCCAGGGCAGCGATCTCCTGACGCCGGACCTCCAGCTCCTCATCGGAGAGCTTGGCCTCGGCCACCTCATCGAACTCGGCAAAGACAGGATGCCCCTCCGCATCACTGCGGAGAGGCTCTCCCTGTTCTTGGCCGGACGCTTCTACCTCATGATCGACCGGCGGTGCCATGGCTTACTCCTTGTCACGATATGCCTCCAGCTCCTCAGGCGACAGCGAGCGCTGGTGGAACGAAACCGGGCGATGACCGCCCACCACCAGGGCCTGACGGAGCTTTTCCAGCAGCGCCGGATTCTTCCGGGCTGCTGCCAGGAACAGACCTTCGTCGAAGGTCCGCACCTCTTGTGCGGGGATGACCTCGACACGGGTCACCTTGTTCCAGACCTCGTCGCCGACCAGGTCACGCAGGGTGGCCTCGTCGAGCTCGGGGTCCTTGCGGGCACCACCCTCGCGGGTGAACTTCAGGCCCAGATTCGGGATGTCGATGTGTCCGGCGACGTACTCCGGCTCCGGCTCGCCCGCGCTAGCGAAGGTCTCGGTCAGCGAGTTGAACACCCGCTTGCGGATCTCCTCGTAGCGGCTCTTGGCCATCTCCTGAATGCGCTTGACCTCCAGGACCTCGATCATCAGGTCCTCGGCCTGCTGCAGGGTCAGCTCGCCGGTCTCCGAGGTAATCTCGGCGTTCTTCTTGGCCAGCGGCACGAAGTTGCGGAAGGTGCGGTTCATCACCCGCAGCTGCTTGGGATCGAGGTTCTTGACGGCCTGCGCGTAGGCCGCGCGCCGGATCGCGGCGTTGTTGGGCGGACGCTTGGACAGCGCCTTGCGCTCCTCGTCGGCGACGATCTCGTTATAGGCCGCGACGTAGTCGCCGCCCACCTTGCTCAGGTAGGTCTCCAGATCGCGCTCGATCAGGGTGCTGGTGGTGCTGTCAGTCATGTGTGTGCTCCTTCGGTGTGGGTGTGCCCTGAGTGTACCTATAGTAACCGACAAGAATCATGAAAACTTCCCTCAGGCCAGATATAGACCTCGTGTCCTGGATCGTTGGATCTAGCCATCGGCCTCCTTGCGCCGCTGGATCTCCAGCCGCTCGTTGACCTTCTCCAGGGCGCCTTCGATCTGCGGGTCGACCACGTTGAACAGCAGGTAGGCGTAGGCGTCCTTGATGCCCTGCTCGTCGGGCAGCTTGTTGAACCGGATCCGTCCGGAGGCGCCGGGCTTGTAGAAGTCGCTCTCTCCCACCCGCAGCGTGACGTCGAGCCGGGCCTCGATCTCGAAGGCGACGATCTTGGCTGGCTCGTTCACTCCCATGCGAGGTCCTGATTCTTGTCCCGCGCGGCCAGGGTGACCTTGATCCCGCAGGTCGGGCAGTTGGCGCGCGGGGTCTCGATCATCGTGAGTTCCGCCTTCTGCTCTTGAACTCCCGCGAGATGTCCTCCACGGCGGCGGCGATGTCGGTCAGCGCCGAGGCATAGGCGATCTTGGCGAACAGCTCGGCGCGGTCGTAATCGTTGGCGACAGATTCCGCCGCCGCGCGTGCCGTCTGCAGATCGTTGATGTGGGCCATCAGGTGTTCTTCTTTCCGTAGGACGCTTCCCGCCTGCCGACCTGGGTGGCCAGCGCGCGGAGGACTTTGACGGTGCCAAGGATCATGGCGGTCTCTTCCGTCGTGAGATCCGACCTGCTGGTGGTCTTGGCCAGCATGTCGGCGGCGACGTTGATCGTGACGTCGGAGAAGGCCTTGCGGCCACGGGTTTGCATCGGTGCGTCCACGTGATGGGACCTCCCTTGTGTGCGTGTGTTTGTGCAGGTACGACGATTGTTATTCGTCTACAGGGATATTAGCACCCCCGGTCTGGGAATCAGCTGAGTCACACTCGGCCTCTTCCTGCATCTGGGAGATGGCCACCGCTGCGGCCTGATCGACCAGGCGCTGCACGATGTACGGCAGGCCCTCATACATGTCCTCGCCCCAGACCGCGTGCTGGGTGAAGTAGAGCAGCATCTGCCCGATCCACTCGACCGAGACGTAGCCGCCCATTGTTTGCTCGGCAACCGGTAGGGCTTTGCTGACTGCCTCGGCGAAGAAGTAGGGCCCGGCCTGGGCGCCCTCCTCAGGCAGGCTCTTTATGCCCTCCTCGGCCAGCTCGCCCCATTTCACCAGGAAATCACGGAATTTGCGGGTGGCCTCGTCTCGGTCCATCAGGGACAGTTCCTGGGTCCACAGGTCCTCGTTCTTGACTCTCACAGGTCCAGTGTCCCATTGATGGGCCTATAGTCGGGGGATTTGGATATGGGCACAAATGTGCCCCTCCCCCCAAACCCCCCTCCCACAAGCACACGGTGCGGCGGCGGGCCGAGGGACTGTGAAAAGGCACACAGCAACGACCGATCGCCGCACGTCCACTTGGACGCACGGGAAGGCGATTACGAGCTTCGTGGCCTTTGTAGCTCGCTGACCTGCGGGTTCAGGTCGGAATACCCGGGGAGGTTGATTAGGCGGACTCTCCCAGAAAACGCCGGGCAGCATCTCCTACATCTAGGGGCTGGACCCGGCACCACCACAATCGGTAGTATCGAAACCAGCCCGAATTGCAAAAACGGAGCCCCAGGCCTGCCAGCCGTAGGGGCTCCGTTCTTTTTACTCTCACGCGTGTAATTCGGTCAAGTGCTGCAGCTCTCAGGCCTCCTTGACTTCGGCGATCAGGTCGCGAATCAGGTCGTAGGTCAGGCCCCCGGCGGGGTAGAGGGAGCGGATCTGGTGGGTGGTGACGAACTTGCCGGAGGCGATCAGGTGGGCGGCGACGTCGAGGGCGAAGCGGACGTCCTTCTGGCGGGCGCCGTAGTAGGGAGAGACATCGACCGCGTGGACCTCGATCAGGGCGCGGGCGCAGCGGACCTGGTCGCCGGTCGCCTCGCCCTTCCTGACGGCGTCAGCGAAGTCGCGGTCGAGGGCGGCGGAGGCGATGTATAGGGTGCTCATTTTTGTTCTCCTTGTGGTGGTGGTGGTGCGTCCTACACCCACTATAACGGAGCGGTATGGGCATTCATTCCCGAGAATTGTGTGTGATCTATAGCTCACCTGTAGACTGATCTCCATGCCCTTCGGACACGTCCAAGATGTCGAGGCGGCGGTCCTGGACTTCATCGACCACGGTGTGAGTCCGGCGCGGATCGTCCTGTTCGCCGACCACCCGGAATACCCGGGATACCTGCAGGTCGAGCCGGTGGACCCGCGCGCGCGGGGCGTCTTCTACACCACCTACCACGACTGGCTGAGTCGTCACCTGATCCTCAACGGCCTGCACCTGCTCGACCAGTTCGTCGAGCTGCTGATCGAAGACGACTTCATCCCGCTGGCCGGGCCGTCGACGGCCAAGATCCTCGAAGACCACCGCCGGTGGAGCGAGCCGCTGGCGATCGAGGGCTATGATCTGCGCAAGTTCCAGAGCTTCTGTCTCAACCAGGCCCTGGAGCGGGCCCGCACCGGCACCACCAACGAGGAGCGGTTCTACTTCCTGAACTGGTCGGCGGGCTCGGGGAAAAGTTTTTGCGCCGCCGCCGGGGCCCGCGCGCTGCTCGACGAGGGTCTGATCGACATGGTCCTGGCCTGCACTCTGAGCAAGCTCAAGATCGGCCTGATGCGCAACTTCACCAACGTGGCCGGACTCGACGTCTGGATCAACGATCACTCGGCCAAGGCCACCCGACTCAGGCGCTACCAGGAGCCCCGTCAGGGCCTGGTGCTCAACTACGAGAAGCTGCGGGTGGACTTCGACGCGCTCGAAGAAATGGTGCGCGGCAAGCGGGTCCTGTTCGTCCTCGACGAGTGCCACAAGGTGATCGCCGAGTCCGGCGCCAACCAGGCCCGCAAGGCCCTGGACAAGCTCGTGCGGATCTGCACGGCCACCATCTGGCCGATGAGCGCCACCGTGGTCGGCGGCTCGCCGCTGCGCTTTCGGGACGTCTTCAGCCTCGACGGCCACCCGAAGTCCAACCCGCTGGGCACCAAGGAGGACTTCGTCAGCCGCTACGCCGAGAAGGTCACCAACATCCCGATCGTGACCAAGTCCGGCGGACGGTTCTCCATCACCCGGTACGACTGGGATCTCGACGCGCTGCACGAGGTCCGTCACCGCGTCGGCGACCGGACCATGGCGGTGCGCAAGACCGACCCGGGCATCCGTGAGCAGTTCAAGGGCATCGAGTGCATCCCGGAGTGGGTGCCGATGACCGACGAGCTCGCCGCGATCTACGACCTGATCCTGGCCGACGCCAAGGTCGCGCGTGATGAGGGTCTGAGCCGGGCCCCGCACTACCTGGCCATGCGGGTGGCCTCGATCAACCCGGCAGCGCTGCAGTTCTCGACCAACGACATCGCCGCCCAGATCTGGGCTGAGCACCCCGAGCTGTGCCAGGCCAAGTTCTCGGCCAAGATCGAGATGCTCAACGACCGGCTGGAGTCGATCCGGGAGTCCCAGGACAAGGCGATCGTCTTCTGCCACTGGACCTCGATGGGCATCCTGCCGCTGCAGCACCACCTCAAGGTGCCCTACGTGCTCCACTACGGCACCGGCCAGACCGCCCGGGAGTCCCAGGCCGCGCAGGACCGTTTCAAGGCCGATCCAGACCTCACCTGCTTCCTGACCTCCGACGCCGGGAGCCACGGGCTCAACATGCAGGAGGCCCGCTACGTGATCAACACCGACCCGCTCTACAGCTACGACGACCTCACCCAGCGCAACGCACGCATCGACCGCGCCGACAGCCATCTCGACGGTCTGACGGCCTACGTGATGATCACCGAGGAGTCGAAGGTGGAGAACCGGATTTGGCAGGTCTGCGAGCAACGGCGCCAGCTCGCCGAGGCGGTGCAGGGCACCCGCGAGGAGCTCACCACCGCCGAGGTGACCGCCGAGGAGAGCAACAACATCGACTGGCTGATCGGACTGGAGGACTGATGAAGAGCATCTTTCCGCCCACCGCCGACCAGACCATCCGGGAGGGCCGCGAGTTCGTCATCCAGGGCGCCGAGAACGGCGGGGTGAAGTGTCCGGTGTGCGGCCAGCGCGCCCAGGTCTACCGGCGCTCGATCAACTCCGGCATGGCCCGGGCCCTGATCAACCAGTGGCGGGCCGTCGGCCAGACGTGGACGAAAACCCGCTTGCTGTGGACCATGACGCATGAAGCCGCCCAGCTGCAGTGGTGGGGCCTGATTCAGGGCCGCGACAGCCGTGAGGACGGTGGCAGAGGCGGCGAATGGCGGATCACCGACCTGGGCCGCGACTACCTGCTGGAGAAGGCCACGGTGCCCAAGTACGCCAAGGTCTACGACGGCGAGCTACTGGGGCTGGACTCCTCCGAGGGCCAGGCCGGTATCCGCGACGCGCTCGGCAAGCGCTTCGACTACGCCAAGCTCATGGCCGGTGAGGGATGACCACCTTTTTCACGTGGGCCCAGTCCGGTAACGATCCGACCTCCCCGAGTTAAAAGCTCGGTGCTAATCCGTCTCAGCTATAGGCCCGTGGTGCCCCTGGAGAGATTCGAACTCCCGGCCCGCGAGGTAGAAGCTCGCCGCTCTGTCCACTGAGCTACAAGGGCATCGATGGGGTAGCAGGACTCGAACCTGCACCTCCGGAGTCAAAGTCCGGCGGGACTGCCAGATTGCCACCATACCCCAAGGTGTCTGGTCACCAGGGCCATGTACCATTCGTCGCCGCCGATCCTCGCCTACGGCGCTAGCCCTGGTCGTCACCGCAAGGTCGACCAAACGTGGACCTGAGGGGACTCGAACCCCTGTCCTGGTGTCTTTCTCACTGCGTTCTACGGGCGTAGTCCTGGTTTGGCGTATCGGTCGGTGATCCCCAGGACAGGAGTTTCACACCGTTTCCCACCTCTGGCCCCTGACGCTGGAGCCCGTGCGACGCATTCGTGATGTTTGGGACGAGGGTTTGCGCTCCCTCATGTCCGTTCGCTGCTGTTAGAGATGAAGCCTGGCCGCTGCACAGCAGCACGCTGAGCCAGGCTGGTTCCCTCAGACGAGAGCGGCAGCCTCTTCAGCGAAGAAGGCCTCGATCTCGGCGTCGGTCACCGTTGCATCCGTGTCGGTTGCGTTTATCAGTTGCCGCGTTCACTCAGAGTAGAAGTGCGGCCAACACTCGCCCGCTGTTCAGTTGTCCATCGACCAGTCGAAACCTTGTCAGGCCCTTCTGGGTACCGCGTGCCTCCGAGAGGATTCGAACCTCCAGCCACCGCGTTAGGACCGCGTTGCTCTGTCCGTTGAGCTACAGAGGCAGATGTGACGCGTCCCCGGCAAGAGTTGAACTTGCGCAACGTGGCTTCGGAAACCTCGTGCCAGATCCGCTGGCGAGGACAGTGTGGGAGCCCGTTTTCCGGCTTGCGCCGACGGCCTTTGGGGACGCTCCCTACCGGGTCTCCCATGACGAGGGTGAGGAGACCAATGCCCCGTGTCCATGCGAGGTTTCGAACCTCGGTCCTCCTGCGTGTCGAGCAGGCGCTCTACCCCTGAGCTACACGGACGTGAGGGGAGAGGCAAGCCAGGATTTGTATTCCTCTCCCTTTGTGCCCCTAGCGCGAATCGAACACGCATCTCCGGTTCCGTAGACCGGCGTCATATCCGTTGGACCATAGAGGCAGTGTCTCGCTTGTGGTTTCTCGGGCGCGAGACGGGCCCTCATGGTTGCAGCGCTCAGCCCAACGCATGCGCACGCCGGGGGCGCTTCTGACCGTACCTGCTCGGTGAATCGAACACCGCTTACGCCAAGTTATCAGCTTGGATCGGACGACCAGTCCGCTAACAGGCATTGCGTACCTCACCCTGGAATCGAACCAGGTACCTGCACGTTATGAGCGAGCGGCTCTACCAATGAGCTAGTGAGGCATAGCTGCAGAAGGACCACCATCGCCGAGCGCCCTGGAAGACGGCGATCCTTCTGCATTGCGACCCTGACGGATTACGATACCGCGACCTCCGATTCGACAGACCGGCGCTCTTCCTCTGAGCTACAGGGCCAGAGAGCGAAGAACGGGTTACGATCCCGCGACCTCCACCTTGGCAAGGTGGCGCTCTACCAGCTGAGCTACCTTCGCATCGAAGCTTTCACTTCTTGTTGTCGCCCGGCAGAGAGTGATCTCCGCCCGGCTCGCCCGGCTTGGCCGGGCCACGAGCCTTGGTTGTCGGCTCGAACTTGTTCGGCCCGCGAGGGTCGAGTTTTCCAGCCTGACCGGGGTCTCCGGGCTGGGCGCGCTTGTTGGCCATGTCGCCATTATCCCAGAGAGTAGGTGGGCGTGTCCATGGATCCGGGATAGAGATGGCCAGCCACCCGCACGAAGACACGAGACAGCATCTTCAGGTTCGGCGTCTTCATGTTCTCCACACCGGTGAACACCGCTCCGGAGACCGGCTCGTACATCGCGACCGTTCCGTAGCCCGGAATCCATCCGTCGTGGCCAAACCACTTGCCGAAGCTCAGCAGGCCCATGCCGTAACCGAAGGCTGTGGGCCCCTCGTCGGTCCAGGGCACCGACGAAAACAGGCTGTGTTGCAGCTGACGGGTCTCGGGCTTGAGAAATACCCCGTCTCGCATCGCGGTGGCCCACTTGTGCATGTCTCCCATGGTGGTGACCATGCCTCCGGCAGGACCATGGAAGTTTGCGTTGACCTTGCCGTTCTCCGACCACTTCTTGAAGACGCCGGTGGTGTACCCCTTGACCTCGGGCTGCGGAATGGTCGCACCGTCGGGGAACGAGGTGGAAGTCATGCCCAGCGGCTTGACCAGGTCGTCCATCAGGATGCGCTTCCAGCCCTTGCCACCGTTGACCTTCTCCAGGATCAGGGCCAGCAGGTGGTAGTTGGACCCGCAGTACATGTACTGGGCGCCGGGTTTGAAGACGGCCTTGTTGCGCCGAACGGCCTGCATGGCCCCCTCCGGGCTGAATGTGGGCCAGGTGGGGAATGCCAGGAAGGTCAGCGCGATGATGATGTCGGTCTGATACTCGGCCAGACCCGATCGCATCATGAGGACCTGCTTGACGGTCAACTGCCTGCCGTTGGGAATCTGGGCGACGTACTTGTCGACGACGTCGTCAAGACTGATCTTGCCCTTGTCGACCTCGCGGAGAATCGCCATGGCGGTGAGCGTCTTGGTGACGCTGGCCGCGCGGAACTTCGCGTCGAAGCTCATCGGCTTGTCCGGCGCCACGGTACGCAGACCTCGGGTCAGCTCGTAGTCCCCGGCGGGGCCGGTGATCTTCAGCATCATGCCCGGCTGCTTGGTGACGGCCATCTCCTCGGACACCACGTTGTCGACGAACTCGCGGTCGAGCTGTGAAAGTGCGGCCATGACATGCCCCTCTTCAGGTTCGAGTCTCTACAGATTCGAGACCCTCCTGAAGGAGGTGACAGGTGCAACGAGCTGAGTCGGGGGATTGAACCCCGGGCCTTTCCCGTACCGAGGGAACGCTCTACCACTGAGCTAACCCAGCATTGATCAGCGCTTTCGCACTGCGTACTGCTTTGCGTTCTTGACCCTTTTCGCGGCCTTGCAGAGGCCACATCGGCATCCCCATCGGTCATAGGTGCCGACATGCCCGTGCAGCCGCTTGTACTTCCGATCTGCCGCCGTCTTGTCCTTGTGACAGGGCAGGCAGAGTACCTGACACTTGGCGATTTCAGCGTCACGCCGGACCTGAGACCAGGACCAGATGTTATGACTGACCTTCTTGGTCGGGTCGATGTGATCTAGGTTCAGCTCCTCGGTGGAGCCGCACTTAACGCACCGCTTGTCGGCGAAGAAGTCAGCTCGACGCTTGGCGATCCACTGACGTTGATACTCACGCTGCGCTTCTTTCGTCGCCATCGGCATGAGTTCGATTGTAATCAGCAGCTCGTTGAGCCTCTACCCCGGATCGAACGGGGGTCCTCCGCTTACAAGGCGGATGTCCGTGCCGCTGGACCACAGAGGCGGGGCTGCTGTCCGGACTCGAACCGGATGCCTTCGGGATACGACGCCGACGCTCTGCCAGGTGAGCTACAGCAGCAAATGGGGGACTCTTCTGCACCTGTCCCCACGGTGCTGGTCCGTCATCAGGACCATGACGAGCGGATGACAGGAATCGAACCTGCGTAGCCAGAGTGGAAATCTGGTGCCTGAGCCATTCGGCCACACCCGCAATGTCTGGTGCCCTGTAGAGGCCTCACAGCCTCTGCCCGCTACACCCCGGCAGGACACCCCCGGGGACTCTTTCTGACGCGATCGGGACGGGAATTGAACCCGCGAATGTCCGGAGTGAAAATCCGACTGGCCATACCAGCAGACCGACCCGACCAAAAGTGCCCCCGGCTGGATTCGAACCAACGACCTATCGCTTAAGAGGCGACAGCTCTACCACTGAGCTACGAAGGCGTTTGTGCGCAAGACATGGTGACAACACCGATAGGACGCCAGTCCCGTAAATAGCCTGGGAATCGAACCCTCGGCCTGCAATATGTGGCAGATAATCGATGTCATTCGGCCTTGCAGCGTGTCCATTGCAGGGATCGAACCTGCGGCCTCTCGGGTGTGGACCGAGCGCTCTTCCAGCTGAGCTAAACGGACGAAACGTGCCGACACGAGGAATCGAACCTCGGCCACTGGGTTTTCAGGCCAGTGCTCTACCAACTGAGCTATGACGGCGGAGCCGCAGGGGAGACCTCCCAGCCCTCCCGCCTCCGGGTTATGAGCCCGGTGTGCTTGCCCTCGACGACCATCCCGGCACGGGTGACCGACGAAGACCTGACCTTCGTCAAACCCCTCGGTTGACCGGATTGAGTGCCGTCGCACCGGTTTTCGTCAGGCGAAGATCTGGAACTACACCACTTTAGCGTGGACCAGGTCGGATTCGAACCGACAGCCGTCATCTTGCAAGGATGCTGCTCTACCAATTGGAGCTACAGGCCCGAGGGCCCCTGTACCCTCCCCGTCCCGCGCGCAGGACTGAGGTGGTGGCTTGCGCAGAGCCGCCACGCAGGGGTCACGTGACGGTCGATATTTTCCTGCTTGTGGGCTTCTTGGCGGCAGGAGCGCCTCAATAGCAGGCATACGAAGAGCCCTGGCCCACTGGGTGACCGGAGGGACTCGAACCCTCGACGACTGGGATCACAACCCAGCGTTCTACCGGCTGAACTACGGCCACAGCAGTCCGTACGGGACTTGAACCCGTGATCTCCACCTTGAGAGGGTGGCGAGATATCCATCTACTCCAACGGACCATGCGAGCGCCCTCCCGGAGTCGAACCGGGATAACTCGGGTTGCAGCCGAGCACGTAGCCATTCCGCCAAAGGCGCATGAATGCCAAGACATGATGTGAGGTCCGGTCTCCCCTACCAACGTTGGGGAAACGCTCCGGATTTGTGGCCGGAGCGACAGGAATCGAACCAGCGATAACCGAACTACTCGTCGGCCTTGGCGTCGTGGCGGTGGCGTGATTCGAACACGCGTCCTCCGGGTTATGAGCCCGGCGAGCTACCTAGCTGCTCTACACCGCTACGCGGCCCAGAGATGGTGCTCTGGGCGATGGAATTGTCGAAGTTCTGTGGCCCAATCGTGGCGCCTGGTCTGCTCATCCGTAGCTGAACTGACTTGACCAGAGTAGAGGCGCCCGCAGCAAAGCGCAAGGCATTTATTCCTTGCTGGCGGTGCACCATGCCGGAGTCGAACCGGCACTCACGGTTTTAGAAGCCGCCGCTCTGCCATTGAGCAAATGGTGCGTTTGCTGGACACCGAGATGTCCAGTTTGCCCCGGGGAAGGACTCGAACCTCCTGCAGGATTCGCGCGAAACCCTGTTCCCCATGTCACCGGGCTGGTGGGAGAGGGTGGATTCGAACCACCCTGGTCGACATTGGCACGCCTGCCTCTCCCTTGGTGCCCCGGTGAGGCCTCACACCTCAAGAAGTCTGACGCCTGCAAGCAGGTGTACTCCGGGGCCTGGTGCCGGAGGGAGGTCTCGAACCTCCTGACCGACCGGCGATCGAGCTGGGCTCAGATCCGTCCTGGTCTCCGGCGTGTCTTGGTTTACCCTGTGGGCTCCCTGTCCATGTCTACCGCATTGCGCAGGGCCAGCTTGAACGACGCGCACAAGGCTGCTGCCTCCGGTCCTGGCTGGATGGCCAGGGCGGTGTACTCGTCACCGAGATCCGGCTCGTTGACCAACGTGGTGCACAGCTCCTTGCCGATCGCGGCCTCGGTGGCCAGCGCGAGCAGGGCCTCCTCGTCGGGCACAGAGACCACGACCAGGAAGTTGGAGCGGTGCCGCCAGCTGCGGGCTTGGGTGGGGTGCTGGTCCCAGAACTCGGCCATGGCGTGAACGCTCTGGGCCAGCTGGAGACCGGGCGGGAGGTCACCCCGGACAGCGATGTAGAACTTGCCGGGGCTCTGAGGGTTTGTCACCTACATGCCTTCACAGTAGGACAGGTTGCTAGACCCTGTCAAGAACCAATACCAAAGTTTGCTGTCAGTCGAAGTAGGGTCTGCGGTAGTTGATGACCAGGTCGTCCCAGTCCCGGCACTCGCGCATGGCCTGTCGGGCCTTGGTGCGCTCTTCTCGGCGGCAGTTTTTCGCCCAGGCGCTGTAGGCGGCGAGGGAGACGTAGAACCGCTGGCGGGGGAAGCTGTCGCAGATCTCGCAGGGCTGGGGCGGGCAGAGCTCCGGCGGACTCCAGGACCGTCCGGGGCGGTAGGTGCAGTCGTGGTGCTCGCGGTACCAGCGCAGGTGGTCGCGGTCGGTGTGGGCCATGGAAGGCTCCTCTCATGTCTAGTTACCTAAAACATGAGGTCACCTCCCGTGTTGCCCTGTAGTCGAGCTACAGATTAACACGTGGTACCGCACTGAGGAATCGAACCTCACCGTCCCGAAGGCCACAGGGTTACAGCCTGCTCCCAAACACCAGTTGGGCATGTGCGGCTTGGCAGGGGTGACGGGATTCGAACCCGCTATGAGACGGCTTTGGAGACCGCTGCCTTCCAGATCGGCTTCACCCCAACGGGGAAGTCGCTGAGTCGGGGTGACAGGATTCGAACCTGCGACATCTTGGTCCCAAACCAAGCGCTCTTCCACTGAACTACACCCCGTGGTGTCGGAGGCGCGATATCAGCAGAGCGCGGAGAAGGTGTGAGCTACCGACCCAGCGACGGCTGATATCGCCATCGCGGGCTTTCGGGTCGACCGATGCCGGAACTCTTGAACACGAAAGCAAGCGTATCAGACTGTCGCGATGTGGCAAACGATTATTTCGGGTGGTAGGTCGCATATAGCCGAGACGATCAGCTCGAAGTTCGCTGCCACCGAGTCCCAGCGGTAGAGGTTTCCGGTGTCGGCAGCGACGTACAGCGTTCCTGCCACGCCCGGCGCCGGGAACGAGGACATGTCGATGCCGATGCCCGCGTAGAGGGAGTCCATGTCCGGAGCCTTCCGTTTGGCCGGACGCTCGACACGATTGCGCCGCAAGGTCAGCCGAGAGAACACCAACTGCCGCTCATGGGCGTGGTTGGGATGAATGAGCCACCAGGTGCCCCAGAAGGTCACCGTGAGCTGTCCCAGGCCCAGCAGGACCCATCCGGGGCTCACGGCTGGCCCTCCGTCTCCGTATGATCTTCCCTGAATGCTGTAATGCGGTCAGTCACCCCGGCTGGTGTCAGGTCGCAATGACGTGGGAGCCAGAAGGCGGTCGACGCGAGGTGTCGTTCCGGCGCCTGGCCGCACTCGGGACAAGTGCCTGCCGCCATGCGACTGCACGCGGTCTCAGAGGCGTATCGCTGGGTCATCGCGGCGCTCTCGCCTTCCCCATGGGGAACAGCTCGTCGGCTGCGTACCAGCGCAACGCATCAGGTACACGCTTCGCCGCCTGGCGGTGCCGCGCTGTGGCCGCGACCCGAAACCACTGACCGTCTGGCAACACCCTGACTTCGACCACCTCGTAGACCCTTCCGCGACCGCGCGGCGCGAGGCGCACGTACCGGCCCACCCAGATGTCGGACGGATCGATCACAGGACCTCCCCTACTCGGATGAACGTCTCGCCGTTGGTGCCGTAGAGGTAGTAGCGGGCACTGGAACTTTCGTTCACACACTGCTGCCAGCGGCCTTCGAAGAACATCTGCCAGCTATGTTCGTGATGGCGGTAGAGCACTCCGGTCCAGTCCGACCGCCAGAGGCCTTGGCCATGCTGGCGGTCGTCCAGGACGCGGGCGCGCAGGTCAGACATCGAGGCCCTGCTGTGCGTAGTAGTTCAGTGTGGCGATCAGCTGCTTGGCCAACACGGTCTCCTCAGGCAGGCTCGCGAAGGCCAGCGCGGACTGTAGACGACCGCGCGCCTGGGCCAGCTTCTCCTTGCGGGCGGAGCCGGTCAGCGCGACCGCGTCGAGTACCAGCGCGGTGGCGTCGGTGTAGGCGACCGCGAACGAGGTCTCGTTGATGGTGGCGGGGAGAGTGAGTGTGGACATTGGGTCCTCCTGGGTGAGTGGGTGGTGGTGATGTACTTACTATAACACTGCTATATGGCTTTTCATTCCTTCAGCTGCCGCATCAGAGCCCGGGCAGCGTTGAGGTCGGACAGGGCGTCATTGTCGCCATACGGGTCCCCGGGCGCGGTGACATTGTCGGCGGCGGCAATCGCCATGACGTCGGCGTACTCATAGAGCGCCGCGCGCTGCTCGTCATCCAGGTCGACGGTGACGCTACCGTCCTTGCGCCGAGATGCGGCCTTGATCGCCTCCATCATGTCGACGGTGGACTGGCTCTCATGGCCGCTGGCGACAGCGCGCTGGCCGGACTGCCACGCATCGGACCCTTCCAGGTGTCCGATGACGCGGCGAGAGATCCGGACCTTCATCAGAACTCCTTCTTCCACTGACGCTTGGCGACCGAGCGGTTGTGCTTGGCCTTGAGCTTGGCGCCCTGAACCTTGGTCGCGGCCCCGGAGCGGCGACGCTCCTGGTCGGCGCGGACGCGGTCGAGGTTGGCGGTGGCGTTCATGATTCTCTCCTGTGTGAGTGTGTGTCGCTTACAGCATGTATAACGCAGCGGTATGAGGTTTTATTTCACCTTGAGTCAGTGAAGGCGGGGCCCGAGTGGGCCCCGCCGGGGTGGATCAGAAGTGGACGCCGAACCGGCCCAGCAGGGCGTTCTCGCCCCGGATGATCGCGGCTTCGGTGTCCTTCCAGTCCTCGGCACGATCGCGCTCTTCGCGGGCCAGCTCGTCGACCTCGTCGACGGTGGGCTCGGCCTCGCCCTTATCCTCCCAGTAGTCCCGGGCGCCGTTGAGGCGCTCCCAGCGGTCCTCCTCGGCGATGGCATCGGCGTAGCGGGTCTCCAGGAAACGCTCGTAGCCCTGTTCGGCCAGGTAGGCCTGGCGATGGAAGTCCTCTTCCTCGGCCTGCTCCTCGGGGGACATGCCGTCCTCGTCGATCATGTCCGGAGTGACCTTGAACGAGCCCTGGTCGGTCTTGAGCACGTAGAAGATGCCCTTGGCGGTCTCAAAAGCCTTGGCGAATCCCTCGGCGACAGCCTGGTCGATGGCGGTGCGGGAGTAGCGGATGTTGTCGCGGGCGTAGGTGAGGGCCATTGTTCCTGCTCCTGTGTGGTGGTGTGTGAGTGTCGAACACTCCGTACAACAGCACTATAGGACGGGTCATTCCTCGGTGTTATGTGATCGTCGTCACATAACGGTCGGAAATAGCCTCCCCCTACAGACGAGTTATAGTGGGTGCATCACCACCACCACCCACTCACACAGGAGAGATCAATGTCCAAGCACGCAGCCGCCGACCTCTACGCCGACAAGGACTACGCCAACATCCGTTCGGTGATCACGATGGCCGTCATCACCGGCTCTCGCGCCTCGTCTCTTGACGGCACAGTCGTCCACCGCCACGAGGGCCCGACCTTCCGTCTCGGCAACCACATCTTGGTCGTCGCCGGGGCCCCGGGCCGGTACGCGACCCACACGGTCGACTCCGACGCCGAGCTCGACGCGGCGGTCGCCGAAGAGGACTACGTCTGGGACGATGACGAGCCCTACGACCCGGACGAGGACTACAAGCGGTCCTTGATCCATGGCGAGGACATCTAGTCCTCGCCGCTCCACCCACCCACACCAGAGGGAGATCCATGAAGAAGCTCGTCACCGGCGGACTCATTGCCGCCGGTATCACCCTGGGCCTGATCGGTGCCCCGTCCGCGTCCGCCGAATACATGACGATCTGTCCGTCGCAGGTCAGTGCGGTGGTTACCGCCAACACCAGCTGCGGATTCGCTGACAACGTCTTCCGGGGCTTCTATGGCCAGCCCGGCTGGAGTCCCCTGGTTTACAGCCCGGCCACCGGCAAGGTCTACCGGATGCACTGCGCCGCCGCCACCACTACCAACTGGGGTGAGGCCAAGCGCTGCTGGGGCATCGGTTACGGCGGCGACCTGCTCGTCGTCTACATCGACTGATCACTTCAGGTACGACGGCGTGATCCGGCACCCGTAGGCGTAGGCTTCCGGGGACAGGATGGCCGCTTGCACGCTGAGCTGGTTGGTCGGAGTGCTCGTGGTGACGATCGCCCGGCCATCCTGGGCGTAGCGCAGGTCGGTGACCTCGTGCAGGAAGCTGCCCGAGGCGCCGAGCCGGATGAAGTACCGGACGTTGGCGATCTCGGTGTAGAGGTCGGCCAGGTACAGCTCGTCCTCCTCGTCACCCTCCAGGGTGAGCATGACCTCGTACTCCTGCTGGGTGCTGTCCGGGATCTCGACGAACTTGGTCTTGAACTCGTGCCAGCGGCCCGAGGGCGCCTCTACCGTCTCCTCGTACACGATGACGCCGTCGGACAGGCGACGCAGACGGACCGTGATCTGGTTGTCGTTCGCGAGCGGCTTGTAGAAAACAGCTCCAATCCGGAAGAGGCCGAGCGGCACAAAGTGTGTCCACTGCTTGACCTTGATGCCCGCCTCCCCAGCCCCAGCCGCACGGCGGAAACGAAGCACGCGCTTACCTTGATAGCGACGATTGCCGTCGACAGTAACGCTGACCACAGCGAACGGAGAGCCCCACTCGACATTGTCACCACCCCACGCCTTCGTTGTGTCACCCCAGAAGCCTCCGGGGATAGTCTCCGGAATCGTCCGGGTGTAGTAGGCCAGCTTGGTGTCGTCGATCGACTCGCTGTCTGGCTCGATGTCGGCCCACATGCTGTCGCCGCGCCACAGACCTGAGTCCCGGAAGTCCACCGCCACCTTGGTGAAGGTGGACTGGGTCTCCAGGCTCTTGAAGATGGTCGCGGTGGTGTCGTCGGCGCTGTCGACCTTGACGCTCTCGAACCAGACCGTTCCGGCGTTGGCCTGGTTGGTCACCTCCAGCAGGACCCGGAACCAGGCCGCGCCGTCGGGCACCGTCGAGGCGCCGTCGAGGTCGATCCAGTCCTCTTCGAGGTGGTTCTCCCAGTCGGTGTAGGAGATGTCGTCGAGGTAGTCGTCTGTCAGCAGCTCGCTGTTGGCGTCGTAGTACCGGACGCCCCAGCGGATCGCGACGTCGTCGGCGTCGAGGCCTTCCAGGTCGGCCCACTTCACCGAGACCATAGCGTTGAGCTCTTCGCCGGGCTCTACCGACAGTCGCGACGACATCAGGGTGTGTCCGAGGCCGTCGAGGTCGCACCGCGCCGAGCCGCGCAGCCAGCGACCGGTGACCCCGTCCCAGCTCCAGGCGTTGGTGTTGTCGGTGACCCAGTTCATCAGGTTGCGCTCGAACAGCCGGTTGGGGATGGTGTACAGCCGTCGCTGGGTGGTCGTCGGCCCGCTTTCCAGCTGCCGGGTGAACGTCGTGACGAAGTGATCGGTGTCGTAGTGCGGGAAGTCGAAGTACGGCTTGTCTTCGCCCGCAATGAAGGTCGAGGTCATCGGCACGACCTCGCGCACTCCCGCGAAGTAGGCGATCGCCGCGTCGCGCTTGAGGGTCTTGTACTCGTAGCGGTGCACGCTGGTCGTGGTGAACCGCACCCGGGTCTCGGTGGTGAACTTGCGCTCGGTCACCGTGGAGGTGTCGGTCAGCTTGGACATCACGCTGGCCGGGATGCGCAGCTGTTGGCCCGGGTAGATCCACCAGTCGGTGCCCCGGATCGGCAGGGCGCCGGTCGACTTGACGTGGGTGACCGCCCCCGGGTTGGCCTGCTCGATGTCGTTCCAGGGCACGTCGGTGAAGTAGGCCAGCTGCTGCAGGCCTTCGGCCTTGATCGTGGTGACGTAGGCGTCCTCAGCCAGGATGTAGGGCTGCAGGACCTCGCGCCGGTAGACGTAGCTCGACCCGGCCTCGGTGCGCTTGGAGCTCTGAATCAGCTCTGCGCTGGCGTTGGGCATGGTGTCGGTGACATAGCTGGGGCCGGTGTCGATCGAGACCGCCGGGGTGTGGGTGCCCCACAGCGCGTCGATCGCCTCGGCCACCGAGGCCGACGAGAGCCAGTTGACGCTGCGCACGCCGTTGCGCGAGACGAAGGTGCCCTGGCCCAGGTAGTGGCCCCGATTCTCGGTGAACTGCCGCGAGCCCTTCCAGCTCATCTGGGCAACCGAGATCGGGAAGACCTTGTAGCGGACCTCGGTCTCGGACTCGTAGACCGGGTAGGGCTCCTCAGTGAGGTTGGTGAACTCCAGCTTGAGGTACTTTGCCGAGATCGCCTGTGGGAGGAAGAGCATGCCCTTCTCCGCCAGGTAGTTGCGCCAGATCGGCGTCCACTCCTTGTCCTCGAACCAGGAGTCGTCGACACCGCCGGAGCCGTGCTCCTGCGCGGTGGCCGCGTAGGCGTAGACCGCGTTGTCCAGGGTGGTGGACGGGACCACGCCGTTGGGGTCGGGAATGACCGGGTCGGGGTCGACGTAGTAGACCGGCGATCGGGTGAAGGCGTCGGCGCTGGTGCGGTAGTCCTCCAGCTTGAGCACCAGGGCGGTGATCAGGCCTCGGAACTTGTACATCTGGCAGGTGCCGTCGAAGGTGATCAGCTGCGGCAGGCTGGTGGCCTCCTCCAGACGGGCCACCTCGGCGCCGGTGCGGTCGCGCACGCTGATGAACACGGTGTCAGGGTCGTATCGCCAGCCGACCACGATGCGCAGCGGGTCGAACGGGGTGAACAGGGCGCTCAGCGGCGCGTCGAAGGTGTACTCGTCGGTCCCGTCGCTCAGCGTCAGCACGAACTGCCCGGCGCCGACGTCGTAGCTCAGGGACGGCTTGAAGGCCGGGCCGCTGGGGTCCATGGCCTCGAACAGGACCGGGTTGTCCGGCGGGCCGTCGGTCGGGTCGAAGTCCGGCGTCCATTCGACGCCGAACCAGGCGTCGGCGCCCAGCTGCGGGCCCAGCGACATCGGCCAGCGGTAGTAGGAGTCCTCGATGCCGTCGGAGATGTCCCAGCGGCCCCGGGAGATCCGCCAGTCGGTGTTGTAGTCCTCGCTGGGCGCCACGGTGATCGGGTTGAGTCGCCGGACGCCGACGGTGTTGTCCGACGAGTAGTAGAGGTTGAGGTGCTGGCCGGTGTAGACCGGGTCGAGGTAGATCTTGTCGACGGTCTTGGGCTGACCTTCCTCGCCCCGGATGTCCAGGTACAGGCTGGCCACCGCCGAGGGGTCCGGCATGGCCGCGCTGCGCCAGAAGGTGAACGGGTCGTCGTCGACCGCGCGCGGGGCGTCCCAGTCCTTGATGTACTTGCTGATGACGTTGCCGAGAACGTCCTGCTCTTCCTCGAAGTACTGCTGGCCCTGGGCTCGCTCGTAGACGTTGCGCCGGATCAGGGTGTTGCGCAGGCCGACCGGGAACGGGGTGTCGGCCAGTGCCAGGTCGCGCGCGCGGGTGAGCCGGATCTGCAGCTTCTTGGCCACGATCGGGTAGACCTTGGTGCTGAACGTGAAGTAGCTCTTGGCGTCGGACCGGCTGACGTTGACCCGCACCGGCACACGCTGCATGTCCAGCACCTGGCGCCAGTTGTTAGACCGGTCCTGGTACCAGGCCTCGGCCACGCACGGCATCCGCAGGATGTCCATGGACAGCTCGGAGATGCTCAGCGGCAGCTTGAAAGTCGCCGTGATAACTTCGGTCCCGCCGTCGTCGTAGGTCCGAGGCTGACTGAACCACTCCCGGTTGGCCGGGTCCACCTGCTGCGCCGGGTTCGACGGATCGTTGCGGTTGTTGATCAACCCCAGGATCAGGTCGACCAGCTTCAGCGGGTAGTTGTAGTCGTAGTAGAACGTGGTCTCGTTGATGCTGGTTGCCACTTTGGCCACTCGCTCCTTTGTCAGGCCCGGATGAAGCTCGCGGGATCGCGGATCTCGCCCACGGTCTGGCGCGGCTTGCGAGCCGTCCAGCTACTGGTCACCGTGGAGTCGCGCGACGGCGCCGAGTAGGCGATTGCCAGGTCGGCGGTGTAGGTCCTCTTCGACACCGCGACACGCTCCACCGGCAGCCGGTAGCGCTCGTTGTCGGCGATGCCGCCCAGCGCGATCACTTCGGCCTTGCGCTTGGTGATGTAGGCCTGCTGGCTGGCGTAGGGGAACTGGTACGGCGAGTGGTCCGGGTTGAGCGCCGGGGCCGCGTCCGGATGGATGCCGAACTTGCCGCCGGGGTAGTTGTCCGGGCTGTCGGCCTTGTCGTATTCGGTCCACGAGGTGAACTGGCCGGTCTGCTCGAACCACTCGAAGGGGTGCTCGGGCACGAACCGGGGCGGATCGGACCCCTCGACGAGACGTTCGTAGGCCACCGAGTCGATCGGGCTGCGGGCGCCGCCGGAGGCCAGGTAGTAGTAGCCGTACTCGCTGGTGATGTTGAACTGGGCATACGGCGCCAGCTCGGGGCTCTTGGAGAACAGCCACTTCTCGGTCGGGTCCAGGTCGATGGCCAGGAACTCCGGGTCCGGCAGGGCGTCAAGCACCGGGGTGCCCGAGACGACCTTCTCCACCTGGTAGTAGGTCGAGTCCGCCGCGACCGCGCGCACCGGCACCGGGGCGCTCACGTTGAGCCCGTCCTCGGAGATGGTGACGATGGTGTCCTGCGGAGCGATCTTGTCGAGCATGTCGCGCAGCAGGCGGCGTTCCTTGGGGTCCAGCTCGGTCTTGTGAGGCCGGATGGTCACCTCGTTGCGGGCCGAGACCGGCGCGCGTCCGACGTTGGATCCCAGGCCGAAGTCGTCGATGAAACGCCAATTCTCCATCACCTCGCAGTCCACCGAGCAGGCTGCGTGCACAGCCATCCGGATGCCGTCGAGGGTGCCACCGGCAGAGCAGGCCGCGAAGAACTCACGGATGCGGGTGCGGTACCAGGAGTCCTTGACCTTGACCTCGTCCCACTGGTCGGAGGTGAGCATGTCGGTCATCGGGTTGTACGGGTAAGCCTCCGACGGCGAGCGGCTCAGGAAGTGCACGTTGCCGAAGATGTAGTCCAGATCCGATCCGTAGATGCCGGTCAGCGCGCCCGAGAGCCGCTGGATGAAGATCTCCTTCTTCAACGACCCGGCTCCGGCGTCGCCGCACAGCGCGTCGACGAACTTGTACAGGATGGTCGAGGAATCGACCCGGTAGACGTCGGGGTCGAAATGGTCCAGCCGCAGTTCGGTGGACTTCGACGGCATCAGCGGGAACGGGTCCAGGGACGCCATGTCAGTTCACCCCCGATCCGTACAGCAGCAGCAGCGAGATGGCCAGCGCGACCACGCCGATGCCGAAGGCGCCCAGCGCGATACCGAGCGCGGTGTAGGTCGCCACGACCGGCGACGGCACGAAGAGCCGCTTGATGGTGTTCATCGTGGGCCCTCCTTTCGGAACAACGTGATCTGACCCTCTCGGTCGTCACGGGTGTTGTAGTCGTCCAGACACCTGCCCAGCCGTTCCTCGGCCTGAGCCCGATCGTCGGCCTCGACGAGCACGACAAGCAGGTGGGTCTTCACTTCGTGCCGTGCTCACGCTCGATGTGGCGCAGCTGCTGCAGGCCCAGGCCCAGCGCGTGGCCGAAGTTGGGCTGCCAGCCGCACGAGCAGCCCCAGCCGGTGACCACGTGCCCGGGGACCTCCGGGACGGTGGCCGGGTCCGGCGCGTAGGTGACGCGCTGCTCGGCGGTGCGCGGCGGCTCGGTGAGCGCACGGTCAGGGTCGACGAGGTTGTCCGCGTCGGCCTTGAGGACCGCGTCTGGGCCCGGGGTCTCGACGACCTCCGGCTCGACCGCCGGTGCGGCCTTCTTGCGCGGCGCGCGCTTCTTGGGCTGTTCGGTCTCGGTCATGCTGCCGCCTTCTTTCGTACTCGGGCTTCACGCTGGAATCGAGCCTGACACTGCTTGCAGTACCGCGAAGTCGCCCCGTTGGGACGCTTGCGAACGCCGTCTAGCTCATGGCCGAACCGGCAGGTCTCACGCAGTGCCATACCTCGGCGCTTGTTCTCTTGGTAGCTGCATGGGTCCATGTGCTCGGGATTGACGCACGTCTTGATCAGGCAGAGGTGGTCCAAGGTCTCCTCGGTGATCTCGCCGACGAGCAGGCGGTAGACGCCTCGGTGAACTAGTTGTTCGCCGCCCACGCTGGAGATGGCGTAGCCGTTGTCAGTGGTGCACCCTGTCCAAACCCAGCACGGGGTGCTCACGCGCTCACTGCGCTGCTCGTAGACCAGCTTGCTACTGATGTGCTCAGGAAGATTCACCGGTTCGCCTTCCTCAGGATCACAGCCTCCAGGAACACCGGAAGCTGGTTGTCGGTCAACTTGAAGTCGGCGGTCTGCACCACCGACGGCGTGGGGTCGGCGCTGTTGCCGTAGACCTTGATGCCGTAATTGGTCGCGTCCTCGACGCTGGTCGTCAGGTAGACGTTGTCCACGCCGAGCACCTGATGGGTGGCCAGGGTGAGGTCGGAGATCTCGATCCAGGCGCCGAACGGCAGGCTGGAGAAGTACTGCCGCAGCCGGTCGTTGATCGCGTTGGTGACCTGGCTGACCACGTATCCCCGGTCGAACTCCACCGAGAGGTAGACCCGCAGGTACTGGTAGCTGGCCTGGTGCACCAGGACGTCGGTGGTGATCTGCTTTCCGGCCTTGACCACGGCGTTGAGCACCTCCGGCACTCGGTTGTAGACGTAGCTCAAGGTGAGCGGGGTGCCGTTGGCCGGGCCCGAGGGCGTCCATTCCAGTCCGGCGACCTCGCGGACTGATCCGGCCAGCAAGGTGGTGCCGCGCAGCAGGTGGTAGTGGGTGCCCTGCTGATACTGGGTGGTGCCGACGGTGATCGTCGAGGGGAACTGCAGCACCGGCACGCTGCCCAGCCGCATGAACCGGTTGGTCGCCGACGGGGTGCCGGTGGAGCCGACTCGGGCGAAGTTCCCGGTGTAGAGCTCGTCGCTGGTGGTGGCCGACAGGGTCTGTGAGGTGAGCACCGTGCGCTCGGTGGTGGTGTACGGGTCGGCGCCGTTGACGAACAGGTCGACCTTGTTGGTGATGCCGTTGAGCGGGTCGTTCCGGCTGGACTTGGTGGTGTACTCGAACTCCACGTCAACGATGTCGCCGACGACCATCTGGCCGTCGGACACCCGGGTCAGCTGCGGGCTGGAGCCCGAGGTGAAGGTGTAGTCGTCGTAGGGCCGATAGAAGACCTCGTCAGCCTGGCCGAGGTTCTTGAAGACGGTCTCTCCCCTGTTCCAGGCGTACTTGACGTCGGCGGTCACCGGCAGGTTGACGGTGGTGTTGGGCACGGCGACCTGGGTGGCGTACTTGCGGATCGGCCCGAAGCACGCGGCCTTGGAGACGTTCTTGTTCTGGTAGGCCAGGCCGAGGTACCAGTCCTCGGTCCCGGCGATGTTGCGCATGAAGGTGTCCTTGAACCGCTGACGCAACTCGGCATCGGTCTCGGCGTCGATGCCGCCGGTGAAGGCCTGCAGGTTGGTCACGCTCGACGCGCTCACGACCTCGCCCACGAAGACGATCGAGTCCGGCGGGACGTTGCCGGTGGTGCCCACGTTGACACACTCGACTGGAATGTCGGCCTGGTAGGCGCCTGCCGGGATGACGATCGCCTGAGTGGAAGTGAAGTAGAGCGGACTGTCCGAGCCAGGCAGGCTGGAACGGGTGTAGAACTGGCTTCCGAGCGGGATGGACACATCTTGGGGGTTTGCGGTGCTCAACTCGACTCGGACGATGCCATTGGCCTTTCGGCCCTGGAGGCGTCCGAAGCCGAAGATGCCCACGAACTGCTCCAGCTCCAGTCCGGCCTTGGATTCGATGTCGAGTAGGGACCCGACCAGATACTGGTCGATGTAGGCCTCAGAGATCGCCTCGGCGACGGCGTCGACGATCTTGCGTTCCGGAGTGCCCAACTCCAGGCTGAAGCCGGGCGCGGTGATGGCCAGCTTCGCCAGGATCTCCTTGGCCACTTGGTCAGGGGTCTTCAACTGAGGCTCCTTAGGTGCTCTGCAGGACAGAGATGGTCGACGACTGGTTGACCCCGTTACGCATCTTGACGGTCACTCTGACCGTGTCGTAGGTCATCTGGGTGGTGATCTCGTCGACCGACACCAGCAACTCGCTGGCGCTCAGGTTCTGGGGGTTCTCGCGGAAGCGGCGCAGCTGCAGCGCCTGGTAGTTCTGCAAGACGCGGAAGACCTCGGCGTGGATCTCAGCGCGCGCGGACGGCGAAGCGATCCCGCCGATGAACTCCTGCAGGATGCTGCCCATGTTGAGGTGGAATCGGTCGCCGCCGTAGCGCTCTAGCAGCCAGAGGTTGATGTCCTGCTCCAGCTTGGCCCGACCCTGGACGACCGCCAGCTGGGAACCGCGTTGCACCAGGTCCCCGTTTTCGAGCGCGAGCGAAAAGCTCATCAGTCCTCCTCACAGATTCATGTGCCTCGTCGGGCTAGACCCACTCCGCATAGACGTAGGCCTCACCAGGCGTACCAGCTGTTGCGGGGGTGTATCCGCCGCCGCCACCGCCACGGCCACCTGTCGCGCTACCGGCGCTGCCGCCGCGACCGCTGCCGTTGTTGCCCTTCGCACCGGCCTTCATGATTCCGGTCGGGTTGCCGCCGGACGCGCTGCCACCGCTACCGCCGGTACCGTGCGTGGAGTTGCTGGACCGCGATCCACCACCGCCACCACCGCCGCCACCGGCGCCGTTGGTCGAGCTGCTACCGGCCTGTCCGGCGTTGTTGCCCGGAGCGCCGCCGTTGCCGCCCTTGCCTCCGCTGACCAAGATGCCCGACGGGACCTCGAACGGCAGGCCGCTCACGCTGGCCGTGCCCCCATTACCGCCGGAGCCGTAGTAGGTGAAGGCGGTGCCGCCGTCGGCACCCCATCCGGCAGAGATGACGACGTCGCCGGAGATGAATCGAGCGAATCGTGATCCGGTGGTGCCCTTGGTCAGGGTCCAGCGGTCGCCCAGGGCCTCGACAGGGATAAAGAACCGGTTGACGCGAGCACCGCCGCCTCCACCACCGCCGCCGCCGCAGTTCTGGTTCTCGTTGTTGACCGACGCTCCGGCACCGCCGGTGCCGCCACGACCACCGAGCACAATCCAGACCCCGATGCGTCCGGCAGGAATGAGCTCGTCGGAGACCTCGATGTTGGGGACGATGAGCGGCTCCAGACCGCCCACCGGCAGGATGAGCGGCATCAGGACTTGCCCTTCAGATCGGCGACCAGGCCCACGCCGACCGGGGCAGTGCCCAGGATCGAGGTGTAGACCTTGAGGATGTCGCCCTCGTCGAAGGCCCACGACCCTGTCACGGTGGCCCCAGCAACCTGATCGGCTGCCGCGACGGTGACCTGGGTGCCGACCACTGCCGAGCCGTTCTTGTGCAGCTCGAAGGTGGCGTTGCCACCGGCGTCCGCCGTACCGCACCGGTAGGTGATCTTGCTGAACACCACCGGGCGCTGCAGCTTGACCCCGATGGTGTTCTGGCCGTAGCCGATCGCACGCTGGCCCAGAGTCTGGGGGTAACTGACGTCGTAGGCCGACTCGTCGAGTGCCAGCTGCACATCCTCGGCGAGCTTGTCCAGGGTGACCGCCTCGTCGGCGATCTTGTCGGTGGTCACCGCCAGGTCGACAAGCTTGGCCGTGCTCACGGTGTTGTCGGTCGGCGTGCGGGTGTTCGACAGCCGGGGATCGTTGCCCTGGGTGACGGTGCCCGCTGCGTCGCCGAACATCGCCTCGACTCGGGCGGTCACCCGGGCGTTGGTGAAGTACAGGTTGGTGCCGCCCTCGGGTAGCTCGTCAGTGCTGGCCGCACCACCGCCGGTGGCCGAGACGATCAGTTCGAAGTTCTCCGCCACCGAGTCCCAGCGGTAGAGATTGCCGGTGTCGGCGGCGATGTAGAGGGTGCCCGCCTCGCCCGGGGCCGGAAACGAGGACAAGTCGGCGTACTCGGCGACCGGAGGGATCGGCAGCTGTTCCGGTGGGACCCTGCCGGAGACCAGGTCGGCCTTGGCAGCCAGGGCCAGTGCGGTCGCCGAGCTGATCGGCTTGGCCGCGTCCGAGGTGTTGTCGACGTTGTTGAGCCCGACGTCGCTCTTGGTCAGGGTGACCGTTCCGGTCCGGCCTGCCACGCTCTGCACCGGCGCGGCAGCCGCCGCCCGGGCGTCGGTGTAGTACTTGTTGGTCGTGCCCTCGGGAACCTCGTCGGTGGAGGCCGGGGCGCCTGGGCCCGCCGGGGGGACTACGGGTACCCAGGTCGTCCCGTCCTGTGAGTATTGCAGCTTCCCGTTGGCGTCGGCCCGGAAGTAGGTCAGGCCCAGCCGGAATTTGCCGTTGGCCCGGACTTCGGTGCCGTTGAGCTCCAGAGGGCCCGCCGCCGAGCCGAGAGACACCTGTCCGGCCTCGGGCTCGATGTTCTGGGTGGGATCGTTGAACGGCAGGCGCCCGGCCAGCCGCCACTCCATGTCGAACCGCTCGACGTACCACTGCTCACCGATCGCGGGGGTGATGATCGCGTCGCCGACGGCGAACGAACAGTTGACTCGCACGGTGTAGCCAGAGCGCAGCAGCGCGATCGCAGTCCTGGTCTGTAGATCCAGACCCTGAATGACGGCGGGTTCGCGCATGGTGGCCCCGGCGTTGCGGGAGTATCCCTCGACGGTCATCACATCACCACCGAGGCGTTGGTGTCGAGGTCGGTCTGGTCCATCCGCTCTTGCTCGACGGCGCGCGAGATGTCGCTGGCCAGCTTGACGATCGACGGCGTCGACGGCGCCATGATGGTCATCTGGGTGGTGAAGCCGTTCTCCCAGTCCCCGGAGTGCACCACCTCGGTGACGTAGACCTGCAGGTTGTGGCCGACCAGGTTGAGGCGCATGCCCGGGAAGACCTCCGGCATGAAGGTGGTCTCGATCTGAGTGGAGTACTGCTCGGCCCACTTGGTCATGAAGATCTGCATGGCACACAGGAACTCCATCGGCCCCTGCTGAATGCTGGCCATCGACTGGACCAGGGGCCGGGCGCCGAACTTGCGCATGATGTCGGCGCCGGAGGTCCGGCGTTCGCCCTTGACCCGGGGCGCGGCGGCGATCAGGTTCTGGAAGAGCCACTCGTTCTCGACGGTGGCCACACCCTTGGAGTTGAGCCAACCAAGCGGGTTGCCCGACCCGCCGCCGTTAGGCTGAGCTGAACCGGACACGTAGACGTGAGTGGCCAGGGCGTCGTCGTTGAGGTCGATCTGAACGTTCTTCATCTCGACGTCTTCGATGTTGAAGACCGCGCCCTTGCCATCGAGACCGAAGTAGTCCGGGTAGTAGGCGACGAAGTCTCCATTGGGCGCGCTCTGGAAGTTGCGCAGGCCCGCCTTGGCAAAGGTCACCACGGTCTGCATCAGTGGCTCGTCGTTGATGAAGGCCTTCTCGCGCTGGCCCTGACCGGTGCCGTACAAGCCGGAGATGGTGCTCTGGAACCGTCCAGCCTGGAACTGGTAGGTGAACAGGTTGCGTGCAATCGGCTCACTCGGGCCCACCTGCGCCGTGCCGCCGCCCAGACCCGGTGCCACGGTGCCCGGCGCCGCGCCGCCGCCGCTGAAAGCCTTGGTCGGGTCGAACGGGGCGAACGGGACACCGCCGTACTCGGTGCCCGGCACGTGCAGACACTTGGCACCGGTGATGTCGAAGTAGATCGGGACCTCTTTAACGACGTCGCCGGTCTGCGGCGCGTGCACCACGGTGCCGTTGCCGGTCCACATCACCACGTGGCCGTCGTGAGGCTGAATCAGGTCGCCCGGCACCAGGTTGGTCGGCGGAATCGTGGTGCAGGTGGCCACTTCGTCGTAAGTGGTCCGCCCGATCTCGATGCCGATCGATCGGTAGGCCGCGAGCATCAGACCCGAGCAGTCATAGCTGGCCGGACCGGTGGCACCCCAGACATAGGGCCTGCCGATCTGGGCCCGGGCGAACGAGAGCGCTCCGGCGGTGTTGAACTTGGGCTGGCCCAGCAGCTCTCCGGCAGCCGCTGCCGAGGGACTGCCGTTGGTGGTCGGGATGGCCGGAATCGCGGTGGCTCCGGGCGCCCCGGCGGTCAGAACCGACGGAATGCCGCCGATCGGACTGCCGCCCAGACTCAGGCCCGGGATGCCATTGGACTGTCCGCCGGTGCCCATACCGGTGCCGGTGCCGGTGCGCAGTGCCCGGACCAGCTCGACCGCCGCCGCCTCCTGTGCGGCGTAGCGGCCCGGGAAGGCCGAGCGCTGCACTGCCTGACAGGCCGCGCCACGGTCCATGTTGCGCCAGTCGAGCTTGTTCAGCGCCTGCAGGAACATGCCCGCCGACTCGCGCGGGTTCATCCGCTGGGCCACCGTGCCCCAGGACGGACGCTGCTGGAACAGGCCGACCGAGTCATGGTCACTGCCAATGGCGTCGTGCGGGAAGTTCAGCGACTCCGGCACCGCATTGTTGGCGTACATGATCCAGTTGGACTCGACCATGATGGTCATGAAGCAGTGCACCGCCGCGTCGTTCTTCAGCGCGGCCTCGGTCCAGTTCTTGCCGATCTCCTGGTGCGACTGCCAGGCGGGCTGGTCCTTGTCGTCCTTGCCGCCCTGAGACGCCACGCCCAGTCCCTGGGCCACGGCCAGGTCACGGTTGTCCGGCCCCATGCCCATCTCGTCGACGGCACGGATGACCTCGATCATGCGCTCTGGCGCGGTCGCGACATAGCCGCCCCGGGTGACGCCGAGCTGGCGTCCGGCCTGGGCTCCCACACCGCCAGAGGTGTCATCGCCCAGCAGCAGGCGCTTGAACTCATGGGTGTTCTTCTGGTTGCCCGGTTCCAGCTTGCGCAGCTGGGTCTCCATGAACGTGTAGTAGCCCATGGGGAACCGCTGAATATGGACGTTCTTGGTGTCCCAGTTGCCCACCTCGACGAGCAGACGCCGCAGCAGCGACCCCAGGCCCATGTCGGCCATCTTCTCACCGCCCGCGCTCTCCAGGGCGTTGAGTCCGGCCTGGTCGAAGATGCCCATCGAGTCCGGCAGGCCCGGGTCCCACCAGGTGTGCAGCAGGCGCTTGAGGGTGCAGCTGGCCCGGAAATTGACCGTGCCCGGATAGATCTGCACGTGCGGGACGCGATCGAGGTACCCGGAGAAGACCTGGACCCATTCGACACGCTTGAGGTACATCGTGACCCGGTCCATCCGCTCGAAGAGCTGGTTGTACCGCAGGTCCTTGTTGGCCAGCTTGAACACGATCGAGCTGACCGAGTTCTCCACCCGGCGGCACGACCAGCCGACGATGTCGCTGGACACGTCGTACTGCTTGTTGCCGCGCGCGATGAGAATGCGCACGTCCGGCGAGTAGACCAGGGTCTTGGCCGGAGGCGGGTCCTTCGGGCTGATGTTGATGACCCCGGCCTCTTCGTTGGCCAGAATCGACGCCGGAATGAACGAGCCGACATCAGCCTCGCCCTCGGTGACAGGACGAGGCATGTTACCCATGCCGGGAATGGTCATCAGAAGGTACCTCCCCCGCCGTTGTATGTCCGTGGCGGATTCGGGCCGGTCGGATCGGGATTGCCGGGCGTGGACGACGACGGTGGCGTCGGCGGGCGCAGCTGGTTCTCTGGCGCCATGGAGTCCGGACCCTGGTAGGCCGGGATCTGCGGCCCCCAGATGGACTTCCAGTGCGCGCCGAACGAGGACAGCTTGGAGAACTCACTGAGCATCGAGTCGACCAGCGCGACACCGAAGGTCACCGTCGGCGCAAAGACGTCCCACTTCTCGACGACCTGGAAATCGGTGATGAAGCCGGTCCAGTTGACGATGTCGCGTTCGGGCCACCACAGAGTGACCCGTCCGTCGTATCCGTGCTCTTGGGCGAACAACTGATGGTCGCGAACGAAGTTGCTGAACTCGTGCTTCTCGTCGTTGCTGCGGAACTGCACCGTGAAGTTGATGTCGGGCTGTCCGGCACGGATCGGAAAGTACTGCATCATGCTCCGGGTCTGGGCAGGCGCGATCGACGCGGTGAGCGGCGAGCGAAACTGCGACACGTTGAGCTTGAACTCGAACTTGCCGTGACCTCTGACGAGCAGCTTGGACATGCGTTACTCTCCGACGCGCTGCGCGGGCTTGCGCAACGGCAACAGCTCGTCCGGTGACGGCTGATAGAACATGCCGTAGTCGTACGACCACTGCATGCCGCCCAGGTCCCAGTCCGAGGTCCAGCCCGGATCGACCGGACGACTGATCGGGCAGTCACTCGCATAGTCAGCCATGACTCACTCCCTTCCTCACTTGCCGATTCCGGGAAGACCGCCGGGCAGGAAGTCAAGATTCTGGCCGAACTGGTTGAGGATCTCGCTCGCCTGCCCGATGATGTCGGCGATCTCCTGGATGCCACCGAAGGTCGACGACTCGGAATCGCCGGTCGATCCAGACCCCAGGACCGGGTCGTTGTATTTGCTGCGCTTGAAGCCGACGCCGTCCTTGAGGTTGCGCAGGGCCGCATCGAGGGTGTTCTTGCTCATCACCCCGGAGACGTCTTCCTGGACCTTCATCTGGATGGCGAACTCACGCGCGACCTCCTCGCGGGAGTCCTGGAACGGGATTGTCGAGATGTAGCCGTTGAGCTTCCAGCCACGCGTGGTGTATTCGAAGGTCGCCGGTACCCCGTTGCGCTGCACCACCATGACGTCACGCAGGAACTTGTTGACCTTGTGCATGTACTCCCAGCGACCGCCACCGGCGTCGGCCTTGATGGTGAAGTCGTCGATCTTGACTCCCAGCAGCTGGACCACCCGACCGCCGTAGGTCTGGTCGATCCGCTTGTTGAGCGTGTAGCTCCAGCCGAACTCCTTGGGGTTGGTCCGGAAGCGCAGCGAGCCCACATCGGGGTGATGCAGGGTGGCAATGCCCCGCTCGCCCTTGGCCAGCGGGATGCTCTGCTGCGGAAAGTGAAAGTTGCTGTTGGGCATCAGCCTCCCCCTCCCCATCCGGTGCTGGCGTTGTAGTCACCCGGCGGCGGGTTGTTGACCTGCGCCGAGCCGTATCCGGCGAACGCGTTGCGCTGCTGGCCGGTGAGCTGGATGGAGGCCGGGGCCGAGACACGTCCGGACTGATCCACGGTGATCCGGACCTCGCCGGACACCTGTCCCTCGGTGCGCACCGTCTGCGCCTGCTGCTGCGCGGCCTGCTCGGCGGTCTGCGGCAGCTCGGCGGGAGCGCGGCCCGCACGCGCGAACTCGTCGCGCATGTTGTCCTTCTTCGGCTGGTCCGAAGAGAACGGGTTGCCCTCCTTGATGGTGGGCCAGATCTCGTCCCAGTCGCCCTGGACGGCCTTGGTGAGACCGCCCATCAGGCCGGTGGTGAACGGCTTTGCCAGGCCCTTGAGGAAGTCGCCGGTCTGGTCGACAAACGAGCGGCCATTCTGGTTGGTCTCGGCCACCCGCTTGTTGGCTCGCTCGGTCGGCTTCTCCTCGCCGGTGACCTTCTCGTAGAGGGCCTCGGCCTGGTTCCAGTCCATCATCACGCCGTTCTGGGCCATCAGCTCCTGGAAGGCGGCGATGCGATTGAGCCGGTTGGGCATGCCTGAGACCAGTCGCGCAATCTCGCCTGCGGCCTCCTCGGTCAGCTCGTCGGCGTCGAATCCGGCCTCGCTCAGGCCTGCGGCCAACGCGCCGGGCAGCAGGCCGTGCACGCCCAGCCGGTTGGCCGTCATCGCCATGAGCTGCGGGCTGGCGACGATCTGTCCGCCGATGCGCTCCATCGAGTCCTGCAGGACCTTCTTGTCGCCGTAGCCCTCCTGGAAGCCCAGGATCGCCCGGTTGGCCGACTCGACGTCAAAGCCCTGAGCGACCAGCTGCGACTGCAGCTGCAGGCCAGTCTCCTGACGGGTGGTGAACGAGGCCCCGCCGTCGGCGGAGAGCCGCTTCATGGCTTCCAGCAGGTCGGTGGACCCGGCAGCGGCCTGCTCCATCGTCTGGCCGGAGTAGAGGGCATTCTTGGCGTAGTCCATCGAGGTCGAGAACTGCACACCCATGTCCTTGAAGTTGGACAGCATGTAGTCCATGACCGTGTCGTACTCGCCGCCCCGGAAGCCTTCAGACAGGGCCATCTGCATGGCCTGACGAGCCTGTTGGGTGGTGATGAACGGGTTCAGGGCCAGCATGCGGGCCTGGGCCTCATACTTCATACCGGTGCCCCAGTCACCGCCCTGCACGGCGCCGAGCTGCTCGTACTTCTGAATGGTCTCGCCGACGTCCTGCGCCTTGTTGAGCGCCCAGGCCCCGGCGCCGAGCAGACCGGCACCCTTGGCCACGGTGCCCAGCCGACCGCCGAAGCCACCGAGGGCGTTGGGGTGATTCGAGGCGAACTTGCCTGCTGCGCCCAGGCCTGCCGACGCCAGACCGAGCAGGTTATTGCCGCCGCGTCCGGTCGAGCCCTGGGTCTCGTTGACGATCTGCTGTGCGGCACTGACGGTACCCATCACCGCGCGCTGCCACGGCGGGGCGTCCGGGTGCGGCTCGGCGGGGATGCTGGTGGGCTCTGAGCGCGTCGTGGCGCCACTCTGGGTCGGGTCCGGAGGCGCTGCCGAGTCGCGGGCGGTCTGGGTGCCCTGCGGGCTCATGGAGCCCGGCGCGGAGTTGCCGTAGCCCATGCCGCCACCGACGCCACCGATACCGCCCTGGCCGGTCACTCCGGCCACCGCGCCGCCGACCATGCCGAGGATCGCCGGGTTCACCGCCTGGCCGCGCGCGGCCATCATGTTGGCGTAGAGCCGGGGGTCCTGCTGAGCGATGCCGGACAGCTGCTGCTGGACCGCCGCGACGTCCTGGGGCATCTGGCCCATGCCGAAGAACTGTCCGGCGAACGGGTTGACGTAGCCTGCCGGTGCCGCCGTCGAGTAGCCGCCGGGCCCGCTGCCGCCGGTCATCGGCGAGACGCCGACGTTGCCCAGGCCACCGCCCATCTCGTTCTGGATGTAGGCCATCCGCTCCATGGTGGTGATGCTGTCGCGCATCGCCTGGTTGGCCCGCTCGGTGATGACCGGGACCTGGTTGAGGTAGTCCAGCCAGGTACCGGTGGTCCGCGCGATCGCCTCCTGCTCGGTGGCCATGGCACTCATGGCCTTGGTGAGCTGATTGATGTCGGTGAGAGCCTGCGCAGGAATGTCGAACGCGAGTCGCGCGATCACCGAGTCATCGGTGTATTCGAAGCCGCCGGGACTGGTCATTACATCCATCCCTCTTCATCGGGTTCGTCCAGCGCGGCGAACAGCTGTGCTCCGCTCATCGACTGGCTGCCTTCCAGGCGAGCGAAGTAGGCGTCCACCTCGTCGAGGTCGTCTACTACCTCTTCCATATCCCTCCCGGCCACGGCGATAGGTTCAGGCTCGAAGGCTCCGGCCAGGAAGAGGTCGTGGTAGCGCTTGGGTTCCAGGTACCAGGTCTGACGCTGCAGCATGTCCTCGGTGTCCTGCAGCTGCAGACGCCGGTCCATGAAGATGGCGTATCTCAGCGCCCACCGCTGATAGCGGTTCAAACTGGGCTGAGTAAGGAGTCCCTGCTTGTAGGCCAGACGGATCTCAAGTTCAGTTGAGGCGTCTAGCCGGACAGTTTTCCCAGTTTGACGGCCAGCTGTGCGTACTCGCGCTCCAGATCCATGATGGCCTGGTAGATCTGGGTGATGACGATGGGGTAGAGCTCCATCACGGCCTCGACGTTCTTGTCGAAGATCTCGTCCTCGTCAGTGACCTCGCGCAGTTCGCGGAACAGCGGCTTGCCCTGGATCTCGCGGATACCGGCGGCGCACACAGCGACCTGGTACGCACGCTGGAAGCCCATCTGGCTCTCCAGGTACTTCTTCGTGAACAGGCCGACGCGCATCTCGTCGCCAGTCTTGAGCGTCTGAATCACGACGGGATGTCCCATCACTGTGATCTTCTTCGAGTGCTTGCCGCAAGTCAGCAAAGATACGAAGCTGGAGCGCTCCTCATCGGTAAGCTCGGTGACCTCGGGGTCCTCGTGCTCTTGAGGCTCGGTCTCGACTAGTTCGCCTACTACTCGGCGGGGCTCCGGCGGGGCGAGATCGGGGTCGATCGCCGGATCTGCCGGGACATCACTTGTGGTCATCTCATCCTTCACTTAGAGAGGACGGAGGTCTGCAGGCTCCTCCGTGCTGTGTTGCCCGTCATCCCATCGGATGCCGAGCTGCTGGCCGTCCAGGTGCGTCACCGTGCCCGGAATGACCGAGTCCCGCCAGGGCAGACCAACTCGGTGCCCAGGGACGTATCCGTGCCCGACCCATCCGGGCACGACTTGGGGCTGCATTGCAGCAGCCGTAATCCAATCCTCTCCCTCTGAGAGAGGATGGTCGTTGATGAAGGCCTTCTCTCCGCCCAGCAGGCTTGACCGCGCATCGAGGCGGTCTCCGGGCTGGAACATCATCGGGGAGAACAGCTCCGGAGCAGGCCCGTCAGCCTCGTGGTGACGGGCCTGGATAAAAGACGCCATGTGCGGCCCGAACTGCTCGTCGTAGTCCGGCGGCAGGTTCTCCACCGAGTGCGGGTCGTAGTCGTCGTACCCGCCGAAGCCGAAGCCCGCGACGTCGGGATGCTGCGGGGGCGCCTCGTGGAACGAGTGCTCGTCGACGTGCATCGGATGACCGTGCTGGTCAACATGCGGCTCGCGCGGCTCCTCGTCCTCGTACTCCCGGGGATCATGGTCCGGCTCGGCCTCGTGGGCGTAGCTGTCGACACCCTCGGACCCGTAGGGGTCCCACATGCGCGGCATGCCGATGGCGTCGGCGTGGTGCTGGATGCCGCGCGGGTTGTTCAGCCCGGCAGAGATCCGGGGGCCCTGCGAGATCAGCCCGGCCAGGCCGGGAGGCATGTCACGTGTGGTGTGGTCCTTGGCGAATCGCGGCCCGTCGGTGAAGGCATGGTAGGACTCGCTCTGGCGCTGAATCGGCATCGACATGGCTACGCCCCGTCAGACTGTGGTGGTTTTGATGTACTGCATGGTGATGGTCTTGGGCAGCGTCATCGTGCCGATGTTGATCTGCTCGCCCTCGTCGATGTCGGTGAGCACACAGCCGTGGTAGACACGGGCGCGCGTGATACCCGACGGGCTCTTGATCAGCTTGCGGCAGGTGACCTCGCCCAGCGCGACCTGGCGCTTGAGGACCTCCAGCAGGTTGTTGGTGCCCTCCAGGCCCGGAAGTCGCGACCACACGGGCTCGTTCCAGAGCTCGTAGAAGGTCAGGCGCAGGGTGCCCGCGCCGACAGCCATGGCCGTCACGATCTCCGAGGGAGTCTCGTCATCGATGGACTGAACCACCTGAGCCCCGGCCACAGGCTGTGGCGGGGTGTCCTGCAGGGTCTGCAGGTAGGCCAACCGCGTGCCCCGGAAGGTCATCGTGGTAAAGCCGCTGCCCCCGATTCGGGTCTTGCTCTCCATGGGACGGCCACCTCCTTACTTGTGTCGAGAGCCCTTAGAAGCTCGTGGTGCCTTCGATGGTCGAGGTGATGTCGCCGGTCTCCGGAGCGATGGAGTAGCGGACGACGATGTAGTTCAGCGGGTAAGCCGGACGCCACTCGTAGCGCACCTCGATGACGTCGGGCTGGCGCTCAATCTGCCGGGCCTTGAGGTTGCGGTAGCCCCGGATGATGTTGTTGTCCACCAGCCAGACCAGCGCGGCCTCAGCCGACGCCTTGACCTGCACGATCGTGGTGTCGTAGATCGGCATGCCGATCAGGCCGTCGGCGTCGAGGTAATCGCGGATGCGGTAGACCATCACGTCCTGCTGGCCGATGATGTTCCACTCCCGGGTGTGCAGGCTGGTCGGGTCGGTGGTGACGCCGTGGCGCACGTGGACCAGGTTGCGCGGGGTCTTCTCGATGACCATCAGGCCTTCCGAGGACTCGCGGGACTTCTCGCCGTCGCGCTGGACCTCCGCCGGGCCCGAGAAGCCTCGGATCACCTTGCGAGTCAGCGGCATGGCCGCGATCGCCGAGACCGACTTGCCCGCGACCGCTGCGGCCATGAACTGTCCACCGAGAACGACCTCGCGGTTGAGCTCGGGGGCGTAGTAGACGAACGACGACGGGCTGATCAGGGCCACGCGCTGGTCCTTGATGGACTGCGCATTGGCGATGCGGGTGGCCGACGGCACCGGCGTGACCGATCCGTCCATGCCCAGGATCGCCCGGCGCTCGTACTTGTTGTTCGACTGTGCCGAGACGTGCTGCTGGACCAGGGCCTGGATCGGCTGGGCGCCGGTGCCCGCGACGATGATGGCGATCTCGTCCTCGTCGCGGAACTTGTTCAGCGCGTTCTGGTAGTCGCCCATGGTGACGGTGTCGCCCTCGGGGTCCACCGCGCAGGCCAGGATCGTCGAGGCGCCGTTGGTGATGGCCAGCTGGGCACACAGGGTGATCTCGGACTGGACGTTGCCCGCCTCGTCGAAGGCCGGACCGTAGAAGTCCTGGATGTCGTCGGGGTCGGTGAACCGGATGACCTCGTGGTAGTTCGGGTCGGTGTACCGGTAGGACAGCTGGACGATGTCGCCCGGATCGATGTGGCCACCGTCGACGACGCGCTGAATCGTGTAGAGGTCGTCGCGGGTGTTGGCCTCGCCGTCCTCACCGGCGTTGACCCGGGTGACGACGTAGTCGGTGCCGAGCACGTAGACCTGGCCGGAGTTGGGATTGACCACCCGGATGGTGTCGGTCTTGATGCCCTTCTTGGCCAGCGCGCGGTTCATCGCGGGCACGCCGGTCTGCTCGCTGGCGATGTTGAGGTCGGGATTATCGCCGCCGGTCAGGCCGGTGACGTCCTTGGTGAGCGCGGCGACGGCCTTGGTGAAGGTCACCGTCCACGGTCCGCCCGGATCGCCGAGAACCGTGACCTCGTCGTCCTCGACGTTGGGCAGTGCGCGCAGCGCGCTCTGCACCTGGCCCTGGGTCGCGTTGAACGGGATGTTTCCGGTCGGTTCTCCGGCCAGCGACAGCTTGAAGCTGCCGCCGGTGGGCTCGCCCACCAGTGCCAGAATCTGGGTGGTGATGGTCTCACCGGTGTCCGGGTTGATCCGGATGCTCTCCCGGTAGGTCTGGTAGCCGACAGCGGTGCCAAAAATGGCCACGGCGGTGGGCACAGACGAGCGAATGCCCAGCTGTGGCGCCCCGACCGCCTCGGTGTACACCCCGGGGGTCTGGTACTGCGAGAAGTCAATAGCCATTTCTGGTCAGTCCCTTTCGTGCCCTCTGTCTCTTCTTGGACGCGCCGCCAGTTCTCACAGGGTCGTTACTGCCAGTCGAACGGGGATGGTGGCGGTTCCATCTCTCCGGCGTCGGTGACCGCACGCAGGGTGTAGGTGCCGTCGTGCCTGAAGGTGATGTTGGTCTGGCCGAGGATGTCGAAGCTGTAGGTGTCCTCGTAGGTCGCCAGCTCCTCGTCCCAGGGCGCACCGGTCTGGGTGGCCTGCCCGCCGGGGATGACCTCGTCGTGATTGATGGTCATCGTCACGTACGGGTTCTTGGCCAGCCGGTCGACAAGCTGCCGGTACTGCTTGGTGTCCCGGTTCGGGTCGGTGATCACCCGCTCTGGCGCGCGGGCAAAGATCAGGGTGCTCACTACGGTGTCGGCGATACGGTCGCGCTCCAGGCTGGTCAGCGCCACGATGGTCAGGCTCACCCGGCCCTCGAACTGCAGCTCTAGCACCGGCTCCCAGTTGGTCCGTCCGCCGGGCTCTTCGGTCTTGAGCAGCAGCTCGTGGCCGATACCGGACCGCAGGATCTTGGAGAAGCTGAACTGCACCCAGATGCCCGGGTAGGCCTCTCTCTTCAGCGGATACTCCATGTCGATGACGACCTTGGAGTTGTTGACCAGGCCGTTGAAGCTGGTCCCGCTGATGGCGTCGCGCAGCGCGAGGACGACCGCACGCTTGACGGTCTCGATCATTCCTGCGCCACCGGCGCCAGGCTGGCCCGGCGTGACGCGATCTTCCAGACTGGTCACAGTCGGCCTCCTGACAAGATGGTCATGGCCGCGTCACGGATATCGCGCTTGGACTCCTTGATGGCCTTGGCGATCGCGGCCTCCATGAACCGCTTGGGCTTGAGGCCCGGGTGCCGCCACTTCTGGTCGCGCCAGATCTTGCCCCGGCCCGGGATGTAGACGTAGCCGGGCTTGCCGGGCTCACGACCCCGGATGCGCCGGGTCTTGCCGGTCTGCTTGTCGGTGATCGGAACCATGCGGCCCTCGACCCACCACATGACGAAGGGGTCGAAGCCCTTGTTCTGGATGAGCAGGTGCTTCATCGTCGAGCTGATGCCGACCGCGCCGGTGTCGGAGTACGGCTGCAGAGCGCCGGTCGAGGTCCAGCCGCGACCGCGCATGTCCTCGCGGGCGTACTGGACCGCCCGGCGTGCGATCACCCGGTTGAGTTCGACCGGAGCCCCGACCCTCACGTCCGCCTCGCATGCAAGTGGCGCTCGTGGGTGATCTCCGGTCCGTTGCCCCAGTCGACGTCGAAGTAGTGGCCCAGGCCGTCGTGCTTGTAGCCGGGGACCTCGGCCTGCATCTGCTTGGCGTAGTCCTGGGTGTCCACAATGTACGGGGCGCCGTCAGTGATCTTGCCGCGCTGCCACTCACCGGTCTCGGGATGACGACGGAAGACGTGATCGGTGGTCGGCCCGCCGTCGACCGGCTCGTACGGGTGGTTCTGCACGAGCTTGTGGATCTGGCGCCCGAGCTCGGAGTCCGGATCGACCTTGGTGTTGCCGACGCCGTAGTTGCCCTCGGTGCCGCGACCGTGCGGGTCAAAGAACGAGTCCGGCTGGTGCGGGTCGTAGTGGATATAGGTCTCCAGGTCAGGGTGGCCGAGCATGTCGGCGACGTTGACCCGGTGGTTGCCGTCGGACAGCCAGGCGTGCGGCCCGTTGGTGAAGACCTCTGCCGGTGGCAGCTTGGCGCCGGACTCGAAGGCGTCGACCAGTCCCTCCTCGGTGCTGCCTTCGCTGCCGCCACCGGAGGAGAAGTTGTTCGGCTCGTGAATGCGGGTCGGCGGGTCCTCGGGGTCCCAGCCGCGATGCCAGGTCGCGTCGTACATCTGCTCGGGCGTCTCGATGGACGGGTTGAACTGACGGTGGCGCGCGAGATCGCCGGTCGGCACCCGGTAGGTGGGGTCGCCCGGCTTGGACCTCCAGGGCGTGGCCTGGTGTTGACGGCGTCCGGCGTAAATCTGCGACCGGTCCCCCAGGCTCATCGTTCTCTCCCATCGAAACGGTGGAACTGTCGTCCGACGATCGGGAACTTGTAGATCGGCATCTTGTCCGAGACCTTCTGCAGGTCGGCGGTCTGGCCGAGCGGGTGCAGCTGGTCGGTGCCGAAGTGGTTGCCGGTCCGGATGTTCTCGTTGTTGACCTCGTCGAAGACATAGATGCCCTCGACGCCGGTCGGGCGGTGGTCGGGGGTCCAGCCCTCGACGCGCACCACGAAGTCGCGCTTCCACATGTCCGGGAACGGCTCGGTCTGCAGCGTCCGCTCCACCGGGTGCCAGACACCACGCTTGCCGGTGGTCTCCTTGTCCAGGGCGTCACCGAAGATGCCCCAGGCCCGGTAGGCGAAGCTGATACCGCCGTCGAAGGTGGTCCCGTAACACTGCGGGCAGTCATACTGGTCGCTCTGGCTGTAGACGTCGTCGAAGCAGAACGGGCAGCGCGGGACGGTGTCCTCCACCTCGGGCACGTGGTAGAGGTGGATCAGGATGCACTCTTCGCCGTGCGACATGAGACTGTCGCGTACGGACTGGCGGGCCAGCCGGACGGCGTACGGTTCTGAGAGATCGATGCGGGCCATTACCAGGAACCTCCCATGGCCTGGTTGCCCCACGAGACGCTCGGCGCCGCCGGGTAGAACCGCATCGAGCGAGCTTGCGCCGAGTACATGCCAGGCATGTAGAAGCCCCGCGCGCCGCCGGAATAGATGCCGCCGCCGACCAGGATCGAGCCCCGGCCCAGGCTGAGCAGGCTGCGCTTGGCCATCTTCACCGCCTGGGTGAACTCCGGCTTCTCCTCCTCCAGCACCGCGCGCCACCGATCGGCGTAGTCGCGCCGGTCGGTGTAGGTGGTGCTCATGTTGGCGAAGTTCGGCTGCTCGGTGTAGCTGACGATCAGGTGCCGGATCGCTTCGAGCTTGGTGGCCCACAGCGCGAGCTGGGTGAAATTCTTCGGGATCTTGTCGCTGTCCGGGCTGACGCCATAAGCGGTCACCGGGTAGCCGATCACGTTGAGCTTCATCAGGCCCTGGTGCATCAGGAACGCGATGCGGTTGTAGTCGAAGTGGGTCTGGAAGTTCTCGTTGAGCCAGGGCCCGCCGGTCGTCGAGTCGAACAGGTCCGAGAAGAACCACGAGGCCTGCTCGACGAGGACCTTGGTGTCCTCGCGCATGGCGTCGTAGTAGGGCATCTGCTCCTGGATCTGCATGTCGTCCTGGAAGACGAAGTCGGCGTCGTCGACCTCGTAGAACCACTCGGCGTGCAACAGGCCGCGCTGGGCCGTCCACTGCGGGCCGATGTCGTAGTGGTACTTGCCGACCTCGTCGCGGACGATGCCGTTGTCCAGGTCGACGTTGATCACCAGCTCGCCCTGTGGGTCGGCAGAGTTGCCGGACAGGTCGTTGAACCAGACCTTGAGTGCCAGTGACGCTGGGTCGACCGCGTTGTTCTGTGCGTCCTGGATGCTGATGGCGATGTAGCCCCGGCTGTTCTGGCTGATGAACTTGCGGGCCCGCGCCGCGCTGACGAGCTTCTGCGAGTAGACCTCGGGCCCATTGATCGGCTCGGTCATCGTTCCCACCCGCCTGCGCGCAGCGCGTCACCGGGACGGAAGCCCGGCGGGATCTGAACCTGCAGCGGGACGTTGAGGATGCCGTTGGTCGCGACCTTCTCCTTCTCGGTGGCCATGATGTGCTGGAAGAAGGCCTCGCCGCCGACGGTGCGGGTGCCCGGATTGATCCGAGCCTCCGGGTGGATCAGGTTGAGCTTGCGCAGCAGCGCGGTGGCCACCCGACGCCGACGGAACTGCGGCTCGACGGTGACGTCCTGGAACTGGATCTCGTCGCGCTCGGCAGTGATGAAGTAGTAACGCAGCTCGCCGACGCGCTCGTGGCCGTCGCGGGTGTAGGCGGTCAGCACTCCGCCGACCGGCTTGTCCTGGTCGGTGTGCTCGATGTCGGCCCAGGCGCTGATCTCGGTCTCGCCGAACTGATAGACCGCGTCCTGTCCGCCGTTGGTGACGAATCGAGGGTGGTCCAGGGCGTGCCTGCCAGGCATCTCCATGGTGGTCACGTCGTGCTCCTTACGGGCTCTGGAAGCACAGGAAGAACCGGCTTACCTGGGTGATCTCGGCGTTCTTCTTGGCCCCGGTGTGCTGAGGGACCGGACCGTTGTGCGCTGCTGCGACGCCGACCCGGTCACCTTCCTTGAGGCGCAGGAAGGCCGTGACGTCGACAGTCTGGGAGAAGCCGGGCACGTAGTTCTGGCCGCGCACGAACTCCCAGTGCATGTGCGGGGTCGGCTGATCGTTGACCGTGATGATGGTGGCCGCACGGTCGCCGCGCAGCTGGGTGGCCCAGGCGACCGAGGCGTGCACGTGGTAGATGCCCGCCTCCTTAATCACCACGTGAGTCGGGTTCTCCAGCTTGAACATGTCGAAGTTGTCTTCGCCGATCTCAGTCCACTCGATCATGGTGCCGGTGGGGTTGATCGGCTGGGCCCGCGCCGCGCCGAGGCCCACGCGCGGGATGTCTCCCGCCGTGAGCAGCTGCCAGGCCGCGTTGCTGGTGTAGTAGGTCGCATCGGCGATGCCGACCTCAGAGATCTCGTTGGGCAGCGACTGCTGCGAGCCGCCGTCACCGGCCTGCATGCCAAAGCCCCAGCCCTTGTACGGCAGCGTGGTCACACCCTCGTTATCGAGGATGCTGCCGATGTACTCAACACCTCGGTAGACCTCGAACTTGTTGCCGACCAGGCGCAGCTGCCACATGATGTTGGCCGCGTTGGTCTGCGCCGGAAGCTGGCCGATGAGCACCTCACCGGTCGGGCCGGTGGTGGTGTAGGTCAGCATGATGGCGCCGGTCGAGCCCTTCCACCAGGTCAGCGCCGCCCGGACATAGGACTGGCCGTCGTCGGACATCCGGAAGTAGGCGTCGTTGGTGGCCGGGTTGTCCGCACTCGGGTTGGTCCAGTCGGCGACGTGGTCGTTGGTGGTGAAGGTGATGACCTGGTCGTAGCTCTGGGTGTAGCGGTCCGCCGGGAAGATGCGCCGCGCGATGCAGCGGTTGGCGTCGGCGCTGGCCTTGATCCAGCTGGCCGAATGTCCGCTAGGGGTGGCCATCACACCCTTGCCGGTGGGGAACTGGTACCACTGGTCCCACAGGGTGGGGCCGAGGTCGACACTGCTGGTCCGCTCCAGCTTGTCGATCGAGTACAGGCCCTGCACCGCCTGGCGCTCGCCGGGGAACTGGGCCCAGACGCGCATCCGGTTGGTGTCGACCTCCCAGATCAGCTTGCCCGGGTTCGGATTCGGCGGACGCGAGCTGGAGGTGCAGATCTCCAGGGCCTTGTTGATGATCGAGGGCCCGGCGTAGTCGTGGGTGTGGTTGCCCGGCGCGGCCTGGCCTGCGCCCTCACCGAGGGTGTGGTGGATGCCCTCAACGGTGTCGGTGTCGGCGTTCTCGTGGGTGTTGGCCTGATCGAGCTTGCGACCGTGCCGGATGTCGTCGGGATCGCCGCCGTGGTCGTGGTCACGGTAGGCCGCGCCGCGCTGCAGTGCCTCGATCGCGTCGCCCATGTCGCGGTGGTGCTCGACGTGGTTGCGGTCGCCGGTGCCCGACGACGACAGGGTGGTCTCCTCGGGCAGGGTGGGCTCGATGAAGGTGTCGAAGTCCTCGGGGTAACCGGTTGGCATGCCGCCCTCCTAGATTGCAGCGACGCTCCCCGCCGCCCTCAGAGCGAGGGCGGACGGGGTCGGGGGAATAACGAGAGCAGGTGAACTCAGCCGTCGTAGCTGCGGTCGATGGAGGTCGACTCCATCTGCTCCTTGTAGTAATCCCGATGCGCGTACACCTCGGGACGCGGGTTGCGCGGCTCGTCGACGCCGGTCTCCCGCGCGCGGTCCAGCGAGTCCTGCTCGGCCTGCAGTGCCATCTCCGACGGATTGGCCACGGCGGTGAGGATGGTCTCCCCCTTGCCGGGATTGCGGTCGAACTGACGGACCTGGTGCGTCATGCCCGGTCGGGCGTACACCGAGTCACTGAACGGTCCGAGTGGCAGGTCGTTTGCCATGGTGTTCTCTTCTCCTCGTTAGCCCCCGGCGGGAAGATCGCTCTTCTGTACCGGCTGCATGCTGATCACCTGGTGGGTCCAGGTGCCGTCGGGCTGCGGCGTCGATGCCACCTGGCCCTTACGGTCTGAATGGTCCTGGCACAGCGGCGGCTCGCCCTGGTCCAGGAACTTCTGTGCGATGAGCACAGGCGCCCCACAGCCGGTCCAGATGCAGGTGTTGCCGCTCTGGATGGTGTAGCCGCGCTGGGTGGGATCGCCCTGCTCGCGGAAGACGATGTCGCGGCTCTCCGCCGACTCGGTGAGCTGCGGGGCAACCTCGATCTGATTGCCGTCCTTGTCGGTCGAGTAGATCTTGGGCTTGGTCTCGACCTGCCCGCTCATGAGCAGGATGACCTCGTTCTCCATAGCCTCGTCGTCGGAGATCGAGATGCGTCCGCGCATCCACAGGCGCTGGAAGCCGGGCTCGTTGAGGCACTCCTTGGGCACGATGCGGATCGAGTCGTCCGTACCGGCGGGCTCCAGCTCAAAGCGGATCTTGTCGGTGTTGCACGTGATCTTGTTCCGGGTGTTGTTCTTGGCGAACAGGGTGCCGGTCGATTCACGCAGTTCGCGCAGGGACTTCCGCTGCGCAGTAGGTGTAGTCACCTTGACTCCTTCACTAGTGGGGGTTCACTGCCCTCACTGGTTCAGAAGCCTGCGACCGCTTCCCACAGGGTTCACGCTGCGATGAGCGGGAAGAAGTTCTGCTCGGCTTTGGGCAAAACCGGAAGCGCAAGGCCGGTGATAGTGGTGTCCGCCGCCGTGATTTCAATGGTCGACGTCGGACTGGTCGTTGAGGTCAGGTCGGCGACATACAGTGCCAGGTTGACGAAGCCCGCCGTGTCACGTCGGAACCGCTGCACGCCGTTGGTGGCGGTGAACGAACCACGGTTGCACCAGCCGGAGGTGAGGTACCATCCGGCCTCGGTTGACGCCGTGATGCTCTTGCCGGTGGTGTGCTGCACCGGTGTGCCGAAGCTGCCCACGCCCTTGAGCACGATCGTGCAGGCAGCGTCGTAGGAGCCGATGACCGGGAAGGCGACCGCCAGATCGGTGCCCACCGGGGGATTGAGCAGAGCAAAGCAGTAGGTGTTGGACAGCGAGCCGTTGAGATCCTGGCCGATCAAGGGGACGGATACTCCGGCAATCGTGCAGGTGTGCGGGTTGGCGTTCGGGTTCTGGCAGGACTGCCAGACCACGATGGACTCTCCGGGCTCGACCGTGATGGTGTGACCGGGGTTGTTGGCGCCCCAGTTGCCGTTGGACCGGGAGAAAGTGACCGGCATCAGGCCTCCTGACCGACGGCGAGCACGTCGTAAAGCGAGTCCGTGGCGTTGTAGAAGCCGCCCACGTAGAGCGTCTTGCCGACCGTGGTTGTGGTAGGCAGAGCGACTCCGATCGCCCGATAGGAGGCGCCCCAAGTGAGCGCCCGAGCGGTGCCGTCGTCCTTGAACCGCAGCAGCCAGGGCTGGCCCTGGGTCGGCGTGCCGGTGATGCCCGAGGACAACGACGTGATGGCCGCGTTGATGCCACGCAGCACGATCATGTCGTAGGAGTTCCAGGCCAACGTGGGCGTGGCGCCCGGCGCGTTCTGATCGTGGACCCGCTTGGTGATCCGCTTGTTGGTCAGGGTGGCCGTGGCGGAGTTCTTGGTGGCGTCAGAAGTGTTGTCGACGTTGCCCAGGCCCACCATGGCCTTGGTGATGCCCGAGACGGTGCCGGTGAACGTCGGGTTGTTGATCGGCGCCCGCAGGGCCAACAGGTCGCTCAGGCCGGAGATGTCGGAGGCCGTGATGGTCGTCCACTCCAGGCCGGTCGGATTCGCCGCCTTGGGCGTTAGGAACGTCCGGTCGGCGCCGACGGACAAGATGCCCGGGGAGTTGTTCGCCGTGCCGATGACGAGGTCGCCCTTGGCGTCGACGAGCGACTTGTCCACCTTGGTGTTGAGGGCCTCCTCGAGGCCGTCGATGGCACCCATGGTGATGCCGTCGTTGGCCAGCACCGCCGCGATTGCCTGGTCGACGTACTGCTTGTTGGCGACGTGCTCATTGGCGGTGGGGACCTGGGTGACCGAGAGTCTCGACGCACTGGCGCGAGTTGTCATGGAGAGCCTACTTTCGCTCTGTCAGAGGTCACGCGCGAGAAATCACCACGTGGTACTGGCCGCTGGACCAGACGTCGTCAGGCTCGATGGTCACCCGGTTGACTGTCGGGTGGGCGATGTAGACCAGCGGCTCGTCGTACGGGCTGGCATTGCGGTAGACGGTCACGTGCACCGCGCGGGTGTTGAAGTTGTGATCGCAGTTGAAGACCGTCGCCGAGCCGTCGCCGAGGTCGGCCTCGAACGGCGCGCTGGCCGTCGGGGCCACGCCGACGAACTGGACGTCCATCTCATCGCTGCCCAGCACGAAGCTGTCATTGGTCATCAGGGCGAAGTGGTCGGCCAGGGTGCCCTGCGCCACGATCCAGAACGAGCCGATGACGGCCTCCCCGGCGGTGTCCCAGTTGGCCGCGCGGGTCATGCCCACACCGGAGCCGTTGAAGACGTACGGGCCGTTCTGAGTGCCGTCGGTCTGGCCGTAGAGCAGGACGATGTCGCCACTGCTCACGCTGACGCCGTCGAGGGTCGAGGTGCCCGGGTTGGCGATGTTGACGTTCTCCCCGACGGCCACCTTGACGCCGCCCTTGCGCTCCATGCCGGAGACCAGACCGGCCAGCGCGTCGTCGACGTACTTCTTGTTGGCCGCGTCGCCGTCGACGGTAGGCGCGGCCACCGAGGTCACCCGCTGACTGTTCATCGACACCGGCGCCGTCGGCGCGCTCATCTGGTCGAGCCGGTTGGCCCGGACCTGGGTGTCGAAGTTGCTGATGGTCGACGCGGTCTGCGTGCCGGTGTGGTTGGCACGCGAGATCGCGTTGTTGTAGGAGGTATCGACGTCGGCCTTGCGGGCTGCGTCGTTGGGGTTCGAAGGAGCACCGACTTCGATGATCTTCTTGCTGTTCATGTCCAGCTGCGAAGCGGACCTGCGTGCAGTCATGCTGGGCTATCTCCCTCTTAGAAAATGGTGGCCACGAACGAGATCGGGTCGTCGAACGAGACGCGGCACCGGTTCTCGGTGAGCATCTCGGTGTGGAAGTTGAAGTACTCGGTCTGTCCGTCAAGGCTGAAGACCGAGACCATGACCGGACCCCGGCGGTTCAAGTCGTGGTCAATGTCGACGACAGACTGTGCGACCTCCTGGCGGTGCACGAAGGGGCGGAAGAGCGATCCGCCCTCAGGCAGGTCGTTGACGATGAGGGTGAACTCTTCATCGCCAGCAACCAGGACTTGCCCTCGGGCCCAGAGTCGACCAAAGCCAGACGAGCGTGCGACAGTCCAGGGCAGCGGCTGTTCGTAGTCCGGGTTGGGGAACGGCGGTAGGGTCCACCGGATCTTGCCCATGTTGAAGGTGATCGTTTGCGGGGAGAGGTTGCGCACGAAAAGATCGGGTCGCGGCACGTACCCGATCGGGTCGAGTTCGACCTCGATGATCTGCTGCTGGTCAGACACGACGAAGGCCCCTCCTTCCACTCAGTAATTCGAGTGGCTGAAGGGGCCTTCGGCAGGGTGTTCAGCGGTAGCGGGAGATCTCCTGATCACGCTTCCAGGCGCGAGCCTCCTTGGCGCGGGTGGCCTTGTTGGGGCGCTTCACGTAGCCGGTGGCGCTCATCATCTGGGCCTTGGGGTTCATGATTCCTCCTGGGTGATTGTGTGAGTGTCGAACACTCCTTACAACCGCACCCGGTGGAGGATCATTCCGCTCCGTTATGTGATCGCGCTCACAGAGGAACACGGGTCGCGGTCGGCAGGACCGTCCGCGCCGGACGCTTCATCTTGAGCAGATGGATGTCGATCACCATGGGATCGGCAATCTGCAGCGGCGGGTCGAAGCTCTCCTTGTGAGCGTCCACCCAGCGCTGCATGTCATCGAGCGCCGTCGCGGGGTCGGTGCTCGGGTTACGATCCTGGACAAGAATCCGCTGGCCCTCGCCGGTGTGGCGGTCGGCCAGGCGGACGAGATAGGTGTTCACCCGTGGTCCTCCCATCGTGAGGTCAGTCTCCTGTAGGTCGTCTATAACTCATTGTGGTTTGTTTGCAGGAGATTGGCAAGGAAGCGGAAACCGCTGGTGTCGAACGGTACAAAAAGTAAGAGGACCTGTGCCAGCCACGCCCTAGCCAGCACAGGTCCTCTGGGGGCTGACGGGGAACTGAGTCCCTTTGCCCTCCACCACTTCTCACCCACATGAGAAGACTTTGCACTCGCAAAGGAGTGCTGCAAAAACAGTGTAGCCCCGTCGGGGAGGATCGTCAGTTTTCGTCGTCCTCGGGCGCGTCGTCGCGCGCCTCGATGAACTCCAGCTGCGGTCCACGGATCTCGATGTACTGCTTGCGCTTACCGTCGGGGTCACCCTTCGGGGTCCGCACCAGGTCGTTGACCGGCACCGCCCAGGTGTGGGTCGGCGGGTCGTACGGCGGGCCGGGGAGCTCCGGATGTCCCTCGATGCCCCGCACGTGATCGATCTCGGGCATGGCTACTCGAATCCGCCGATGACCACGTTGTTGTCCCAGCCCGGCTCGACCGGCACCTTGACGACGTCGTCGCGGCCACGCTCCACGGTCTGGTACTGGCCGTGGTCAGGGTCGCCCTCGGGGTTCTTGCGCCAGTACTCCGGCGGGACCTGGGTCGTCGGCGGGGTGTTGGGCGGACCCGGAAGCTCCGGGTGGCCCTGGATTCCCCGGACGGTATCAGTCTCGTTCGGCATCAGGTGGACTCCTTCTCTTCCAGTCCCACGGCCTCTCGTAGTTCGTGGGCGTGCTCAGTGACCTCGAAGTGCTCCATGAGGTCGGCAAACCGGTCGAACAGACCCGGCTTGCCGCTTTCCTCGGTGGGCATCGTCATGGTCAGTCCTTGAGATCGCGCCGCGCGGCAGCCTCGGCCTCGACCTGACGCTTGTGTTCACGCAGGTGGCCGTACTTGGCGTGAGTGTGCTCCAGCGAGCCGGTGTCGGCAGCGTGCGCCTGACGCCGGGCCTCCAGCTCATCGTCATCGTCGGTGGCAGGCCAGTAACCCACCTCGCTGGCGAACGCGCGCAGCTTCTCCATATCCAGCGCCATCAGTCTTCCCTCCTGGCCATCATGTATCCCGGCGTGCCGCCGTAGTTGACCTCCAGAGGGCTGAACGTGGTGTCGGAGTCGAGATGGTAGATACCGTGCTGGGCATCTTCGTCGTTCTCGGCGCGTCCGGCCACACCCGACTCCCAGAGGTCGTCGTAGTGCTTGGCCACGTCGTGGTAGAAGTTGCCCGACTCGACGTCGTCCCAGCCACCCTGATAGCGATCAGGATCCTCTCGGATCTTGTCGTCCCATTCCTGGCGGTAGCGGGCGGCATCCTCCCCGGAGAACTCGTCACGCGGAACGATCTTCTCGGCGCCCGGCAGGGCCACCATGAATCCGCTCTGCGGGCCGTCACCAGGACGATCGCGGAAGGTGTACCCGCCCGTCTCGCGCACGGCCTTCTCTACCTCGTTCTGCCACTGTGGATCTCCTACAGCTGTTCTATAGGATGACATACGCGGTCGATGCAGCGCCAGGCCGTCGGTGTAGTGCTCCGGCGACATGATGCCGATCTTCTGCGGACCGAACTGGCCGTTGTAGATCAGCGAGCTGTTCTGACCCTTGGTCTCGCTGGCCAGCGCGGGCAGCGCGTGCGGAGAGAACATCTGCGCGTGCGCCAGGTATGCAGCCTGCTCGCCATGTCGGTCAAAGCTGCGCCCGGTCGCGGCATGACCGAAGAAGTCGTGCACAGCGCGGAACATGTCGTTCTGCTTGTTGCTGAACAAGGGATGCCCGCCGGTGACATGGGTGCCCATCACCTTGAGGGTCTTGTTGTGGTTGATGTCGTGCAGCATCTCGTGCACGTCGGTGTACGGGTCGTAGTCCACCGACTGGGTCTTGATGCCCAGACGATTGGTCATGAAGTCGTGCTGCTTGGCCACCTCGTCGGCCATCGCCTGGAAGTGCGGGACGGCACTGCGGTCCATGTCCGGCAGGCTGTCGTAGGCCCGAGCCACCTTGGCCACGCTGTCCGGTGTCCGCCGGGCGTTGAGGTAGTCCACATGGCCCGAGTGCGGATCGGGCAGGCCGACCAGCGAGGCGTAGGCCCGTGCGCCCTGCAATGCGTGCTGGCTGGGCTCGAAGGACTTGTGGAAGGTCCATCCCGCCGGATCCTGAAAGGTCGGCGAGTTGGCGGTGCGCTGCGGCAGCACGCGGCCACCGGTGGTGTGCACCGAGCCGTGCGTGGCGAAGCTGTGGTGCAGATCCGGGTGAGCCTCCGGATGCGCAGCAGCTTCGCGGTACCAGGGTTGCAGCATCTCGAACTGCTCGCGGGCAGTGACGATACGACGACGGTTACACATTCTTGAGCACCTCATCGACGTAGGAGAGAGTCTCAGCAGTCAGCCGAGACCCATAGTGACCGCGATCGTCGTGCGTCTCCGGATTCAGGCCGAACATGTCAGCCAGCTCCTGCGGAGACCGCGAGAGGAACTCGTGCGGGTCCTGCGCGACGTCGAGCGTGTCGCCCTCGTGGTTGAGGGCGTAGCTGATGTTGCCGTTCTCGTCGCCCCAGTCGCTCATGACCTCCATGTCCAGCGGTCGGTGTCGCCAGTAGCCCCGGTGTTCGACGTCGGGCTCGCCGCCGCCCCAGTCCGGGTGGATCTTGTGCGGCTCGGGATGAATCGCGATCGGTTCGAAGTCGTCGCTGAAGCTGGCCTGAACCACCTGCTGGACGCTGCCGTCCTCGGGAACGCCAGAAGCCCGATGCGGGAAGTGCTGAGCGATCCATTCCTCGACGAAGCCCACCCGCACCGACGACTGCCGACGATTCTTCTCGCTACGCCAGCTGGGCGTGCGGTTGTTCCAGTTCGGAGCCCGGCGCAGGTCCGGGTCCGGACGGTCTGGATGCACCCAGAAGTCGCCAACGTCACGCTGGTAACGAGGCTGGTCCGGAGTGTTCGGATACGGGCCCCTCAGCTGGGTCGGCTTGTCGGGGTTGAAAGACTTGGGCATGTGGCCGGGCTCGGGCATGTTCGGCGACACACCGGCGTCGACGACGTCCTTCTTGAACTTGACCCACGGACCGGCCTGAGCCTGCTTGGGCTTCAAGGTCCGCAGGTCGTCCTCCTGCATGGCGTTGAGCCGACGGGTTGCTTCCGCCGACGCACGAGCGTGCAGGTCATAACCGGGGTGGTAGGCCTTCTTGTTGACCGTGAGCTTCTCGCCGAAGTGGTCGGGCACCACGTACCCCACCTGGCTGAGATCGGCGCCGTGCGGGATCGTCTGAACCCGAGCGTGATGGGTGTCCACGGTGACGTCCTGATCGCCGTAGCGCCAGTCCGGCTTGCCGGTGTTCGGATTGATCTGGTGCTCGTAGAACCCCTCGTCGTCCGGCACGCCTGAGCGCGGTTCGCGCAGCGGGGTCTCGTCGAGGATGTTGTTGAAGAAGGAGCTGGTCTTGGGGCCGGACAGGATGTTGAGGTAGTCCTCTCGTCCCAGCGATCCTGCCGGGGCGTCCATCAGCCGATGAGCCTTCTCGTTCTGATCGTCGGGCGCCTTGACCCGGAACCGGTTCTCAGGGTCGCGCTCGGGCGCGTCGCGGCTGAATCCCTTCCAGTTCTTCGTCGGAGACTTGTGTCCCTCCTGACCCTCGTAGTTGGTCAGGTAGTGGATCATCTGCTCGTTGTTGAGGTCCCAGTCCTTGACCGGCGACAGCGCCGAATCGACGGCCACCGTGCGCTCATGGTCACCGATGGTCCGTTGGGCCACGTCCTTGGTGGAGTCATGGGCCGCTGGGTACCAGACACGCCCCTGAAACTCCTGCTCGGGATTCATGTTCTGGTGGTGACTCATGTGGTTCTGGACCAGGTCTTCGAATGTCCAGGGTGTGCCACCGAGGACGTTCCATGGATCATTCACCGGGTCTTCGCTGGTCATCGCACGCTCCAGGCGTGCACGATGACCAGCCTTGCGGGGATCGAGCAGCTCGGTCGGGTGCGGGATGTCGGAAGACATCGGTGGTCGACTGGTGGACCGATGCGCCCCGTAATCGTCGGCGGTACGCCAGTCGACCTGCGACCATGGCGTGTTTTCGCCGATGTTCTTCTCTCGGGCCGGGATCTGAGGCTGATTGCCAGCACCAGGAACTCCTGGCGGAACGGCGTCTGGGCGAATAGCGACGTCGGCCTCTCGCCAGGGTGAGAGCATTTCGAACTGCTCGCGAGCAGTGGTGATTCGCATCAGGACAGGCCTCCTCACCTATTAGAGGAGGTCCCGCCCCGCCTTACAGGATCTCGGTGATGGTGCCGGTGTTCAGAGCTGCGGCCAGGTATTCGTCGAAGCCGATCTTGGTGCCCTGGGCGGCGTTAAGTTCGTCCAGCTCTGGAGCCAAAGCCTTCTCCAGTTCGTCGCGGGTCAACTCGCTTCCGGCGAACAGGTAGCGCTCCATCTCATGGTCACCTCCTCACACCCATTCCCGATCGCGTCGACGGTAGCCGATCTCCTCGACGATCGTGTCGTAGTCCTGACCGACCCTGTCGACGTAGTCCTTGCCCCAGTAGCGCGCGGTGTGCGGATCGATCAAGTGCGAGAAGTACTCGCGCTCCATTTCGACGAGCTTCTCGTTCGAGACCTCGTCGGCGTCCTCGATGTTGACCTTCTCGCCCTGGAAGTCGTCGATCCACATGAGCTGCTCCTTCTGCGTGAGTGAGTGTTACACACAGTATAACAGAGCGATATGGGGATTCATTCCCGCTTACGGCTGTCCGGCCTCCAGGGCGGCGATCCTCGCCTCCAGCTTGGCGATGGCCGCGTTGACCGTGTCGGTGGCGGACACCGGTTCGGCGGTCCCGGCGGCGTAGCCGGTCAGTGCCACATCACCACCACCGAGCGTCACGTTGGCACTGAGGGCCTTGCCGTTGACGGTGCGCGTGGGCGGCACCAGCGCGGTGTTGCCCGCCAGTGCGGTGGAGGCCGTGGTGCCCAGGGCCAGGCTGGAAGTACCCGCGCCGATAGCCGACCGAGCAGCGGCCTGGGTGGCCCCAGCAGCGATCACGGCAGGCTTGCCGGACAGGGTGTCCCACGTCGCCGGGGCGCTCGCTTCGTCCAGCGCTTCCTGCAGGCCCTCGATGTCGCCCATGGTGACGTCGACATCACCGGACCGACCCTCGACCGAGGTCACCGTGGTACGGGTCGGAATGCTCTCGGGCGGCACGTAGCCGTTGGCAGAGACGACCGGAGGCCAGGCCGGAGAATCGGCGCCGGGCGGAGTGTTCGGGGGTCCAGGCAGGGTCATGGGGAAGTCCTCCTCATCTATTCATGGACCTCGGACATGCGAAGAGACCCCCTCCGGAGAGGGGGTCTTTGGGCTGATGGGTCACACCAGGGCAAGCTGCTCGCTCTCAGCCTTCTTGGCCTCGCGGCGGGCCTTGGCCGCTGCCTTCTTCGCCGCCTCGAAAGCGATGACGTCGGGACGATCGGCCACGCTCAGGCGCAGGGCCTTGTAGGCCTCGGCGCCCAGGATCTTCTTGCCGCAGACCGGGCCGATGCCGATGTGCTTGGAGGTCGGGTCCTCGAACTCCGAGGAGCACACGATGCAGAAGCCCTGAGTCAGGCCCTGCTCGGCGATCTGCTCGGGCGAGAGCTTCTGATCGGCGAAGATCCGGGTCATGGCGCCGGGGACGTACTCCAGGCCGTGGGCGGTGGTCTTCTTGGCGTAGAGCCGCTCGCCGTCACGGGTCTCGACGACCTTGAAGACCTCGCCGTCGACCAGGTAGAAGCCGGGCTCGGTGGGACGGGGGCGGGCGATGGCCGCGATGGCCAGTTCCTGCTGGGCCTGGATCTTGACGAAGCCCTTCAGGTGGGCGATGGCGTCGCTGGCACGCTTGCTGCTGATGCCGGTGTCCAGCAGGTGGGCGACGTAGTCGCGGGAGGCCTGCGGGACGTCGCGCTCGGCGAGCAGGGCGTTGATGAAGCGGATCTGGGCGTCGGATGCGGGGTAGATGCTCATGGATCTGACCTTTCGTGTGTGCGTGCGTGTCTTGTACTCATCATAACACAGCGGTATGAGTATCCATTCCCGAGTTCCAGACCACAAGAAAAGACCCCCTCCCGAAGGAGGGGGTCTAGTCCTTGATCAGGCGTTTCCGAAGAAATTACCTATGACCGGTTAGGTCAGGCTTTCCTAAGGATGACGATGCCCCTGGGGTTCAGCACGGCCATGCCGACCAGCTCGTCCATGACCCAGCCCTTGTTGAACCGCTCCACCTTGTTGTCCTCCTCGACATCGAGGGAGTACATGACCGGGAAGACGCCGAGGAACTCGGGCTCCGGGGTCAGGTAGACGGTGCCACGCGGGATGATGATCGACTTACCGATCTGGAACTCGCCGAACTGGACGATGCGCTCACCAGCGACCACCGAGTCCTTGAAGGCCCAACCGGTCGTGTTGATGTCCCACCGGTACAGGTCGCGGTACTCCTGCGGGTTCGCCAGCAGGCGCGAGCTGTCCAGCTGACGCTGGTCGGTGTAGGTCACCGCCGTGTAGAGATCATCGGGCATCAGGTGCGAGCCTGCGATGGTGATCTCGTTGGGCAGTGCGCCGACGCCCGGCTGAGCCGAGCTGTCCACGACGCGGTAGGAGACCGCTGCAGCTTCCAGCAGCGTCACGAGGCGCGAGTCCTCCTGGCGCATGATGGCCTGCTTGGTCATGTCCTGCGTGTACTCCACGATGTTGCTGCGGAGGTAGTACAGGTCTTCCTTCTTGATCTGCGGGAAGCTCGCGATGCGGAACAGCTGGACCTCGATGCGCTTGCCCTCGAAGGGGGTGATGCGGATCTCGCCCTCATTGCCGTGCAGCATGTAGGCCTGGCCCAGGTCGTCCAGCACGTCGTACTGGATCGGCACGCCGGGGGTCAGCGTGTCCTCCAGCAGGACGTTACGCAGGATGCCCTGGTAACGCAGCTGGAGCTGGATCGGGCCGATCATCGACTGGCCCAGGCGCTGGATGCCGCCGACCTTGTCGCTCAGGATGTGAGCGAGCTTGGCCTGCTTCTCGCGGGCGCTGAGCTTGCGTCCGCCCATGCGCTGCTTGGCCTCGACAATGTCGGCCACGTAGTCGTCGGATGCCTTGGCGAAGCGACCGAGGCCGCTACCGACTGCAACTGGAAGAGTCATGGCTTAGCTGCCTCCCGCCAGACCACCGCCGGTCGCCGCCAGGTCGAGGCGGTTGAGGCGGATGGTGATCTTGTCCGTCGACGGGATGTCGATCAGCTCGGCGATGACGTTCTCCGGGGTCACGCCCTCGGGAGTCAGTCGTCCCTTGCTGTTCGCCGTCAACATGACGCGGGCCGGGCCGGTCTCGCCTGCGGCGGGCCAGTCGGCTTCCACGTCGAATGCTGGTGCCAGCACGTCGAAGACGGCCTGGCTGTCGCCCACCCACACGGTGAACAGGCCGGTGCCCGCGCTGGAGACCTCGGTCACGCCCAGACGAGGAGCGTGGAACAGGGCCGACAGGCCGAAGGGCACGGTGCCCGCTTCGCCGGTGTACGGAGCGAACACGTCGCCGTACAGCCGCTGCATCACGGTGCCGGGCAGGATGTCGAAGTCAACGTCCAGATCCGGGTCCAGAAAGCCTGCCCAGGGCGTGGCCTGAGTGTTGGCGTAGCGCGGAACGAGCGTCCGCTTCTGGCCGGGATTGGACGCTGGTGGACGGAAAGTCATTTCCGTTGTCCTCCTGGGTCCTTGCTTCGCTCAGATGAAGAGCGAAGCGTCGTTACGGGGGTCGTTTGCCGCCACCACTGCGCGTCCGGCGGTGCGCTGTGCGCCCTGCACCAGGCCCGAAGGGATGGGGGACTTCAGTGCGGCCCCGCGAGTACTACCGCTGGCGACCTGTCGGCGAGCTGCGGCCAGAACCGGCACGAAGCGCTCGCACAGTGCGATGCGGTCCTGGACCGCACCGCGATTCATGTTTTCGAACTCTGCCGCCAGCGCATACTTCCGCTCGACGGTGTTCGGCTCGATGCCAGCAGCGATCATGGCTTCCGCCAGACGGAAGGCGAGAACGCCACCTGCCGTCTTGACCTTGCTGGACTTCTTGGCCTCACCGGGGGCCCAGTTCTGATCGGTGCTCAGATCCGGATCGGCGATGTTGTCTCCGGCGTTGTTGCCGAAGTCGTTGAGGTCGAACTGCGAGGCCTGCGCCTCGGCGTCAGTCGTTCCTCGGGTCGGAGCCTCGACGTCAACACGTCCATCCGGAGCTGCGACTTCCAGCTTCTCGTCGGCACGCTTGCGCATGTTGGCTCCCTTGGTGTTGGCTGCTGCCTTTTCGTTCTTTCGTGCTTCTCGCAGCACGATTCCCAGGGCCGGGAACAGGGCCTGGACCGAGACGTTCGACTGACGGCTGAAGTCGTCCGCCGCACGGCGAATGGTCGCGCTGGTGTGGTACCGCGCCGACTTGCCCGTCTTGCGCTTCAGCCACGAGTCGAAGGTGCGGAACGCATGCAGGCTCGCATCCTTGGGCTGAGTCTCGACGACACCGTCGTTGGGGTTGGCCGACTCGAAGTCATCGCCGGTGAGCTCCTCGGCGCCGGGGCCCGAGTTCACCGTCGGGTTGACCTCGGTGGCCACCGGGCCACCGGCCTCGTTGGCCATGCGACGCTGGCGCTGAGCCTGGAGCTGAGCCAGCTTCTGCGCGTCGGCCATGAGCTGGGCACGGCCTCGCTTCACGCGGGCGACGAGGTTCTGCTCGGTGTTCGAGATGTTGGGGGTGTCGTCGGTGGGAGCCACCACGGACTCCTCGGGCGGCGTGGTCGAGATGAAGGCCTCTTCCTGCTCACCCTGGTCGTTACGGCTCTGGTCGCCCGAGTCCACCAACGGACCCTCGGCGAAGTGCTGCCGACGACCAGCCGTCACCACCTTGCCGCGCGAGGCGAGATTGCTGCGTGCCATGTTGGCGGTTCCTTTCATGGGGTTCCTACTTGTTGTTGAAGCTGAGGGTGCTTTTTGCAGGGTCGACAGCTTCATTGCTTCCCGCCTGTAGTCCGAGGCCTCCTCGGCGGTGAACTCGCGTCCGGCCTCAATGGCGTCGAGCCAGTTGGCCACGCGGCGCCCGTAGTACCGGTCGAAGAAGTCCAGTGTCGACGCGGCGATCTGCTGGGGCGGCATGGGTGGCGCCGGGGCGGGCGCGGGCGGCGCGAACGACTGCATCGGCACGCCGGGCGCCTGCCCCTGTGGCGGGATCGGGATCTGCAGCGTCATGAACTGCTGCTGCGGGGCCCCACCGGCGCCCGGGACGGGCTCCTGGTTCATCACGCTGTGCGGTCCGGGGTCGCCGTCGACGTCCATCGTGTCGCCCTGGTTCTCGGCCTGCTGACGGTCGATCTGTGCGGCCTCGGACAGATCCGGGGTCTGCAGCTCCTTGGGCGGCTCGACGTAGTGGTAGAAGTCGTTGTTGTCGTCCTCGGGCGCCGAGCCTTCTTCGCGCAGGGTGTCCACACGGGTGGGCGCCTCGGTCTCGCCGTAGGCCTGCAGGACCATGGCCTCGAACACCTTCTGGTCGGCGCTGGCCATGCCGCTGCGCGGACCGAGGGTGTAGGCCTTGCCGTCGGGACCCAGGTGCACATGATCGGCCTCCCAGACCGGCTCCTTGGTCTCGCGCTGGTAGAAGCTGGTGTCTCCGGCCTTGGGGTTGTAGGTGATGCCGACGTACTGCGACGGGTCGTGGTCGTGCGGGACCGGGCCCAGCACGCCACGCGCACCGGCGTGCACGTTCTTCTGGCCGGTCTCCTGAACCTTGGCGTTGCCGCCCTCGCCCACGAAGAACTTGCCCTGCGGCATGTGGATGAAGTCGGCGTGACCGACCACCTGACCCTTGTGCCGGACTGACCACAGACCGGTGCCGGTCTTCTCCGAGTGCAAGTTGCGGTAGACATCTACCGGCATGCCGGGCTGGTAGCCGCGCCCCTTGTACGGCACGACATAGTCCTCGGGATTGAGACCAGGCTGGTGCTCGATGCCGGTCATCGGACGGGCCGGGGGTGGCGGGCCACCGAGGAACTCACGAATCACGCTAGCCTCGAACGTCATCGCGGCCTCCTTTCGCTGTGCGGCCCTGAACTTCTTCTCTTCCATAGGCCGGTGCGCGGCGCACGAGGAGAAGCCCACCTCGGCATCACCCGAGCAGTAGTGACACTTGGTGGCCGCTCCGGCGTACTTGCGCACCGCCTTGGCCACCTTGGCCCGCTTGCCCGGGTCAGTGTTGATGTGCATGTGATCGAAGTGGTTCTCGGTCGGCGAGCCACGGTCGGGCATGTCGCTGATGGAGCCGTCGGGGTTCCACTGCTTCTGCTGCCACAGGACGTAGTTGGCGCCGTTGGCGAAGGCGTCCTGCATGGCCTTGTCCGGGTTGGTCGGGCTCATCAGGTCGATCGCGTAGCCGGTCTGGTGCTCGTCCCAGGGCTGGTCGACGTTCGGGCTGTAGCCGCCCACCGACGATCCGGCGCCCTCGGACTCATAGAGGTTCTTGAGCGTGACCGCGTCACCCTTGAGACCGCTGGCGTCACTGACGTCACCGGGCTTGCCGAGCTCGCCGCCGGATACCGTCGAAGCACCAGCGCTGGCTCCGGCACCGCCGCCACCCACACTGCTGCTGTCGTTGCTGCCGCCATTGACCGGGTTGTTGGCCGAGTCCGGAGTGATCTGGTCCTCAGGCTTGCCGCCTACCGTGCAGTCCTGGCCGGGTGGGCAGTCGGCAGCGGTCCGAACGGCGGCGGCAGTCCGGGATGCGTTCTTGTTCTTCCAGTCGAAGAACTCCTTGTATCCGGGGCTGCTCTCCGGGTTGTCCCAGTCCCACCAGCTGTTCCAGTCTCCGCCGACCTGATCGTCGCGACCCTTGGCGTACTCGGTCAGGGCCTGGACCTCGTCGTCGTCCGGAGGATTTGCCCCACGACTGCGGTAGTGCAGGTAGTCCTTGGCCTGGCTTGAACTCGGAGGATCCGGGGCCAGCCCTTCCTCGGTGACCATCTCGGCGGGGAAGTTGTCACCCCATAGCGACCGGTGGAAGTCGTTGATGACCGGATGGTCCTTCAGGTCGCGCCTGGGGCCCTCATAGAGGTCGTCGCTGAGCCTGCGGGTCTGCCCGGGACGAATGAAGCGCCCCTCGTCCCGGTAGTGGTTCCACTCGGCCAGCTCGTCTTCGTAGCCAGCGGTCTTGTTGTTGGCCACCAGCACGCGCGAAGCCACAGCGGTCTCGTCGGCGGGGTCGAAGACATAGCTCAACTCGAAGAAGCTGATCTTGTGGCAGGACTCGTAGACGAGAACGTCTTCGACCTTGCCCGTCTTGCGGTTGTGCCGTGGCAAACGCTCGCCCTTGTGGTACAGGACGTGGTCGCACATCTCGGGGACATCGGTCGCCTTGTTGCCGCAGTACGAGCAGATCGTAAATCCGGCCTCGGCGCCCATCGACACAGAGTCAAGTCCGCCGGTGCGGATCTCGTGGGCCAGCTTTGGGAAACGCTTGGCGTCGATTTCCTGAATGACCTCGATGAACTTGTCATTGCCGTTCTCGACGTACCGAGCCGCGACAACAACTCCCCGGGCCTTCTTGGGGTCGTAGTTCTCGTGGTTGACGAAGACCGGCTTTCCGATGAAGGTGTGCGCGGCCTTCTTCAGCTCGTCTGATGGCCAACCATCGTAATTCTGGTTAACTCGCGCCGAGATGGCCCTGACCACGGTGTAGAGGTAACCCGGTCGCATCTTGAAGTCGCCGAGAGTCTCGGCATGCTTCAGCTTGCGCCGGATCGCCTTGTCCGTAGGCCGGGTCGTTACGTCCCGGCGTTCGGCGTGCAGTACGTGCTTGGTAGCCACGACACCTCCTCTCTTCTTCTAGGCGGTCGTCGTGGTCACCACAGGCCGACGCTGTGCTCTGCCTCGTAGTGAGTTCCGCGCAGATCCAGCGCGTCGAGGTTTCCGGCCCCGCCACGGTCTCCCTCGCGAATCAGCTCGGCCTGCTCCGACGGCGAGTAGTGCCGTCCGGCGGTGCGCTGCATGGCCGCGATTACCGCAGGCGACGAGGAGAAATCGTCGTACTGGCTGGCGCCGCCACCCGAGCTGGACATGATGGCCTCGGCTCCGGCGCTGCGCTGGAAGGCCGCGACGATGTCGCCCTCGGTATTGGCCGCGATGCGCATTGCGGCCTGATCGACATCAGGAGCGTCGTACGGGTCGTCGAAGCTCGCCGCCGTGCGCGGGGCCAGTGGGTCGAAGTCGTCCGGCACGTGGGGCTGCTGCGCGGCTACACGCCCACCCGGACGCTGCTCGCGGACCACCACCGGCTCGACCGTCCGGCGCGCGCCACGTCCGGCGCGCTGGATGCCGCCGCCCGCCGACGACTGTCGGGGATTGACCGGCTTGCTGTGGTCGTAGTCCAGATCGGTGACGTCGTCCATCTTCCGGCGGGCCTTGTCGGCGTACTCGGTCGACGGGGTGAACTTCAGCGGCTCCTGCGGGCCCGAACCGGCGAACGGCTTGTGGTCGCCCGCCTCGGGATAGGCGTAGCGGTGCCAGTCGTCGTAGTCCTGACGCGAGCTGAAGATCGAGCCGATGCCACTGACCACGTCACCCACACCACCGGCGATGTCGCTGGCGATACCGACGCCGGTGCTCACCGCGTCCCCGATACCGCTGATGGTGTCGTTGAACTGGCTCAGGTCGAACCCGCCCGGAGTGGAGGCGTCTGTGCCCGCACCGGTGGCGTCCGGCGTACCGCCGGTGCTCGCTCCGGTGTCGATCGCACTGCTCGGGTCACCCAGATCGTTGTTCGGCGAGCTGAGCGCGGTGTTGCTGGCCGGGGTGCCCCCGGTCGGCGCTGCCGGGTTGTCCATCGAGTCGACGAGACCCTCGGAGTCCGGCGTGGTGGACGGAGCCGGAGTGGCCGAGCTGCCCGACGGCGCCGCCTGGCGCCGACGACGGCCTGTCTTGTTGGTCTCGGTGGTGGTCTGCGCCGCCGCGTTGTCGGCGGGGGTCGAGGTACCGTTGTCGGTTCCCGTGGCGTCGGTCGCGCCGCTGGTGCTCGTGCCCGCGAAGTCCGAGGCGGTGTTGTTGGCATCTGCTCCGCCGCCCGGCGTCGCTGCCGAGAGGTCGACGTCCGGTGTCGTCGCTCCGCCGCCCGGGGTGCCGATGTTGATCGTGTCGCCCGCGAAGATCTTGTCGGGGTCGGCGATGTTGTTCTGCTGGGCCAGCGAGTTGTAGTCGCCGCCGTATCCGGCGCGCTGCGCGATGTCACTCAGGGTGTCGCCGGACTGGATCTGGTACTCGCCCTGACCGATCTGCCCGCCACCGGGAGGGGTGGCGCTGGGAGTGTTGGTCCCCGCCGGTCCGGCCAGGTTGTTCTTCGGGGCCGCACCCGGCGCAGCCGGGGTGTTGTTGCCCGGCTGGCCCGGTGTCGGGTTGGTCGCGCTGCCTGCCGCACCATGCGGGCCGTTGTTGCTGCCCGGGCTGGCCGCGTCAGCCGCCGACCATCCTGCCGGAGTGCCGTTGGTGGCACCGCCGCCCTCGGAGACCGGACGATTGCTGCGGTCGTTCATGTTCGGGTCGAAGCCACCGCCGCCCGGCTTGGCCTGGGTGGAATCGGTGTCCTGAACTCCTCCGGAGTCACGGCTCTGGTTCATCGACTGGCCTGCGCCGTTGGACCGGGTGCCAGCGGCACCGGGGGTCCCGCCGACACCCAGCCAGTCGCTGATCGAGGTTCCCGGGTCACGGGAGAACTGCCGGGTCTGCTGAATCTTGCCGCCCGAACCATCCGAGGTCACCTCGGGCTTCGGGGCGGCGGTGCGGAAGTGCACTCCGGCGGTCAACTGCGAGGCGTCCACGCCGTGCTCGCGCGCGGTGTCGACGGCGTCGCGGATGTCCTCGACGCGCTCCTCCATGTTGCCGAGGTAGTCCTCCTGCGAGGTGTCGGCCCAGTCGCGCAGCTCTTCGAGCGCCGGTCCCGCCTTGCCGGTGTCCTCGATCTTCCAGTCCGCCTTGGACTGGTCGTCGGCGTAACGCTCCAGGAAGGCCACCAGGGTCCGGGGGTAAGGCAGACGCTCGGCGTCGCACTTGGCCATCAGCCGGGAGAAGTGAACGATGTCCTTCTCACTGACGATGTCGTCCGGCCCAGTCTCCTTACGCTCGTCCTCGGTGACGTCGAGGAAGGTGTGTGCGTCGTCGAGGTCGTTGACGGCCAGCTCGGGCACCAAGCGCTGCGGGCCGTTCTGCAGCGCGTCGGCACGCTTGCGGTACGGCGAGCGACGACGCTGGCTCGGCTTGCCCTTCATGTGCTCGGACTGCATGGTGAGGTAAGCGGCGTAGCCGTGGCTGCACAAACGACCGACGTAGGTCATCCGGCGCTGGAAGGCCCACTTGCCCCACTCGCACGCGCAACGCCAGTTGCTGATCGCGTGACCGCCACCGAGGCCACCGAAGGCACCGCCCTTGGCGATCATCACCTCATAGGTGCCGTGGTCGCCGTCGACACTGGCGTAGATCCGGTCCGGCGCGACGTCCTTGACATGCACCCGGCCCTCGCGGCGCAGACGCATCGCCTTGGCCCGGACGTCCTTCCACGCGGCCTCGCGGATCTGCGGATTGGCCTCGATCAGCTGGCCGTAGTGCTGCATCTCTTCGCTGACCGGCTCGTCGTGGACGTGACCGGTGCGGCTGATGTAGGCGACCGGGTCGTGCCGGAACATCGAGATCGGGTCGCTGGGGTCGACGGCAGCGGTGACATCGATGTAGCGATCGCCGAGTCCGGCAGCAGTGCCGGTCCCCTGGTCCTGTCCGGACAGCCACTGGTCCAGGCTGGCGCCCTTCTGCAGCTCGCCCCAGCCGGGACCGGGCTGGATGGCGTCGATCGCCTGATCGACAGGACCTCCGCCCTGTTGTGACGGATCTCCTCCGCCGCCGAGCATCTGCTCTGCCGCACCCATGCCGACGCCACGGGCCACGCCTCCGGCAAGCGCCCCGCCCAGACCGGCCCCCGCCCCACCCGCTCCGGCAGCACCGGCTCCGGCAGCACCGGCTCCGGCGCCCATGAGCGGGATGAGGAAGGCAGCGGCCTCGTGCGAGCTGGCCATGTGGCCGGGCAGGTCCGGGTGCGAGCCACGCCAGGTGTCCGCCGGATACGGCTTGTTCAGGTCGCCGTACTGGTCGCTGGGATGCCAGTCGGGGGCGCCGTCCTCCTCGGCCATGGCCTGCTGGAGCGGGTCCTCTTCCTCGTACTGGTCGTCGTGAAAGTGCTTGAAGTCCGGGTGCGCGTACTCGCTGCGCTCCGGGGCGTCCCACTCCAGGCCGTGGCTGTAGCCGGGCTCGCTGGTGGTGGTGGGGTCGCCGTAGGCTGCGCTCTTGGCGAAGTTGTCGCTGTGGCCGTCGATGATCGACTCGTCGTCGCTGCGGTCCTCGAAGGTGATCGAGTCCGCCGGGGACAGACGCTCGTCGGCGTCGATCTCGTGGATCGGCTGAATGGTGCTCTCGGTGTCGCCCGGCAGCGCCGGATACTGCGGAGACGGGTCGTAGGGCAGACTGACCGAGTTGTCGTGGTCCATCGGGGCCCACGCCTCGCGAACAGTGCCCAGCTTGGTCTCGTCGATCCAGATCTCGCCGTAACCGGCCACCCGAACCTGATGCTGGGTGCGGCCCCGCACGGTCTCCGATGCGATGATCTCGCCCGGACCGTACTCGGTGTAAACCGTCGCCATTGTTCCTCCTCGAAGGCTCCTAACCATTCGAGGAGGAACTTGGGCCTACTACAGGTTGAAATCCTGATCAGCGCCAGGCCAGCGGATGCCGATGCGGTCGAAGACCACCGGCCCCTCGTAGTCGATCATGGCCCCGGCACCGTAGGCCGCAGTGATGTGCGGAATCCACGGATCGTGCTGTTCGGCGGCACCCGGGTAGTGCTCCAGGGCGAACCGCTTGAGTTGCTGGAAGAGCGGTGTCAGGTGGGGCGAGTTGCCGACCAGGTAGACGATGCAGGGGTCGTCGCCGGTCGAGTTGAACACCGCCGTGCCGAAGATGTTCGCCTCGACCGGCGGGAACTGCGGAGTCAGGTAGTACAGGAAGTCGACCAGCTCCGTCGGGTCCTGGCCGGTGACGTCCTGCCCGAAGTAGGTGACCGTCAGATGCAGGTCGTCAATCGGCTCTCCGCCGGGCACCACGATCTTCTGCGCCGACTCCGTCGATGGGTAGAGCGCGACCATGCCGCCGGTCTGCTTGGCCTGTTCTGCGTCAGCGCTTCGGATGATCGGAGTGCCCATGTGCAGAAGGTGTCCATCCTGTCGACCGCAGATGCAGTTGTCCGCGCCACTGTGCGGGTCGCGCATGTAGGTATGACGCTGAATCTTGTCACCTACCACAGGAATGCCTGCCGCAACGCACTCTTCCAGATGACGGGTCTTGGCCCTGACAACCCTGCCGTTCTCCCGGAACGACGCAGGGTTGCCCGCACCCGGCATGACATCGGGCATCAGCCCTCCTTGACGTACAGCGGGAGGCCGAACAGCCCTGAGTCCGAGGTCTCCCAGAACATCTCCCAGGTCTCCTTGAGCTTCTCGACTTTGTCGAAGGTCTCGCGGTCGGGCACCGGGACGTCGATGGCATCACCCTTGGCCTGAGCACAAACTCCGTGCTCGTTGAGGTAGAACGCCAGGGATTCAGCTTCGTCGGCGTGATGCGTCTGGATGGTGTGGTAGCTGATGTTGCGGATGATAGGCATGACTGTGTCCTCCAAAGCGGCTACGGGGCGACTCGCCCGTTTTCGACATAACTGCGGTGCACCAACGGTGCTTCTTCGGCCAGCAGCCGCTCGTACCCATTGGCGACCAAGTTGATCTCGTACTGGGGCTTGCTGGGGAATCTGGCGTCGTTGTGGCGCTGCCGCAACGACAGGAAGTGCATCAGTGACCGCGCGTTGCAGGTCACGATGCAGGTGCTCATGATGTTCACCGGGAGGACCATGCGTGCGACCTCGCGCACGATGCCCGCGTCGAGCATGGCCTCGTACTGGCGATAAGCACCAGAACAGGTGGCCCACATTGCGTTGGCGATCAGGGCGTGCTGGTCGGCAGTGCCCTTCTCCAGGACGTAGTCCATGTTTCGGGTGCCCTCGACCTTGGCGATCGGTCGGGTCTCTCCGGGGACGTAGAAGACCGGATCGAGCTGCTTGTAGCGCCCACTCTCCTCGTTGTAGCTCCACCCCGACCTGTGACGGTGATGCTCGCGCCAGACAAAGATCGGGGCGGTGACCCGGAAGGTGGCGTTCATGTGCTCGAACGGGGTGCCGTGTCTATCCCGCATCAGGGCGTTGATCAGCCCATAGCGCTCGCTGTCATCGGCGCCAGCACCTGCCGTCGACGTCCGGGCTGCCACGCAGACCCGGCTGTCGGAGAAGTTGCTGTCGAGCACCTCGACGACAATCTCATCGGTGAACTGAATATCGAGCACTTTGCTCCCGTTTCTTCACTTGGTGTGGGTGGAAGGGGCCCAGGAACTATTCCCGGGCCGGTGGCTAGTACCAGTACCGGCGACCGCCGACCGGGCGTCCCAGACCGCCGAGAACCAACAGCAGGGCGCCGACAGCCGCAAGGATGCCGCCGATGACGAACAGGACGTGGACTCCGAGCAGGTAGCCCAGGAGCAGCAGGATGATGCCAAGAACGAGCATGAGGTCGTCCTCTCAAATAGATGGGGAAGTGGACATCTATTCGAGCCACTCAGCGAGTGGTTAGGAGGGTCTCAGCCACTATCTCCGTCCGGACCCGGCGGTCCAGAAGTCTCGTTTTCAACGATTGCACCGGCGCTCTCGGGACTGGAGATGACGAACCCGTCGTCGATCGCCAACCGGCTGATCGCTATAGACCGCCTGATGGTTACAACCTCGGTCTCGCGCCGGACCCAGTGGTAGTCCTCCAGGGCTCGAGACCGGGGATAACCCATGTTATCCATGGCCACCAGCAAAGAGTCATGAATGACCTTTCGGTCTTCAGGAGTGGCTAGCGACCTGCCTCGGAAGGTTTCGGGTGGAAATATCTGTGTGCCGTCTGGCAATTCGAGACCGATCTCAAATTCGGCCACGACGTCTACGTCTGCGTGCAATGAACTGACCCCTCGAACCGTCGATCACTTTGATTCGACTACAGGTTGAGAATAGCACTCCACCCCTGGCCAGGTCACCCTAAAGTTTCATTGACGAGGAAGACAATTACCACTGCGGTTCGACACCAAAGATCTCTTGAAACTGGCTGAGCATATCGTCCAGAATCCGGCGGCTCTCCTCGGCGCCACCGGCCTGGATCTCGGGCCAGTCAGCCTGCAACTGTCCCTGATACGCCTGCATGTTGGTGGCCTGGTAAAAGTGCGGGTCAGCTACCAAGTCAGCAACGCGGGGAGCGTTACCAAACTGTGACCAGTCCCAGTTGGCAACGACCTCGCGCCGACGGATCTGAGCAACCACATGCTCCTCGGAAGCCATCTTGCTCTTGCCGTAGCTGGAGGGACCCTTCTCCCAGCGGGTGAGCCGACGGGGCTCCTCCTGGCCTTTGCGGGTGCGCTTGCGGTTCCGGCTGGCGGGCTTGAGGTTGCCACCCGGATGGTTGTCGTCGGACTCCGCCGGACGCTGACGGTTACGCGGGACCTCAGTCGGCTCGGGCACACCGGGCGGCAACTCGGGGCCGGTCGGACCCAGCGGGCCGTCTGCCGACGGGCCGGTGCCGGTCGGGCCGTTGATGGCGTCCGCCGTGCGCAGGCTGGCCGCGTAGAAGCTCGCCGGGGCGTTGCCCGGCCCGGCGACGCCAGGCGCCGGGGCCACCGGAGGACCGCCCATCGGACCACCGGCGGGCGGGGGCGGGCCACCGGCAGCAGGATCGCCGGGAGCACCCGGAGGCGGACCGGCAGCGCCCGGGGGCAGCATCGGTTGGCCGGGCATCACTCCACCGGCCATCTGCTGGTCCATCATCATTTCCTGCATCTCGATCTGCTTGGTCTGCAGTTCGGCCTGGGCCTCGCCCGCGACCGCCTGGGCCTCGCCCAGCTCGGTCTGGGTCTTGCCCTGGCGCAGCGCCAGGGTGGACTGCAGGTGCTGGGCCAGCTCCGGCGGGTAGGGCAGGTTCTGCGCGTCGCACAGGTCCTGGACCTTCTTCATGGCCTGTGCGGTGGCCATGAGCTTCTGCACGGTCTCGTCGGCCTGACGTTCCAGCTCCTGGTCGAACTTCATGTCGATGTTGACCGCCAGCGTCTTGTCGCTGACCGGCACGCCCATGCCCTTGAGCTGGGCGATGAAGGCACGCTCTTGGGCCTCGTCACGCAGGTTGAGCGTGGAGAATTTGACCTCTGGGATGAGCAGCTTGGGGACCTTGCGGATGTACTCCTGGCCGGTCTCCTCGTCGTACTCGACGATCTCGCGGTAGATCGGGACGCGGACCCCGCCCTTGAGGTCGTAGTCATAGTGACCCTGCGCCTCGGCGACCACCTCGCACCGGCGCCGGATGTGGCGCTTGAGAGCGTTCTGGAAGCCTGTCATGATCTGGGTGACGAACTCACGGTTGAGCGCGCTGGAGGCGTAGGCGCCACCGGTGCCGCCGGAGATCAGCGCCTCACCGATGCCCCAGGCCTGCAGCAGCTTGCGCTCGATGCGGTCGTAGTCGGCGTCGAGGTTGGGCACGCTCTCGCGCCCGAACACGTTCTCGACCTTGAGGCCGAAGTTGTGCACCATCAGGCGGAAGTCAGCGGCCAGCAGCGACTGCATGTCGTCGCGGACCTCGTCGAGCTCGCCCTGGTCGGGAATCCACGGCTCGCCGTCGCCCATGTCCTCGATGCCCAGGGTGGCCAGCACCAGCGGGCTGTAGAGGCGATCGGCCACCGCGTCCTGGGCGGCGTTGAGCGACTCTTCGGCCATCAGGGTCCGGAAGCTGCGCAGCAGGTGCGGGGCGCCCCGGGTGGCCCAGGCGGTGGGCCGGTTGACCACGCGGCTGATCAGGGCCTCGGAGATGTCGAGGCCGTCGTTCTGCATCGCGGCCTGGATGATCTCGGGGTAGCGGCGCTGCAGGTCCTGGAACTCGCGCATCCGCTGCTCACGCTCCGACGGCGTCTCCTCGACGGTCGACATGTTGCCGCCCGCCGTGGTCGGCCCCTGGCGCAGGTGGTCGACGAGGTCCTTGACCATGAGCTGCACACGCTCGCGCTGGACGAACATCGACCGGCTGACACGCAGCATGTCGGGGTTAAGGATCTCCTCGGAGCTCCAGACGCCAAGTGACTCGTTGAAGTGCGCCAGCGAGGTGACCTCACCGACGGTGAAGTACTCGCGCGCGAACTGGTCTGGCAGGAACTCCAGGTAGTTGAGGTCTTCGCCGAAGAACAGGTCCTCGTAGAACGTCTTGATCAGCGGGTCCTTGGAGTCGAACTCCATGCCCACGACCGGGAACTTCGAGTAGATGTCGATGAGCAGCGGGACCAGGTCGTGGGTGGCATAGAAGAGTCTGCACCAGTGTCTGATGGTCTTGAGCTCTTCTTCGTCCTCGACATTGAACGGAATGCCCTTGTCGGCCAGCGTGCCCAGCGGCTGGCGGATCTTGGGCATGGCGATCTGCATGTTGGAGCCGAAGTTGCCCTGCTTGCGGTAGCTGGCCAGGCGCTGGCGGTTGGCCTCGGCGGCACGGCGGCGCCCCTGGAAGTAGTCGATCAGCGGCTTGTTGTCCACGGTGTTCTGGAGCGCAGCAGCCTGGGCGCGGGCCATGGTGGGGCTGTTCGGCATGTTCACGCCCGCCTTGCGCAGGCGATTGACCTCTGCCGACCAGTTGGACCCGGCCTTGTAGATGGGGCTACTCACGTATCACTCCACTCGTGTAAGGCAGCATTCGGTGTACCAAGCCTCATCCGGGGCCAAGTCGTGTGCCTTCTCTGCCAGGACCACTTTGAACGTCGGATACACGGGAGTTCCCCCGTGTTCCAGCGAGACGGACATGTCGACGACTTCGCCGACCCCGTCGAAGATCTGACCCGCCGTGCGGGCCTCCACCTTGTCGCCCGGACGGAAGGGGGCCGAAAACGGCGACCAGGGGGCGTTAAGCAACACCAACGCCCACTCGTCGGAGGTCGGCGGCTGCATCAGGGCACACTCCTGGCAGTAAGGATGGCCCGTCCCACTCTCGGTGTGGACGATCTCCTTGAACGTCTTGCACCCGAAACACAAATCCCTCACGGGACTGCCCTCTACTTCCCGAACGGCGAGGTGGACTGGAACTTGCCGCCATCGGCGCGGCTGTGCCACTTCGGATCTCCACCCTTGATCGTGGTGGACGGAGGCTTCTTTGGGCCGGACCGACGCGCCGGATCTTCATCGTCGGTGTACTTGACGATGTAGTCCTCGTCCTTGAGCTTGGCCGAGCGGCCACCGGCGAAGCCTCCGGGAGGACCGGTGCGGTTCATCCGGTCGATCAGATGCTGGCGGACCCGGTCCTTGAGCGAGGGAGCCGGTGCTGGTGCTGGAGGAGCAGGTGTGGACTCCGGCGCCGGGACATGATCACTGCCCATGGCCCACTCGTCGAACTCCGGCAGCTGCGACAGGCCGTTCATGTAGGTGTCGAAGGCACCGGCGGTCTTGCCCGGGGCCTGCGGGCCATCGGCGTCCTCGCGGTCCTCGTCCTCGACCCAGTCGACGTCGCGCTGGTCCGGCGGGGTCCAGCCACTGTCAGAGGTCCAGGCCTGCTTGTGGCTCATTCGGTCACGACCCGGCAAGTAGTGCTCCGGGACACGGAACTCCGGGCTGTCGACGATCATCTTCATCTGATGCTGCGGCCAGGTGCCCCACCCAGGGGCGTTCGAGATCCCCTGGCGGTCCTGATAGGCCAGACTCTCAGGGTCGTCCTCAGGCAGCCTCTCGTCGCCGGTAAGCGGCCCATCGGCCATCTGACGGTTGGCCAGGATCACGTCCTTGCGGACCGGGATCTCGCGGGTGATGAACTGCTCGGCGGAGTCGCTGGCCAGGTGCTGGGTGTCGCCGATCGCGTAGCTGTTCCAGATCTTGCCGCAGTGGCACATGGTATAGCTCGGCGTCTCAATACCGGCGCCGCACGAGCAGATGAACTGCCGACGGGCGTCGGTGACATACCCGGCCAGGTGGTCGTTCCAGGTCCAGCCCGGCACCTTGCGGGTGAAGAACGACGCCGCCTTGCGGTTGGCCTCGATAGTCTTCTCCAGTTTGTCGAGAGCCTTGGGACCGACCTTGTCGCCCTTCTCCTGCTTGAACGTCTCGACGTTGGCCGCAGGGCCCAGGTTCAGGCCCTTGTCGGTGCGCTTCTTGGTGAAGTCGTCGAACATGTCGAGCACGCCCTTGGCCTCGACGTCGAGGGCGGCGTTCTTGGTCGTCTTCGGCAGGTCGTTGATCTTTATGTTGTCGGAGATCTCCGGCGTCTCGCCGTGGCCGGGGAACTCGAACGCGTCCATGGTGGGCGTGTTCTTCCAGGTCTCCCCGGCGGTACGGCTAACGACGAAAGGGCGGCGGCTCGCTGGGGTGGCGTCCAGCCACGGCGTCCCGCCCGGCGGGGTGTTCCAGCGGCCCGCAGTGCGTCCGGGGTGCGGGTAGACCTCGCCGGTCTCCCAGTCCTGCACCATGCCGTTGCCGATCTCGCTGTAGCCCCGGTTGTTGCGCTCGTAATCACCCGGCTCGTCGCCACGGTCGTTGTAGGTGTGGAAGTCGTCGGTGCTCTTGGCGCGCCTGTTTCCGGCGACGTGCTGCATCCACAGGTCATGGTTGAACCGGGGGTTGTCCTCACGGAACATCGCGCCGATGTGCTCGGCGACCGGACCGCGCATCTCCGGCGGCACCATACGGATGGCCTCGGCCACGTGCTCGTAGTGCTTGCGGCTCATCGCGTGGATCATCATGGCCTCGGCCCGCTTGGTCAGGCCGAACTGCTTGGCGATGCCTGCCGTGCGCGCCATCATGCGCCGCGCGTGGCTGGCCTGCTGCTGCAGGCTGTTGGCGCCACCAGGGGCTGCTGCCGGGCTGGCATCGACGGTGCCCTCGGGCGGGGTGACGTCGAGCGGATTCTCGGCCTGCTCGACCTGCTGGGCGAACTCGATCGCCTGCAGGGCCTGCGTCAGCGGGTCGATGATCTGCTGGTACTCCTGGGTCTCGCGGTCGATCATCTGGGTGACTGACTGGACGGCGGTGTCCAGCAGTGCGTCCTCGGCGGGCTGGTTCTCCAGCGGCGCCGGTGCGGGCGGGGGAGCGACCGAGGCCGATCCGGGCGGCGGGATGGCTCCAGCACTGCCCGCGCCTGCGGCTGCCGGGGCTGCTGCCGCCGCTGCGTCACCCTGGTCGGCAGACTCAGCGGCCCCGGTGGGGTCCTCTGCCGCCTGACGACGTCGGCGGGCCAACTGCGGAGGCGACCCTTGCGGCGGAGTGCCGCCGCCAGCCTGACCGAGTTCCTCGGCGATGAGCTGCTCCAGGGTGCCCGGGGGCAGGCCCAGGATGTCGTCGATGACCTCCGGCGGCACGCTCTGTGGACCGGAGTCCTGCAGCTGGCTCATCTCGTCCTGTGGCAGCTCGGGGGCCTGCTCGGGGACGGTGAACTCCTGGCCACCAGCGCTGCCGTCGTCGACGGGCGCGTCCTGAGGACCGGCGTCCTCCAGGCCATTGGGGTCTGCCGGGAAGTCCTCGCCATCCTCTTCGGGGGCCTCATCCTCGCCGTCGAACGGATTGGAGTCGTCCTCGGATCCGCCCTCGTCGGAGATCTCGCCGCCCTTCTCGGCAGCACCCGCAGGCGGGCCGTCGCTGTCGGTGTCCGGACCCTCGGGGCCGTCCTCGTCGACGTCGTCGTCCGAGTCGCTGTCCGAGTCACTATCGCTGTCCGAGTCGGAATCGTCCGAGTCGGACTCTTCCTTGTCGTCGTCCTCGCACTCGCACTCGGCCTTGCGGATCATCGCGGCCAGCAGGTAGTAGTCGTCGTCGTGCAGGCCGTTGGCCGCGTAGACGTCGAGGGTGTTCATCGACGCGACACGGAGGCCATTGCTCTCGGCCCAGTCGGTGTAGAGGTCGGCCACCAGCTGGCGGGCCTCGTGCACTGCCGACATCCGGGTGCCATCAGAAGGCCCGGTCAATTCGACCGGCCCCGGGGCGGGCTGATTCATGCGCTTCTTTACGTCGCGCTGACGCTGATATCCCTTCCAAGCGTCAACAGGACCGGTGGTCATGGTGAGCGCATCGCCCAGATAGTCAACGCCCCGCTTGGGTTCGTGCATGTGCGAAGGGTCGCCGTTCAGCAGGGAACCGGGATCGTGCCCTCGCGCCTCCAGGCCTTCCGGGTTCCAGGGGTACTGCTCTGACATAGGAATTTTCGAAGCAGCCCCATGGTGGCGATCGGCACCCGAGTCACCACCCGGGGTGAAGTCGTGCCCGCTGACGTTCTCGGGGGCTCCTTGGTCAACTCGGTCCAGGTAGCCGTCGAAGTCACCCTCGGGGACCAAGTTGCCACCCGACGGGGCGTAGGTCTCCTGGATGGCCTGTACCGGGGCGTCGCGGTCCTCAGCGACCTTGCGGCGCCGGGCCTCCTTGCCGCCGGGCTTATCCGAGCCGGAGTCATCGCCGTCCTCGAAGTTGGACTCCTCGGTGGTGCCCGCGTCTTCGTCGAACTCAGCGTGCTTCTCGTACCAAGCGCTCTTGAGGCTGCCGTGGACCTCACGCATCACCGCCGGATAGGCGCCCACACCGTGGGCCACCATGACCTTGGCGATGTCACGACGACTCATCGAGAAGCGGTCCTCGAAGTTGTCGACGCCGTCAGCGTTGGTCATGAACGACCCGAACCTGGCGTGCACGTCAGCCAGCGCTGCGGCCATTTTGCGCGCGGCGATCCGGTGCTTACGGCTCGGCTCCTGTTCGGCGTCAGCTGCCGCCTCGAACAGACCAAAGTCACTCATCCCTGCTCCTGCCAGATAGAAGGTGTTGCTCCTACTGGTTAGAACAGGTCGGTAGGTTTTCTACAGGTTGTACCGTGGGCGGGATTCGAACCCGCAAACACCGAAACTTGAACTCGGCGGCTCGCCAGATGGCCTACCACGGCGTGTCTCTGGCGGGAGTCGAACCCGCACGCACCACCCCCTCAAGATGGCGGCTTTTCCGATTTGCCTACAGAGACGCGAGGCGCTCCAGGACAGAAGCCCAACGGACCAGCATGCGCTCGAACGCTGCCTTGACGCAACGTTCGCACGCGTACACCGGCCCGCAGTCGGGACATCCGCCACATGGAACACACACGTACTCCCGGTGAGATTCGAACTCACACTGCCCAGATCCTGAATCTGGTGCCTCCTGCCAATTGGGCTACGGGAGCGCGGAGAAGAGAGGGCACGATCCTCATGGTGTTACCCACGAGCCGCTTTCCAAGCGGTCCCGTCAGCCTTGACGGTTTCTTCTCCCAAGCGGAGGAAGGAGGGCACGCTCCCCAAGCGCCATGACGCGCTACCCGGGTTTCGAATCCGGTCGCCGCACTACGCGGCTGCTTCATCCTCCATGGATGTACTACGCGGAGGGAGGAGGATTCGAACCTCACGGGGTGGTTACCGTACGGGATTAGCAATCTCGCTGCATCACCTGATGCTCACCCTCCAGACGAGGGCAAGCGCCCTCAACCTACGAAAGTCGTAGGGAGGATGACAAACTCAGGCGTGCGAACATGAGGATCACTGTAACAGGTCGCTCACCACTCGTGCAAAGGTCCCCACTTGCCGCCACCGTGATAGACCTCCAGGTGGTCGGCAGAGACCGGAGCGGGCGAGTAGAAGTCTCCAGTGCCCCGCTCCCGCTGGAACGGCGCATTAGTGCGCTTGGTGCGCAGCAGCGTCGGGCTGCCGCCCTCGGGATAGAAGCTGCGCGCCACCTGAGGGTCGTGCGTCCAGTAGGACCGGGGGTCCACCGAGCCGTCAGGCCAGGAGTCCTGGTCGGTACCGTGCCAGGGGTCGTGGACGTCCAGGTGACCGTAGTCCTTGATGTCCTGGGCGTTGTAGTCGTGCGTGGCGTGGTACAGATAGTCCGGGTCGCCAGGAATGGTCTCGCTGTGCGGATCGAAGGCCGCGTAGAAGTAGGTGCCCGCCGTTCGCGCGTGGCGGTCCAACTTGCGGATCGGCAGACCTTCCAGATCGTCCCGGTGCACCATAAACGACTTGGGATGGTTCTGGTCACCATCCGGCTTGACCGCGTGGCTGGGGACGTCGACTACCACGCCGACATTGCCGTACCCCCACTTGCCCCGGAAGTCGGGGTCGTGACGGTTGTCGTAGGTGGTGAAGAACGAGTATTCGTTGTGGGCACCCTGGGGATGCTGCCGGAACCGCTGCTCTTGGATGATCTTGTCGCGGATCTCCGGCCTGGTGAAGTGCACCAGCGACGTCATCTCCGGGTCAACACCATCGCCATTGGCCCCAGCCTGACGCTGCAGTCCTCCGATGTTAGCGTCCAGCCACTGCTTGAATGCAGGATGGTGCGGCACCGGGGTGCCCTCGTTGGCCCGAGCCTTCGGTCCGTACTGCACCCGCACCGGCAGGTGGGTGATGCCCAGCTCGCGCGCGATGGCCGCGCGGTGGTTGCCCTCGGTCAGCACGCCGTGGGTGTCGTCGGCGTTGATCACCAGCGGCTGCCGGATCTGGTTGCCGTGCTCCTGGATGACCTTCTTGAGCACCTGGTAGTTCGGGTCGGCGGGGTCGCGATCGTACTCGCGGTAGTGGTGCACCAGGTCGGTCGGCATCATCAGGTGGGCGTTGCCGGAGGTGTCCGGCTGGGCCGACATGTGATCGTAGTAGCGCTGCCAGGGCTCGGGCACCTCATAGCTCGCCGCCCGGGCCATCTTGGAAACGCCCATATCGTGGGTGTACCACCCGGTGGGATGACGAACATGAACATGGGTGATGTTCAGCGGCGTACCCGGCTTCAGCGTCACTTCTTGCTCATGCCCGTAGTTGCTGCGATCTCCGCGCCCACGCACACCCGTGTTCTTTGGGTCCAACCCGACATCACCAGGATGGTCGGCTTCCAGAACCGTGGTTATGCCGCCAGAGCCACCAAACCCCTGGGCGATGCGCTTGTCGGTGGTCCAATGTCGTCCGAGCTGCGGCCTCTTCCCCCGAAAGTTCCCCCATTCGCTCCAGTTGCCATGAGCGACGTGATTGAGCAATGCGGGGCCTAGATCGGGGTGAGCCAGCTTGGCCGGATCGATGTCAGGCTGTCCCCAACTGCCCGGGGCCAGCAGCTCACGCAGCGCATCGCTGGTCTCACCACCCGACCACGGATTGACTGAGATGCCTCGGTAGATCTTTTGCGAACCTACAGCCGCCGTCTGCATCACCTGATGGCGGCGCTGGTGGTCGGCGGCGGTGTGCAGACCGTCCGTCTCTTGCAAGTCAGCGAGGACCTGCTGGCAGCCGTAGCACATCGTTACTTCCCGGGGCCGTCGACTGCCAGCGCCGCTGCGCAGTCAGGGTACTGGACCTCTTCGCGGCGCTCGCCGAGCTTGGCCTGCTCGCTGCGGATGGCGCCGATCTCGTCCTTGAGCTGGGCGTTGGAGGTCAGGAAGCGGTCGAGCGCCTGCTTGTTGAGGCCGTCGGAGTTGTTGGCCTGGGCCAGGTCGAAGACCAGCTGATCCCAGATGGCCTGACGGCGGGCGTCGAGCACCGACCACCGGCGGTCGAGCTCGGCGATCTGGTCGTTGTAGCCCACACGGGTGGTCAGTACGTCGATCACCTGGTTGAGGCACCTGTTGGTGGCCTCGGCGAAGGCCGTGGTGCTCTTGGCCTGCTCTTCTTGCAGGTTCGCCGTGCGCTGGGTCCGGATACCGATCCAGACGATGATCAGCGCCGCGATGACGGCGTAGGTCCAGAACCGCGCCGACAGCGCGTAGGTGCCGTCACTCTTCCTTCTGAACATGAATTTGCTCCCCCTCAGGGCGTCGTCGGTAGGCGTCGAGGCAAGCGTCGTAAATCTTGGTCGCCCCAATACCGGCCAGGAAGGAGACTGGCGTCTGCCATGTCCACAACCCGCCCAAGAGATCTGCGACCAGCTCGATCATCAGCCCGTCTCATCCTCTTCGGTCTGCTTGTCCCCGACTTTGCCCTTCTCACCATCATTACTTATTGACGCGGGAGCAGCGGTATCATCTTTCGGCTCGTCGCCCTTTGCCCGCTCGTTTTTCCGATCAACCGTCTCACGAGCAATCCAGGCGCCGAAGATGGCGATGAGAATCTGGTCCAGCACGGGCGGAGGCGTGGGGTCCAGAGCCTGGAAGGTCGCCCACATGCCAAGGATCAGAAACATCGTGACGGTCAGCGGCCTGATGTCTCGGAGCGGATTGCGCCAGCTCGCCACTACGGTTTCTCCTTATCACGACACTCACTTAGCTCGGTCACACACTGACCGGCAAGTGCGTTCGGGGCGGAATGCTGCGCACTACCGTCCCGACGGGGGTGTGACTAAAAAACGTGACTCCGCCCAGCGCACACAGGTACCGGTAGCTCCCCGCGTTGTGCGCAATCTCGTACTCGATGGCGGCAAGCTCCTGGTGGACCAGTTGCTTGATCTCCCACTTTTCTTCTGGTGACATCATCGGACCCACCAGCCTCTCTGGCTCAACTGAACATGAGGTGGTCCTCGAAGTCGGGCAGCTGCCGCACTGGAGCCGATGCTGTCCGAACCGGTCGGGGACTGTTGTCCTCCACGGCCTTCACAAAGGCCTGGACTGCCCGGGCCGATGCCTCACGTGACCATGTGGAAGTTCGTGCCGCCACGAGGCGCTGAGCCCGGATTCTGAGCTCTCCGGGGTCGGTGGTGTCCTGCTCGGCGATGAAGTCGAGCGCGGCGTGGTTGAGCATGGGCCCGTGCGGGTCCATCCAGCTCTCGTCGACGGCGTAGTCGCCCTTGGCGCGGTCCCAGCCCTCTTGCGGGTGCTTCTCGTGCGCGTCCTGGATATAGCTGCGCATGTTGGACGCGTCCATCCACTCACGCATGCTGGGATAGTCGTGCGGATTCACGGGGAACCCGTGGTCCTCCGGGCCGGTGTACCAGGACCCGCCGACCAGCTGGCGGCGCAGCTCGACGAGTTCTTCCCGGTTGGCCTTGAGCGTGGGCAGCGCGGCCAGGCAGAACTTGGCCGGGTCACCGGAACGCTGGGCGGTGCGCGATGCGAACGCGATCACCCGATCGATCTGGGCGATGCGGCGCTCCACCGATTCGGCGGAGCCGTCAAACCAGGTGTTGGCCGTGCGCTGCCAATCCTCGCGCAGCTTGTCCAGCTTGCGCTGAGCGGCCTCGGCCTCGACGACCGATGCGGAACGGAACATGGGTGACCTCCTCTACCTGTTAGAGGAGGAAAATGACCCTATCCCATTGCGTTGGGCACGACCTTGTCGGCGGACGCCAGGCGGCGATAGCGCAACTCGCGCTCGGAACGGCCTCCGGCGCACGAGATCGCGACGTCGTCGTAGAGCTCGTAGGCGAGCTGGGAGAGCTTGTTCTGCAGGGCCATCCGGGCGGTCTGTGACCCGGCCTCGGCAATCTTGGACTCATCCTTGATCCGGCACACGTAGAACATCTGCGGAGCCCTGTCCGGGTCGGTGTCGCCGAGCTCGATCTGGCGCCGCCAGCCGTCCTGCTCGCCCCCGTACAGGTGCACCCAGACCTTGACCTTGTCGTCGTCGTTGCTCACAACAGCCCTCCCATCCCTCTACCTATTCGAGGGACCGGGAGGGCCGTTGTGCAGGGTCAATCTTCCTGCGTGAGCTTGCGATAGGCGTCCATGTCCTTGCCGCACTCGTAATAGACGCGCAGATTGAATCCGCAGACGGTGCACTCCTCGTCGTCGGCGGGCACGTGCCCTGCGTCCCTGCTCTCCTTGGCGGTGCAGTCCGGACACGGCTTACACAACGGCAAACCCATTTGCGCAAACTCTGGGTCCCGGCAGATGTAGCAGCTCGGGTCGGAAACCGTCGTGCTGGTGGTTTTGCCGCTGGAGAGCATCCAGTAGGCCGGGTCGTCGGGGGTCATCTGCCTGGGACCAGTTTCGTGGTTGACGCGCAGACAGTTGCCATCGCACTTCTTGCCGCACCAGAAGCACTTGTCGGTCTTGGGCCAGTCCGGCGCCGGATCGTCCTCGTCCATGATCTCCTCGGCGGCACGGCACACCTGATGGTCGTACGGCGTCGGACAGAGTCCTTTCGCCAGCTGCTCCTCACGCCATTCCTTTTCACGCTGGTCCCGCGTGCAGACAAAGTCGGACATTCTCACTTCTCCCTTACTATCAGGATTAAGTCGACATGGGTGGACGCCTGTGCAGGATCGGCAGGCAACTCCAGGAATGTGCGACGGATTACGAGCAACTCGGCCCCGTTTTGCAACCGAATGCCATCTCCGGCAAACGGGGCCTCGCGCAGCGGAATGACATCGGGCAATGGCGACTTCCTGTTGTCTGCCCAGACGGGCCTGGCGAAGATCACCCTTCCACCAAGTCGAAGTCGGTCCGCTCGAAACCCTTGGGCAGAGTCTTGGACAACGAGATCCGATCGCGCGACCACGAGCCGATCAGGTCGAAATTGCCCCGATTGTCACCGGTGCGGAAGTAGTCCGGGTCGACGTGAAAGTCGCCGATGCCGCGACCGTTGCCCTCCACGGTGAGTAGCGGCAGCGGGTGGATGCGCCAGCCGTTCGTATCCTTGGGGACCCGGCGCTTGTCGACGGCCAGACCCTTGTCGTGGTTGAGCAGATACGGGTGGCTGGTCATCGTGGGCAACACCTCCGGAAAGGCGTTGGGCTTGAGGTCCTCGTCGTACGGGGCGTAGGTGATCTTGGGCTTCTCGCGGCGCCTGCCGTTGGCGTAGATCCAGTTGTAGACCGACTGACGGTTCCAGGCCGGGACGTCGGGGCGATAGTGCTTGTCCTTGGCGAGTGCAGCGAGGGTGTACAGGTTGGCGTCGTACTCGTTGCCATCTGTGCCGGTCACCTTCAGCGGGTTGCCCTCGGCGTCGGTCTCGGGGTCGGCGTAGTCACCGGCCCACACCACGCGCACCGGCCCGTCGGCGACGAGCAGGGTCTCGAAGGCCTGGACGAAGTCGTTGCCGATCCAGCTGTGTTCCAGAAGCTTGAGCCCGCTGTCGAACTCGTGGCTGTAGGCGGTGAACAGGATGTTGTTGTGCTGATCGACGACGGTCGGGCGGTAATACTGTCCCATGGCGATCTCCTTTGAGTGAGTGAGTGAGTGACTTCTACTATAACACCGCTATAGGGCGATCTGTTTCGGCAGACGGATGCGGATGGCGAAACGACGACGACGCGCCATCTTGGCCCATTCGGGAATGTCGTCATCGGACCCCCAGGCGTCAACGTCGGGGGTGTAAACCTCGTTGGTGACCGGTCCGGCGCGCTCGGCCTGCTCGGCATCGGACGCCTTGGTGCTCTTGAGCCAGTCCTTGAAGGTGATCAGCGGCTTGCCGCCCCGAGCGAAGTAGTCGGCCTTGTCGGCGTCGTAGCCGCCGGTGGCCTCGTCCAGCTCCCGTTCTTGACGCTCGCGTTCCTCGCGGTACGCACGCACCTTCTCGTGAATCGGGTGCGTCGCGGGAAACGCGATGCCGCTGGCGGTCATGGCGTCAACTGTAAGTCGCCCGCTCCACCCTGACAATGACGTGGACCGGCACGTCGTACTTGTCTCCAGTGAAGGCGAGGAGGCCCCGAGGCCGCAGCCCCGGGGCTCCTCTGTGACCACCACCACGTGATCAGTCTTTGTCGGCGGCAATCTGGGCCGCAATGGCGGGCAGAGCTGTGCCACGGAACCAGCTCATGGCCTCGCTGCCGTTCCCGGCGAAGTTGGCCCAGCCCTCATCGTCGTCCATGGTGTGCCAGGTCCCGGCGTACTCGTTCTCCCAGATCACCGAGCCGCCCTGGGCGACCACCCACTGGTTGAAGACGCCGATCGCCGCCGCATGCAGGCTGGTGCAGCCGGTCACCCCGTCCATATGGCCCGGATTGGGCCGATAGCCGTAGGCGGTGTCGACCGAGAGCAAGTACCAGCAGGCCGGACGAGACACCTTCTGAGCACGCTCAGCCTCGTCGGGATCGTCCAGGTCATAGTCCTCCGGATACAACTCCCCGTTGGTTACGTCCTTGGGGTAGAGCGGCGAGCCGTCGACACGATATTCGATGTCGGTGATGCCGTGGAAGCCCTGACCGAGCACGGTGTAGATACTTCCGGTCTCCCCGCCTTCAGACTCCTTGATCTCGGGCATCTCGGTGCTGGCCGGAGCGAAGACCGGATCGGGATCGAAGATGTTCTCCGAGAGATCTCTGGACCAGGGGCCACCGGCGTGGATCAGCGCCTTGACCAGTTCGTCGAAGACCTGACGCGGGGTGAGGTTGTGTTCGGCGGGCAGGCGTACGGCGATGTTGGTGTTGAGGGTCATGGCTGACCTTTCCATTTCTAGATGGGTGAGTGGTGGGAGGGCCGGGATCTTCCGGCCCTCCCGTCAGGCCTCAGGCCTTCGCAGCCTCGCGGGCGGCGATGGTTGCAGCCTTGAGGTGCTGCTCGCCCAGCTCGTGGGCCCGGTCGGGGTCGGTGATGTCCTGCACGGCGGCGGTGACCGCCTGGCCGACACCGAAGGCGTGGGTCTGCCCACCGGTGGTGAACTTGTTGAGGATGTTGTCCATCTCGGCCTCGGTCCACGACAGCTCGTCGGCGACGACCTTGATCGTGTCGGCGGGACGCTTGACCTCGACACCGGCCAGGGCCCGCCACTCGTCAACAGCGGCCTGCAGGAAGTCCACCGACAGGTACTGGCCGACGGCGTCCTTGACCTGGCTGCGGACCAGCTCGTTGGCCGCGCGCATGGTGTCCTGGCTCCAGTTGATGACGCCGGAGTCCAGCTGCTTACCGACGTGCACCTTGCGCAGGCCCACCTTGTCCTGGCCGATCGCGTCAATGGTCGCACCGTTCATGCAGACCTGAAACCGGGCGAAGGGCTTGACCTCGAAGGCGCCGTGGCCGATCTCCGAGTTGGTGATCTTGATGCCCGCGTTGATCAGCGGCAGCTCGGCGCCGGTCTGACCGGTGAACGGCGAGCGGTAGTTCTGCACCAGCTCGCGCCCGTGCACCGCGATCTGCGGGGCGTCGATCTCCATGTAGAGCTTGCGCTCGGAGAGATCCAGGCGGATCAGGCTGTCGCCGGAGATACCCAGCTCGTCGAGACCGGCCAGGATCGACATCACCGTGTCCAGGTGGTCGATGATCGCGTAGCGGTCCGAGAGCACCGCGCGCACGATGCCGGTGGTGACCTCGTCACCGGGGGTCTGGCCCCAGATCAGCCGGACCAGGTTCGAGCCGGTCGCCCGCTCGGCGTGCCGGTTGACGTTGATGTCGAGCAGCTCGACGTCCTGGTCTCGCAGCTTGCGAATGTAGCGGACCGGGATCTCGAACAGCGAGGCGATGTGCTGGTCGACGATCGAGGTCGGGCGGTACAGGCCCGAGGGGTTGTAGGTGAAGCCCGGGATGGTCTCCACGCCGTCCTCGCGCAGCACGGTGTGCTCGGGAACCTGGACCGAGTCCAGACCCTGCACGAGCAGGTTGCCGCTCTGCAGCGAGAGCTGGTTGGTCGGGACGACCACGTCGAGCTTCTGGGCTCGGCGCGACCGCAGGACCTTGACGGCCTGGGCCAGGTCGGCGCTGCGCAGAACCTGGGCGGGGACCTCGGGGAGGTTGGTGATGGTGCTCATAGGTACTCCTTGTGTGGGTGGTGGTGGTGCTCTGGGTGAGCGTCGTACAAACCGTACAACCGAGACTCTACGACTTTGATTCCGCTATAGGCAAGTTTTTCTTCTGAACTCAACCTTTGTAGTCGGGCGGCAACAGCATGTCGGCGATGGTGGTCGGCTGGACCACGGTGGTCGTCGGCGGGTTCTTGAGGTCTTCGATCAGCTGCTCGATGAACGGCCTGCCCTGCGGGGTCGAGACTTCCGGGGCAGCGGGCGCCTGGACGGCGCAGGCGGAGAGGACGGCCACGCTAGCGATCGTGGCGAGGATCTTGGTCATGGTGCTCCTGTGTGGGTGAGTGAATGATGTCGGTGCCCAGCTTGGCCCGCAGGGCCTCCCTGCGCTCCTCCTGAGCGAGCTCGCGCTCGTAGGCCTCTTGTGACTGCAGTTGGGTGACGGCCCGCTCACGCTGGCCGTTGCGCATCCGGTTGGTCTCCCGGTAGACGTGCTGATGATCCACTCGGACGGCCACGCGTCCGTCGGCGCTGTCGGTGATGGTCACCACGCGACCGCTGTTGAGCCGGACGTGGTAGAGCATCGTGCCCGGGACGTTGGTACTTTCCCAGGCGAAACGATCCTCTTCACGCCGGGCGACACGCTGCAGACGCTTCAACGCCCGCCGCGACCACGAGCTGCGTTGCGGTACGACGTGGTGGTGAAAATGCCGATCGCCGTTGCGTCCCCAGACCAGACACTCCTGCTCGGTGCCGAAGCGGTCTAGAGTCTGCGGGGTTTGCTCCCCGTAGTCGACGACGGTGTAGGCCATGACTAGCTCCGAGACAGACTCTTGTGGGTCTCGCGCGCGCCGAAGAAGACTCTCACCGACAGGTCCGCACGCGATCGAACTTGGCCTTGAGCTCTTCGAGTTCGGTGGCGACGTCGTCAGTCGCGGCCAGCTCGACCACGGCGCCGGTCAGGGCGTCGACAGCGGCCAGCAGGGCGAGCAGATCGGCAGGAACGTCGCCGACCCGGTGTTCGAGGTCCTCGCGGACCGAGAACGCCTTCTCGTTGAGGTCGCTGGCCAGCTTGACCAGATCATTGTGGGCCATGCGGCCCTCCTTTCGGTGGGTGGTGGTAGTGGGTGCCGACATCGACAACCCAAGGGAGCATCTGGCCAGCCGGTTTCGTTCCCTAGTCTCCCCGGTTCGTGCGCACTCCCCGGTTCCCATCGGTACTAGACCTGTCTGTTTGACGCGGCGCTTGTCCATCCTTCCCGCGCCCGTCGGCGCGCTCGATGGCTCTTGGCCTCACCTTCTCTCGCGGCGGATTTCGCCCTCCACATCCCTTCGTTCAGGGGTCGCCTCACGCCCGTCTCCGGCTTCTCTGGGGCTGGTTCCCACCGGCCCCGCCACACGTGGCTGGGGTATATCGCGATGGGGCCTTTCGGTCCGGTCTCTGGGGTGAGGTCGTGGTCGTTAGCCGTCAGGGGATGTTTCACAGGGGTACTTGCACGGTGCCTCGGTGGTCCAGATGCTCTCTTGAGTTGTCGATGTTCGGTGCTACACCCACTATAACCTTGCTGTAGGGCGAGTCATTCCTCGGAGTTATGTGACCCGTGCCACATCTTCACAGCTTCTCCTCGACGATGATCTTGGCAGTGCGACGGCCCATGTCGCTCAGGCGCCAGAGCTGCAGGCCCGGACGCGGCGGCGGGACCGCGCTGTCGCACTTGATCACCAGATCACGTCTGAGCAGCGCGATGAGTATCCGACGCGGGTCGGCACTGTAGCCCCAGCGCGAACCACGCGGGCCGTAGACGCGCTCGTGGCGGTACATCTTGGCCAGCATCTCGCGCTGGCGCCGACCGCGCAGCCAGCGGTGCGCCATATCCAGGGCCTCGTCGTGCAGCCAGGCCTCCTGCTGCTGCGGGGTCAACTCGTCGAAGAGGACAAGCTCCACCATCAGACACCGTCCAAGACGTTGTTGATCATCTCGTGCATCCGCTTACGGATGGCCTCGCGGTCGGTGCGCTCGACGGGCGGAACGTAACCGGGATCGATGCAGGCCAGCCTGCCCTGGTCGGTGAGCCCGACCAGGATGGCGTGCGGCGTCGAGGCGTACTTCCACCAGACCAGACCCCGCTCGTCCAGAGCCTTGGCCGCGCTCACGACCGCCGGGCGGGACAGGAAGGTCCAGGCCTGCTCGCCCAGCCGGGTGCGGGCGGCGAGCACCTCCAGGACGAGCTCCTGGGTCGGTGTCAGCCCGCTCATGGCGCCTCGACCGCTCTGAGCAACTTGTTCCACGTGCTCAGGGTGCCCAGACGCTTGCCGGACAGCAGGTTGCTGATGTTGGGCTGGGCCACGCCCGAATGGCGCTCCAGATCGCCCTGAGACCACCCGTTGGCCTCCATGCCCTCAGTGACCTTGTGGATCAGCTCGACCTGCAGCTGATTGTGGACAACGCTGGTTGTCATTTCTTCTCCTTGCTTCGTTGGTACTCGGCCTCGATCTCGGCGATGTGCTCTTCGAGACGTCCGGCCCGGTCGGCGAGCACCATCTCCCAGGTGCTCGGGACGCGGTGCTGCCAGATGTCGCGATTGAACTCGATGACGAGCCGCAGGCCCAGGTTGAGGTGTTCGGCGTCGAAGATGGTGTCCGGCGGCAGTTCCTCGGCGAGAAACCGGCGCAGCGCGGCCTCGTAGTCGATCACCGGCGTCAACTGCTGGTAGCGCGGCCTCATCGCCGCTCCTGCCAGCTCGTCGGGGGTCAGCTGGGCGCCCACTAGACGTTCACCGCCTCCAGGGCCTCGATGCGCGCCTGCACGTCGGCGTCAACGGCGTCCTCGACGCGGGCCAGGGCCCGGCGCGCGGCCACGATCAGCTTGGCCAGATCGCTCTTGCCGTCGGCATCCCAGATCTTGCTGGCGGCGTCCTTGAACTCGCTCTTGCGTCGCCACCAGTCCTGCTGGCCCTCCGGGGTCAGCGGCAGCGGACGTGCGCGCTCGGCGCGATCGCGTTCCCGGTGCTCCCGCTCGGCCCGAGCCTGCAGTTCGAACCTGTGTTGGGCTTCCTCGGCCAACCACATCACCAGATCGATGTCGGTCACCAGCCGGGTGGCACGCTCGCGCAGCGACCCGCCGTTGGGCTTGGCCGGATCATCGGTGGCCGTCCACAACGGGATAGAGGTGTAGTAGCTGTCGGGCCGCACCAGCTCGCGTTGCAAGGTGACCTCACCCTCGGCATTGCGGTGACGGACCTCGACCCTGCGCAGCGTGTCGTCGTAGTTGTTGCGGTAGCTGGACCGATTGCGGTAGTCCAGGTAGATGTGCCAGGTGCCGCCGTGGGCGGCGGGCTTGGTGAACGCATGCGGGTCCTGCACCCGCTCCCGGTCCGACCAGCTACGCGTGACAGTCTGGCGAGGGTCGGGCTTCCAGCCATGGGTCCGGACGGTCTGGAGGAAGTTGGCTCGTGCGCCCATGATGGTGGCTCCTTCGTGTGAGTGGGGTATTCGGTAGGTTGGTGGCCTCCCCACCCCGGAGCCGTGTCATCCGGGGTGGGGAGACGGAGATCATGCGGCCAGCGCCGCGAACGGGCTGTGGGTCAGCGGAGGCTGGTTGGTGTACCGAGCCTGCGCGGCCCGGTAGGCCTGCAGCTCACGAATCGCCCACATCTGGTGGTCCCACTGCTCGGTGTCCTCCCAGGTGATCTCGCTGGAGTCCTCTTCGTCCCAGTAGGCCTGGCGCTCTTCGGCGAGCACCGAAAGCTCGGTGACCAGCTGGCCGTCGGTCTTGGCCTCCAGGCGCAGCCACATCTGCACCTCGCCCGCCAGGTACAGCTGGTCCATATAGTCGCCGGTCTCCGCCGCGATGATGTACTCCTCGCGGATTACGGTGCGCATGAAGGGCGACACCGAGTTGAGCATCAGAGCGATCCACTCGTCGTGGGTGGCCGGGGCGGTGGTGGCGATGGCGGTCATTTCGGGGCTCCTTGGTGTGTGTGAGTGCCTTACACCTTCTACAACCACACTTTACCTGGGTTCATTCCCCGCTGCCATGACCTAATCCGGTGTGTCCTCCGTCACCTTGACGACCTTCCGGCCCAGGACGTCCAGGCCCGCCGCGATGTCCTCGGCCACCGACTGATCAAGCTCGCGCCCGGTGTGTTCGGCAGCGGCCACAAGGACCTTGGCCGTCTCCACGATCGGGTCGTAGAGGTCGATCGCGCCGTGGCTCTCCAGGACCTCGTTGAGCGACCAGTGGCGTTGCCCGATCTCTGTGTCATCGTCCACCTGGAAAAAGGCCACCGGGCCGTTGTATCCGGCATGAACCGGAACCCAGAAGACTCCGTCGGCAGTGATGTAGCGACGTAGGGGTTGTTGGCTCATAGCAGGTCTGTCCAATCTGAGAGGTCCAGGGTGACCCAGTGCGGGGCGTGGGTGGCGCCGAGGTTCTCCTGCACGATGTAGCTGCGGATGTGCGGATGCAGCGCGCTGGCCTGCGTCTGGCGGACCAGGTCGACCACCTCGTCGAGGCCGTGCTGCTGGGCGCTGGCGAACGACTGCTCGCCCTTGTAGTTACCCAGCCAGACCTTGAAGATCAGGCGGAACTTGTTCTGGGGACTGGTGACGGTCATCAGGGACGCACCCAGTCCGTGGGCAGGAAGCCGCCGTGGGTTAGCCAGCCGTCGAGGGCCTCAAAGTGCTCGGCAGCCTCGTCCCAGCGCTCGCCTTCGATGCAGTCGCGCAGGTCGCCGAGAGTTTGATTGGGATCCACTAGCGCACCTTCTTCCGGGCGTCCTTGGCCACCGGCGCCAGCGCGTCCCAGTGGTCCAGGGCGAACCGCACGTGGGTGCGCGCACCCATCACGCCGTAGTAGGTGCGTCCGAGCGACAGCGCGATCTCGCGGCTGGTCTCGTCGGCAGCGATGCCCTGGGCCAGACGGGCGACCTCGTCGTCCTCCCAGGGCAGCCCGGCGCGTGAGGCCTTGCGCAGGGTCTCGGCCTGGATCTTGGCCGTCGAGGACTTGTAGGACCGGCGCGGGGTGGCCTGGATGGACACCACCTTGGATCGGGCCATGGGTTTCTCCTTCTCTCGTGGGTGAGGGGTCAGGCGGTCTCGTCGGGGACGAACCGCTCGCGCTGCTCGCGAGCCATCCGATTGAGGACCTCGTGGTCCACCTTGCCGTCGAGGAACAGCTCGTCCCAGAGGTCGGCAGCGGCCAGCAGGGCCAGGGCGTACCGGCGGGCGGTGCCGGAGTCGTCGATCAGATTCGGGACACCGATGGACGAGATCCGCCCATCGGTGGTCCGGATGATCACCTCCCCGGCACGATTGCCGTCAAGCATGACATTGAACTGGCTGCTGTAGACATCCACCGGCCAGCGGTACAGGTTGTACAGATCCGGCTGGACGTTGGGAATCTCGTGGAACTCGACGTCGCCGCGCGGGACGTCGGAGTCGTGCTTGATCAGGTACTTCATGGCTCAGGCCTCCTTCTCGTCGATGACCCAGGTGTGGGTGGCCTGGTGGAAGGTGCCGTAGGGGGCGTAGCTCAGCGAGCCCCGGCCCACACCGGCACCGGTGTCGTTGATGTTGAGACGCAGCCCGCGCGCCCGGGCGAACTCGGTCAGGGCCCGGCGGGCCTCGACGAGGTTGGGGTGCTCGGTGCGCTCGGTGTCGACGGTGCCGGTCGGGGTGAGGGAGAGAACGAACATTGGGTGCTCCTGCGTGTGTGGTGGGTGGTACATGATGTGTAACGCGACTATAGCTGCATCCATTCCCGAACGCTATGAGTTGAACTCGTCCTCCAGCCGCTGGCAGATCGGCGCTTCGATGACCTTCAGGGCGTCAAAGAGCATCTGGTTCGTCACCATCCGCAGGTCGCGGTCCTCATCACTGCAACCGCCCGCACACCGGTTGCCTTCGGGATAAGTCCAGCCCTCCCGGATCTTCCAGCCCACCTTGCCGCAGTGGAAGCACCTCAGACCCCAGTACTCGATCAGCGACATCGTGTCCAGGGTGACGTTGAGGTCGGCGACCGGACGGACGGTGCCGAACGGTGGACCGTCGTCATAGTGGTACTCGGTGAACAGATACTCTTCACCGAACTTCTCCCGGATACCGATGAACCCCCTGCCGGTCCAGACACCGGCCACCAGGTTGCGCGAGCGCAGTTCGTAGACGGCGCCCACGACGAGGTCGTCCCGAGGGATGTAGGTATCAGTCATCAGTCCTCCTCGGCGCACATCAGGTGGCCATCGTTGGCGTAGTGGGTCCTGGCGCTCGCACAGCCGCGCGGACAGCCGGAGGCCATGTCGCGGCTCTCGCTGTACTCGCACAGCTCGCCGTTGTCGCGATAGTGCACCGGCAGCGGCAGGTGCTTGTTGTTGGTGCGCTCGTCGATCAGGGTGGCCAGCTCGTTGAGAGCGACAGCGGCCCGGTTCCAGGCCGCACGCAGCTGATCGTCGGTCCGAGCCCAGGTGCCCGGAATGCTGACCGAGTAGCTGAAGACGGTCTTGCCACCCCGTATCATGGTCATCCTCGTGGCGGGCATCAGGCCTCCTCGGTGGGTAAATCGATCGTGCCGCCGTCCTTGGCCGCACGCAGCCGCTCCAGGGCCAGTGCGGTCCACTCCTCAGCACTGACGCGGTAGGCCTCCCAGAGGTGCGGCGAGGAAGATCCCTCCTCAGTCAGCAGCCGGTACTGCTTCAGCGCGACCTCGGCGGCATGGTAGACCGATTTGTTGGACAGCTCGGACAGCTTGGGCATCTCAGTGACCTCGCGACTCTTGGCCGCGAGCTGTTCGGCGAAGTAGTCCTTCTCCTTGCGCTGGCGGTCGGCCTCGTCGATCAAGACGTACGCCACCCGGCGGAGCTGGCGGGCCAACTCGTCGGTGGTGATGGTGACATCGGCACGGGTGTGCTCGACACCGCCGACCGACACCCAGTCCTCGCCCCGGGGCGCTGTGACGATGCGAGGCCGGAAGATGTGTCCCCGGGACACCTCGACCCAGTCGTGCTTGGGTTTGCCGACGTGCTTCTGTGGGATCGCCAGACCCAGGTCGTAGTAGAAGACGTCCTCGGCGGTCGTGTCACCAAGCTTGAGGTAGATGCCCAGCGGGCTCTCGGTGATATTGGCCATCTCAGTTGCCTCCGTTGCGCTTGTAGTCGTCCAGGGCAGCGGCGCGGGCCTGGGCGAAGGTCACGCCGGACACCAGGGTCTCGGTGCCGCCACCGATGCGGTTGCGGGTCTGGGGGACGGTCACCCGGGCGACCCAGGTGCCGTCGATCTTCTCCAGGGTGTAGGTGGTGCGCAGATGGGTGGTGGCGACCTTCTTGCGCCCGTTGGTCTCGGTGCGCCAGGTAAGGGTGGGGAGCGCCATTGTCATTCTCCTGTGGGTGTCTGTGTGGTGGTGTGCACTGAGTATAACACGTGGGTATCTCAGTTGATTCCGGTGCGGGCTAGGCGTCGCGCGCGGGGGTCCAGGCGGGCTGGGCCAGGTGGGCGAAGGCCTGTTCGCGGCGCAGCTTCTTCTTGCGCATGCTTGGGCTCAGTCTTCGTCGATGTCGATGTCGACGTCGATGGAGCTGAAGCTGATCGCCTCGGTGGTCACGGCGTTGCCGACCGCCGCCTCGATGATCCCGGCGACGTTGGTCAGTTGTGCGGACAACTCGTCGACGTCGGCGTCGAGGTAGTCGCTGGTGATGTCGGAGATGGTGATGGTGATGCTGGCCATGTCAGACTCCTTCGTGAGTGCGTGTGTCTTACAGCCAGTATAACGCAGTGGTATGGGGATTCATTCCCTGGCGGATTCCAGCAGCTCGCGAACCTCGCGAACCTTGGCGCGCTTGGGCGCCACGATCACGCCGATGTGGTTGTAGGCCGCGACGTCGGTGAGTCGGCCCTGGCGCCAGCGCAGATGGATGCGCTCGCTCTGACCGCCGGTCTCCCGGACGTAGCTCTCGCTCCACCAGGACCACGGGCTTTCAACCCGGCGGGTCCAGCCGTTGGCCTCGGCGACGGTGCGCAGGGTGCGCTGGTGATCGGACATGGTCAGTTCTCCTTGGTCTGCGGGTCGACGATGGCCAGTCGATCGGCGATGACGGCCTGGCGGTTGGTCACGCGGTGGACCTCGTCTTCGAGGTGGCCGATCAGGCGGAAGCCGTTCATGCCCATACCGCCTTCCGGAAGATGTGAGTGGTGTCGCCGAGAGCCCGGGCGACCGGGGTCGAGCTGCGGTGCTTGCTGGTCCACAGGCGCTTGCCGTACCCGGCCTCGCCGTTGGCATTCTCGGCGCGGATCTCGATGGTCTTGGCGGTGCGGACCACCTTGGTAACTACCAGCAGGTGTCCATCGCGGCTCATGATGTCACCGGTGCGGACGTTGCCGACGAGGCGGACCTCGTTGTAGTCAGAGAGGTTGATGCTGGCGGGGGCGGCGGCGAGAGTGATCATCGTGAGCTCCTTGAGTGAGTGAGTGGGTGTTTCGCTTACACTCATATCAACGGGATATGCCCCGAGATCATTCCCCGAGGCATGTGATCCGCGTCTCAGGCATTGAAGCCCTCGTCGAGGACCTCGACCTCGACGACCTCGAAGTCGCCGATCATCGGGGTGGCCTTGGCGACCGCGTCGCCGTAGACGGCCTTCTCGTCGTTGTGGCGGTTCAGGGACTGCGAGACCTCGGTACGTCCAGCCTTGGCGGCGGCGTCGAAGCTGGTGTGGAAGCTCCGCACGGCCCAGCTCTCTTCGCGGCCCTCCACGATGTCGTCGGTGTTCAGGGTGAACTGGTAGGAGCTGATCCGACGGCCCTGGATGCGGCTGGCGGGCACGGTGTAGGTTCCAGCGGGGATGGCGAAGGTCTCCTGGGCGTTCTGCTTGACGACCAGCGCGTGGGTGTAGACCTTGCTCTTGCTGGTGCGGACGGTGACGTCACCGGTGTGAGGATTGGTGGCCTGGACCTTGCGGATGCTGGGCATTTCGTGCTCCTGAGTGTGTGGTGGTGTGTGCCTTACACTCATATCAACGGGATATGCCCGCAGATCATTCCCGACCTGGTGTGTTCTGCGTCACTTCTCCCCTGGACACTGATCCGCCGAGTGGCCCTGACGCATGGTCTTGCCGCCGTCGAGCCGGTGCTCATCGCAGACAGCCTGGTTGGCGATGACCAGACCGCACGGCGCCTTCGGGCATGGACAGGCGTCTTCCACAGGGTGGTTGACCCAGCTGCGCCCGATATGCATCCCGTCCATCATCGCGGCCACACCGCCCCACACGTGCAGATGAAGAAGGAGAACTTCCTCCCGGCCTCACCCCAGTAGTCCGTCCAAGTGGAGTGCATCTCGGACTTGCGGACAGAGTGGTCGGGGAGTAGCCGGTGACAGAGCCGGTGCATCCTGTCCATCACAATCCCTCTCGCTTGCGGCAGTTCGGACAAATCAGGCTCCAGCCGCGCCGCTCGCGCAGCACCAGCCAGCCGTCGCGTTCCAGGTCCTCGGCCATGGCTTCCTCGCTGGAGGCGTGCCGAATCACCGGCGGGTCGGCGTACCAGGACGCCTCGCAGTTCTCGTCCTCGCCGTCGTAAGAGTTCGTTTCCGAGCACCGGATGGCGAAGTTCATCACCGGCACCAGGCAGCTGTACTCACTGGGCATCGCTGGACTCCTTCTCTCGGGCGTTCCGGATTTCGACATGCCTGCGGATGGTCTCCTCGGCACGGGCCTTGGCCTGCTCACGGGTGGGTTCCCAAATCCGGTGGCCGACGGGGCGACCGTCCTCGTGCTCGACCTCGGACTCCCATACGTCCCCGACGAAGTGCACCCGGGCGGTGTAGGGACCGATCTCCAGGACCAGGTCGTCGGTGAAGCCGTGCGGCTTGCGCCACTCGGCGGCGAAGGTGATCTCCATGATCGCGGTCCTCTCAGTCTCGGGCTTCGACGGTGTTGAGAACGGCAAGCTCGTTGGTGATGCGGATCAGACGCTGGTTGGCCTGCTCCAGGGCCTTCTTGGCCTGAGCGACGTCGAGCGCGGCCTCGGTCAGCTTGGCTTCCAGCTCGGCACGCAGCTGCTGGTTGTAGGACGGGGCGCTCATCGGTTCAGCGCCAGTTCGTCGGCCAGCGCGGTCGGGGACTTGGACTGGACGTGCGCGGCCTCCAGGGCGTCGTAGACCGCCTGGAAGCGGGGAGGGTTCTCGGCGGCGACGTCGAAGGCGTCGGCGATCTCGGGCAGATCGATGCCCGCGTTGCCCAGGATGACCGAGGCGAAGATGGACTCGCGGGTGGGGATGCCGCGCTCGCGCAGGAAGCGGGCGATGGCGACCTTGTTGACGATGACCTTGGACATTTCGGCTCCTGTGTGGGTGAGTGGTGGTGGTGTACTCAGTATAACGGCGCGTTATGGGGATTCATTCCCGGGTCAGTGAGCCCGCAGGATGTGATCCAGGACGTTGGCCTCCAGGTCGGCCACGTCATGCTGGGCCTCGCGGATGGCCGCAGCCTTCGAGGGGAAATAGCCGATCCGGCGCACGACGCTGCTCTCGCCGCCCTTGGTCACCTGGTGGTGGGTCAGGACCCACAGCCGGGCACCGAACTGCTCGATCTGGTAGCGACCGTTGCCGCCCTCCGAGCGCGAGCGCAGCGCGGTGTTGGCGAAGTAGATCCGCGTGCGGCGCGGGCTGATGAACGACTCGGCGAAGTCGGCAACGGTCAGCTCGGTGGTGGTCTGGGTGATGGCGGTGGCGTTCATTTCGGGGCTCCTTGGGTGAGTGGTGGCGGTGTACTAGGTATAACGCAGTGGTATGGGAGTTCATTCCCCGTCAGGCGCTCAGGATCTCGATGATCTTGGCCCGGCGATCGCCGCCGCGCACCGGCGCCTTGTTGAAGCGGATGCCCGAGACGACCACGGGGCGGACCTTGCTGTAGTCGCCGCCGATCGAGACGAACAGCTTGTCCTCGCCACGCTGCCAGGTGCGGAATCCGGGGGAGTCCCACTCGTCGGTGCGGACCCAGCCGTTGGCGGCGGCGATTTCGTCGATCTGGACGATGGTGGCGGTCTTGGCGTTCATTTGGGGGCTCCTTGTGTGAGTGTGTCTGTGTCTTACACCTAGTATAACGGAGCGGTATGGGAGATCATTCCCCGGATTCCAAAGATTTCTCAAAATCTTTCACGGCCTGGTCGAGCAGCTGGTCGGCCTTCTTCCGTGCCGTCTCCTCGCTCATGCCACAGCGCTCACGCAGGTACTGGGAGAGGTCGGCGATCACGAGGTCGCGAAAGTCGGGGGTGCGGGGCATCAGTCCTCCAGCGGATGGTTTTCAAAGTATTCGACGAGTGCGGCCCGCACCAGCTCAGACTCCGACTTGTGCAGTCCGAGCCGGACGCGACGTTTCATCTCCACACGAACGGACTCGGGGATACGGACAGTCAGGGCGGACGTCTTGCCCGAGCTGACGGTGCCCTTGGGAGGCCGTCCCATGCGCAAGTCGGGACGCAAGTCGGATGTCGGGGGCATCAGTCCTCCAGCCACTCGCCGGTCTGGTCCCAGCGCTTGAGGTCCTTGCGGACGTCGGTCAGGGCGTAGCCGATCCGGTTGTAGGTCCAGCTGGCAGCCTCGTCCATCCGGTCGGCGCCTGGCCACCAGTTGGGCGGGAAGTCTCCGATGTGCGGCAGCATGTCAGATCGCCTTCTTGTCCAGACCGATGAAGGCGAAGCGGTTCGGGCCGTCGAAGATCCCGGTCTCGTAGACCTTCCCGGCGACCAGGGTGAAGGTCATGCCGTGCTGGTTGGTCCACTCCTTGCGGTACGGGCCCAGGTCGACGTTGGGGAGGGTCGTGCCGTTGATGCGGGTCTGCGCCCAGGCCTTGGCGTCGTCGAGGGTGGCGAAGCCGTTGCGGGTCTTCTTGACCGGCGCATCCGGGGTGCCTTCGAACCAGATGACGCTGTAGGGGGCGGTGGCGGTCATGTCGAGCTCCTGGTCTGTGTGGGTGTGTCTTGCACTCAGTATAACGCAGCGGTATGAGGATTCATTCCGGAATTTCTCACGGGACCGGCTCGTAGGTCTCGGCGAACACGCCGTCCTCGACCGGGTAGAAGCCCAGCCGGTCCTTGACGACCCACTCCCCGTCCTTGATCGGCAGCCAACTCTGGTTGGCGTTGACCCACAGTGCCGCCGTGGCACCCACGGCGCGAAATTCGTCATAGCGCATCGACTCGACCGTGTCGAAGATCTCGTCGTCGTCCATCGACATAAAGCAGATCAGCTCCGAGCCGGGGATGGCGCCGTGGCAGGGCATCGTGGCCCACTCGGCCAGGTCCTCGGCGTTGTCGCCGGTCCACTGCAACGCCTCGACGACGACGGGCTTCTTGCGGTACTGCGCGGGTGTGCTCATGTTAGCTGGCCTTCTTCCTGGTAACGGAGAACCTTCCCAGCGACCTGGGCATCCTCGTCCGGGTGGTTGTTTGCTACTGGGCGGGTGTGGCGCTGCGGAAACAGCCGTTGGGGCAGGCGAGCACCCGCATCTTGGCCTCCTGGCCGTCGATGATGGTGTTCTCGGTGGTGTCGGTCAGCTCGGTGTCGCAGTTCGGACAGGTCATGACGACTCTTTCTCCTTGAAGGCCTCGCCGTTCCAGTGTCGCTGGAACCAGCCGATCGGGCCACGACGCGTGGTCGTGGTCTTCTTCGAGGCCTGGGCTCTGGCCTTGGCCTGGTCCGCAGCCCTGGCGCCGATGGGATTGACGAGGCCGTGCATGTCGACCAGCAGCGTCCACCCCTGCTCACGCAGGTGAAGACCGGTGTCCGCCGAGACCAGGGCCAGCTCCGCACCCCGGCCCCAGAGTTCGATCGGCGTGCTGCCGGGTACACCAGACAGCTCCAGCTGGCGGATCATCCTGCTCAGGTGATCAGGACAGAACGGGGAGGTCAGGGTGTCGATGCGCACTGTCGAGTAGGTCATCGGTCAGCCCTGCGGATTGGCCGGGACGGTCGGCACGACGTTGGTGCCCGGCCAGCAGCCCAGCACGTTGCCGCCCTTCTCGCGCACGATGTCGAGGCACTTGTTGACCAGGACGTTGGGGTCCTTGTTGATCGAAGCGGCGATCTCGGCGTTGGCCTGAGATTCGGCGCTGGCCGTGGCCTGCTTCTCGATGGCCACGGCGGTCGCGGCCTTCTGCTGGTTGAGCTCGTCGATGCGCTGCTGGGTGTTGCCGTCGAAGGCGATCGTGGGGATCTGGACCTCCTTGATCGAGACGTAGTCGCCGACCTTGCTCTGCATGATGTCGCGGACCCGGGTGGCCAGCGTGGGCAGCGTGGGCAGCTGCGACTCGGTCACCGGCACGACGGTGGTCTTCGGACCCTCGGGCGTCTGCTCGGTCTTGATCTGGCCCAGCGGATTGTAGGTCGCGAAGACCTCGTTCATCGCGGTCTGCAGGTTGCGGGTGACCAGGTTGGTCCGGATGTTGTCGAACGTCTTGTACTGCAGGAACAGCTCGTCGGCCTTGTCCTGCTTCATCTCCCAGCTCACCGAGGTGTCGGCCCAGGCGTTGGAGTTGTTGGCCAAACGGACCACGATCGCGCCGTCATGGTTGTCCCCATTGGGATCGTTGTCCTTGTGCCAGTCGATCTGGATGGCGCCGTCGAGCTCCTCGACACTCTGCCAGGGCCAGACGAAGTGCGGGCCATTGCTCAGGGTGCCGACCGGGCGACCGAAAGTGGTGACCACGCCGATGTTGCGGGTCGAGACCACGGTGAAGGTAGCGAAGAAGCCGACGATCAGGAACAGCACCAGGGCTCCGGCGGCGGTGAGAAACGAACCGGCCCAGGTGTCCTTGTCGTTGGTGAGCAGCAGAATGATGACGGCTCCGATGACGACAAGGGCCAGCAGGGCCAGTACGACAGTGACGATCATTGCCATGAGATCTCTTTCCTGTTTGAGGTGGGGTGGTACTACTTGGCGACGAGGTAGCGCCTGATGGTGACGGTCATGTCCTCCCGAAGGGCAGCGCGCACCGCTCTGAAGGCCTGCCAGCGCGAGGTGCCCTTGTAGAGCAGATGATCGCGGTAGCCGTCGGGAGTCGGGTCCTCGCCGACGATGGTCCAGCCGGTGACGACGCGCTTGATACCCACGGAGGTCAGGTGCCAGCTCACTAGTTGCTGTCCTCCTCGCCGACGCTGAAGGTCTCCCAGCGCGGGATGGTGAAGGCGGTGGCGTCGGAGGACTGCTGCTCGTCCTGCTCGGGGTCGTGGCGGTTCATGTGCGGCCTCTCAGAGAATGCGGATGGTGCCAGGGGGAATCCAACCAGGTTCGCCGGGCAGCACGGTGGCGTCGGTGACCGGGTAGGTCTCTTGGCGCTGGGTGGTCTCGCTGCGGTAGTAGCCCGACGAGCAGGAGTAGCGCGAGCACCAGCCAGGCACGTAGCCCGCCGGTGTCCACTCGCGGCGCCAGCGCAGCCACGAGCCGTCGGGCTGGCGCGGGCCGTCGCAGATGGTGCGGTAGCCCGAGGCCAAGAAGCCCCAGCGGATGCGCTCGCAGCCCGGGACGTACTCGTCGGCGGTGGCGATCGGGGCGGAAGATAGGACAGCGGCTGCGGCCAGAGCCAGTGCAGCAAAGGTTTTCTTCATGTGGGCGTGTTTCCTTCTGTGCAGGTGGGTGGGAATGTGGACCCAGGGAGGGAATCAGCCTCCCTGGGCGGACAGCAAACTACTCGCTGTCCCCACCTCCACCTCCGGAGCCCGTGCTGCCCCCGGTGTCACCGCCGCCAGCGCCACCGTCGGAGGCAGGTTCTGTCTCGGGCTCCTGATAGCCACCGCCGCCGCCATGGCTGCCGATGGAGATGTCCGTGCACAGCGCCTTGTGTGCGTTGCGGTAGGCGATGTTGGACGAACAGAGGACGTCATTCTGCCAGCCGGGGCTCGCGCTGGCGGGTGCGACGAAGAACAGACCGGTGATGGTCAGTGCGGGTGCGGCCAGGACGGCCACCAATGCGCTCTTCATGTGTGTGTGCCTTTCTGTGTGCGTGTGTGGGGCGATTTGCGTTCCCATACCTGGGATTTTACTACATCTACTGTAACGGTACTACAGGCTGTTTTATTTCGTCTTGGGGCGTGTTGTCGTCGGTCTGCGGGTGAGGGTCGACCCGGTGCGGCCTGGACTGCCAGGCGGTGTGATGCCCGGTCCGGCGGCGGCGGAAGCGGCAGAGGTCATCGGCGTCCATGGCTACGGCCCGGCGTCGATGTGGATGGTCGGCACCAGCATGACCGGCTCGCCTTCGGCATTGCGGATCGGAGTGCGTCGCCCCCGATCGTCTTCGGTGTAGTCGTACCACTGCTGCAGAGCGGCCTCGCGCTCCATCCGCGCGCGCCACGTGTTCAGCAGGTGCAGCAGCGGGCCATGATGCTTGTCGAGCTGGTGCTGGAAGTCAGAGCCGTACTTGCGCACGCAGTACTCGACAATGAGCTTGTCCCGGCACTCGAAGATCACCTGCGCAGCCATGTCACGTCCTCTCGGGCGGCTGGTAGCCGGACTCGCACGTCCGGCCCTCGCGGCGGTCCTTGCACTGGATGCCCATGGCCGCACAGGCCGCGCGCGGGCAGTCGCGCTGAATCGGGACGACCAGGGGATTGGTCATGGTCATCACTCGCCTGCCTTTCTGCTGTCGGGGTTCATGGCAGCGGAATCCCGGGTGTGAGCCGACCGGACGACGGGTCGAGCATGATGCCGCCGCCCATGTCGATGCCGATGCCGTTACGCGTGATGCCGATGCCGGACGACGAGCCGCCGGGACGCGGCAGGTTGTAGTCGGTCAGCTCGGCAAGGATGGCGAGCAGGCTGAAGGCCAGCGCGATGCCGAACAGGCCGACGGTGATGCCTCGGAGCAGGAGTCTGATCACAGCTGCCTCATTTCTTCCTCGGTGCGGGCACGTACGTAGAGCACCCGGTTGCGCACCGTGGCCTGGAACTCCTCGCTGGGCAGCGAGGCATAGCGGCCCTGGTTGATGTGATTGCCGGTCTGATACGGCGACGAGGACGGCCAGGGCCATTCGGCCCACTTGCCGCGCTGCGCACGAAGCGCGTCGGCCAGAGTCTCCAGACGGATGCGCGACCGGTTGCGATCGCCACCCATCTTCTTCTCCGGCAGATCTACAAAATTCAAGTCCAGGCTCATAGTCATACTGTAGTGAACCTACAGTCGCCCGGGCTTGTTCCCCTCTCGGCGTGTCGCGAAAGTCAAAGTCCAACAGGATTTGACGTTGGCTTTGCTAGATCATCGACTCAGCTTCTTCAGCTTGTCCTGGCAGGCCTTGACGCGCGCGGTGGCGCGCTTGGTCTGCGCCTCGGCGTACTCATGCTCTCGGCGCAGCGCCTCCTGGACGTCCAGAGCGTCGGCCAGCTCACGCTCGGAGCACTTCAGCGCCCAGCGAGCGTCACGCATCGGATCGGTCGCGGCCATCACGCCTCCTTGTCGCACACATAACAGGCCCCAGGACCGCCACAGGGCGCCGTTCGGCCATCCTTGGCGGTCACGGTGTGGGGACCGGCGTCCTGAGCCGCCATAGCCTCTCGCAGCGGCCCGTTGAGGACCTGTTCGATCTCGGCCTCGCGCTTCTCGCGTAGCTGCTGCAGCGTCCAGGGCAGCAGCAGCTTGTCGCCCTCGGTGCGCGGCACGATGTGGACGTGAGTGTGCATCACGGTCTGGGTGGCTGCCGGACCGATCGAGGTGATGATGTTGGCCTGGATGTCCTGATCGCTCACGTAGCGCGCAGCAATGTACATCAGCTCGCGGGCCAGCAATGCATCATTGGCCACGTTGTCACTGTGCCTGCCCGCGATCACCAACACGTGCCCCTCGGTCACCGGCTTCAGCGGGTTGACAATGGCGATGTCGTACCAGTCGAACGGCGCAGGTTCATGGACCGACAGCCCAATCGTCTTCACGATGTCGAGGTTGTCCCAGTTGTCCGGGCAAAATACGCAGTCGGTCATGCGAGAGCACTCCTCTGGTTGGCTTGGTCGAGATAGGCGTCGAGCACCCGCTTGGCCAGCACGACCGCACCGTCAGGCTCGTAGTGTTCGATAGTGCCGCCCAGGTGGCGATGCTCCTCGGGCTCACCACAAGTCCAGCGGTAGATGTGCACCCCGTTCGCCCGGCTGATGATGCGCCAAATGTCGGCCTCGACGATCCGGGCCCGGTCGATCTGCAGGGTCAGTTGCATGCTCACGCTTCCTCCTCGGCTCTGATTGCGGCACCGATGGCGTGCTGGACGCGCTGTCGGCGCTGCCATTCCGGACGACTCTCCCGGGTGGCCATCGTGGTCCGGCAGATGACGATGTGCCATCCGGGAATCCACAGGTAGCGCACCGACTTGGCGGTGGCGACGACGGTCACGATGGACTCGCGCTGACCCCACCGTTTCGGCCACAGCTTGTACTCATTGCCGCCCCACTTCGCTGAGGCCCAGATGACGGCCATGACCGCAACCAGGACGCCAGCGACAGCGAGTGCAGCGGCGGGGATGACGAACATGCCCCACCAGAAGTCGCTGCTCATGGCTCCTCCTCGAATGATTCGCAACTGCACGCTTCACAAGTTCCGATGTCCGAGTGATGCGATGACGGGTGTTGGCATGTGGCGCAAGGTGTGGCGGCGTAAGCGGCGATTGCTTCGGCGCGGGCTACCGGGTCGCTCATGCTTCCTCCCCTGTAGCCCGGATGACGAACAGCCACCGGCGGGCCTGCCGCACCCAGTCGGACCTAGCCTCTTCGGGTAACCGATCCCAGCGGGAACCGTCGCAGCCCGACCAGACCCACGCGTCGTAATAGGCGCGGGCAAGCCTCCGGGCCTCTTCCCTGGTCACCCCCAGGTCAGCCATGGTGTTCCTTCCCTGTAGCCACAACCGCAGCAGCAGCGAGAGCAGCGACCGTCTCCCACGCTTTGGATGGCTCGTAGTAGATGGCCTCATTGCCCGGGTCGAAGCGCGCGACCACCATTCCGTCCGCCACACCAACTTCCTGAGCGGTCCAGAATGCGATTCCGTCGCCGTGGTCGGCGTCGGGTTCGGGTAGTTGGATTACCGCCACACCCGGAAGAGACAGGAGAGCGTCAGCGAGCTTTCCGGGGAGCGCATCCCAAGCCGCCTGGTCGGCAGCATCCTCAGGGTCGGTCCACAGCCGCTTCAGCGCTTCACTGAGGGCTTCTGTGAGTACTGCACGCAACTCGGGGTTGTTCATCAGATCTCACTCATCAGGGTGGCAAACAGCTCGACCAGCAGTTGCAGCAGCATTACCACGGACCTCCAGCCAGATTGGGTTTGCGATGCTTGCCCGGGCCGGTCTGGTCGCGCACGACCAACACCCATCCCACGCCCCAGATGCTCGTCCGCATGGCGAACTTGGCATGCGCGCCGTGGCCGTACGGACGCGGCACGATCTCGTATGAAGGCTGGCCGACCGGGATGCAGGTTTCCATCACCACGGATCGGTCCTCGATGTCCATTAGACCTGCCCCAGCGCCTTGTCGATGCGCAGCGCGGCCTCGGCAGCCGAGCCGAGAACATGCCAGGTCTCTCCGCTGACAGTGTGCAGATAGCAGTGCCTAGTGCTCTCCACCAGCTCGTGAAGGTTGGACGGCGGCGGATTGTCCTCGTCAACGTTCTCCAGGGCCTTGGTCATCGGCGCCCGGACTCCGGTCACCTGAGCCGGACTGACGTACACCACACCGTCGCTGTGGTACAGGGTGAACTTGAGCATCAGGTCTCCAGCCTGGTGATGGTGTTGGTTAATCCACTCATCGACGACGACCTCTCTTCGGCTCTCCGGTGACCAGGTTCTGGCCCCGCTCCATCATCTCGACGTATCGGCGCAGATCGGCGAGGGTATTGACGGGACTGAACAGGGCACCGGCCTCGCTCCTGGACAGGCCCAGCAGGTTGCGCGCACGATCCTCGACCCTGATCACCTCGCGCTCAGGGGTGACCACCACAGAAGCGACCAGGCCGTTGCCGTATCGGGACATGGCAGCGCGATGCCGATAGCGGTTCAGGAAGTGACGCAGGCTGCGCCGAACCTTGCCGGTGCGTAGCGGCGCGACGGTCTTCTCGTCCAGGGCCATGACGAAGCGGTCGCCGACCATGAGCGAGGCGTGTCCGGCGAAGCACAGAGCTGTGCCGCAGCTCGGCCCGCCACCGGAAATCGCCACCAGAGGCACCTGATCGTCGACTTCCAAGATGTCGCTGTGTCCCGTAATCGTCTCGGGGTCGAGGTACTCGATGGTTGAGCGCGGCGGCATCTGCTCAAAATCCACCTGGCCCCACACGCCCTGGTTCCATACCGTCTGGGTGGGTCGAGGAGTGCGGATGACGGCATCGAGGGACTCGCATGCGCGCGCGAGCGCGGCCTCTTCGGCCTCGATGATGGTGAGGATCTCGCGGGCGAGCGCGGCGCCGCGCTTGTCAGTGATGGATTCGGGCATGTTTCTCCTCGTGTGTGTGCGTGTTCAGACTACCTTACTATAGCGCATCTACAGGGCATTTCATTCCTGCGCGCTCGGTGTTTTCAGCGCTTGAGCCAGTAGAGCAGCATCAGGGCCAGCGCGGCCATGATGACCAGCGGCCAGCCCAGCGCCATGCAGGTCAGGGCGTAGAGCTTCCTGAGCTCGCTCATGTCGGCATAGACCGGCTCGTCGAGTATCCCGGTGGCCAGGACGATCGCGGCCATGGCCACAATGCCCACCAGATAGGTGACAACGATCGCGGCGGTCACAGGCGCTCCAGGCTGACGAACGGATTGCCCTGCATCGCGGCCCGGCACCGCCCGCAAATGAATACCCACGACTGGTGCACCGACATCTTCGCGACGTAGTCCAGATACCAGAGTCGATGGTCGTCACATATCAGCAGGGTCAGCGCACAGCACCTGCTGACAGCACACCAGGTGGCCGCGTGCGGGCACTCTTCCCACTCGTCCTCGTCGGCGAGACTGCTCTTGCACTCGCAAGCAGGCTGGGACTTCATGTCGACGAGGTCGGCCAGGTCCGGCGCCAGCAGCGTGTCGGTCATCGCTTCATCATCCATCTCCCCAGCGCGTGCATGGCCTGCACCAGCACGCCGAAGACCAGCAGGGCCACGCACAGGGTGTCGAACGGGCTCACCGATTCACCCCCAGACCTCAAACGGGCTCATGTCAGTGCCAATCTCCTTTGACGAACTCGATGACGGTGTCGGCGCCGTCATCAGGGATGGCGCGCAAGGCCGCGATGGCGGTCATCACGTTGTAGTAGAGCCAGATCTTGTGCGGACCGGGTCACTCATCAGACCCACCCGTATCAGCCCAGGTCCAACGTGCGCTTGACCTTGGTCGACGGACTGGTCTTGACCACCACGTCGACCTTGCGCAGAAAGACGCCCTCGATCATGTTCGTGCTGACGCCCAGCAGGATGGCCAGGGCCTGCTTGGTCTCATCGGAAACCACAGGGAACATCTTCGTCACCGAGAGACGTTCAGCCGGATGCGTGCTGGCGCTGATGTGGTGCATCAGCTCACCGTTCTCCTCGGTGAACGTCCCGGCGTCGGTGCTGCATCTCGTGCACCAATCCGCACGTGCGCGGTCACTCATGAGATTCGTCCTCCTTGTCAGGCGACTGGGCCACGGCCAGACGCAGGTTCATGCAGTACTGGGCCAATACGCGCTCCAGGGCCTCCGGATTTTTCCGGTGGTGCTCAAGGATGTGCTTGATCCACTTGCGGTCGTCCTGGTGCAGCTTCGGATAGCCCAACAGCGTCGGCACCTCGGCGTTGATATCGACCATCAGACGCAGCCCCTCGTCCAAGAGAACAGGTCCATGTTCATGCCCTTTCATCAGACCCACCCGTGGTCGGTCCAGTACTCCTGATGCAGCTGCACCATGAGCTGATTGATGTAGCGCCACTCCGGCTGCTCGGGCAGCGTGGACTGCTCGATCTCGTGCTCCAGCAGCGGGACGAAGGTGCTCTCCAGCCACGTAACCACCTGGTCCTTGGTGAACTGCCCATTGCGCACGTTGAGCAGGAACTCCCGGCGATCGGGCTCCATCGGCAGCGTGATGGTGCGATGCTTCATCAGCTCGGCGCCCTGGATGGCCAGGCGCAGCGCGTGATAACCGGCCTTGGTGTCCCATCCGTAGGCCTCGATCAGCTCGGGTCGGGAGGCATGCGTAGAGTCGGTGCGCTCGGGGTCCAGGTAGCGAGAGAGCTGACGGTTGAGGTAGCCCAGGAAGCGCTGACCGGTCTGCCTGCTCAGGAAGTGCCCCACGTTCTCACGCAGGACCTGGCCCAGCGGATGGACGTAGCGCAGCTTGTCTGCCGGGGCGAACATCGGCATGAGCACGGTGGGATTACCGGAGGCCAGCAGGTGGGCGTACTTGCGCAGGCTGTAGATGGTCCGGTCGATATCGCCTGCTTGCGAGCGCACGCCGACCGGCTTGGTCCGGTACTCGTAGAGGTCGAAGCGCTCGAAGCCGATCACACAACGGGGCGGCTCGATGGTGATGCCCATCTCGTCGATGTCGTCGCTGGTGGCGTCGGTGCTCACCCCGTGCAGGGTGCTGCCCACCTCGCTCAGATAGATCAACCCGTCCAGGGCGATCTGCTGATGATGTGAGGACGAATGCGAGGTTTCGAAGGCGCCCTGGACCGGCTCGTGGAGCACATCCTGGGGCTGTAGTTCTTCTGTGGGCCTGACACTCATAGCCTATAGTCCTCCTGCAGTGTGGGTGTAGGGGTGTGACAGTGTGGCAACAGGACAATTGTAGTCGGTGTGCTGCACGCCAGGATTCTGATTTGTCTCGTCCTGTAGGCGCGTCTCGTGCACCCACCCGATCAGGACGATGACGAAGGCCAACACAGCGATGGCGAAGGCGATCTGGACCCTCTGCTGATAGGTCATGATCATCGTCCGCCGAGCCAGTTCTTGCGATTGCCGACGAGGTGATCTTTGAGGAAGCGCTGGAATCCGGCATGGATGCGCTCACCCTGCTTGGCAGCCATGTCCCTGATGTCGTCCTCGGTGCAGGCGTTCTCGGCGCCGTAGGTCATCCAGGCGACAGCGATGGCCTGAGGCGAGACGCCATGATGCTCGGCCACCAGGTACAGCAGGGGCAGCAGGTCGCTCGGGATCTCGACGCGGACCGGCGGTTCGTAGCTCACAGCTCGTGCTCCTC